AATTCTTGCCCTCCAATTATATTGAATTTATTTGAAACTTTGTTGTGTCCTGCGGGGGCTTCGTGTGTGCTCCGCAGCGGTTTAGCACTCCTTTTCTCTGAGTGCTAATTGTATTGTACTCATCTTGCTCTGAAAAATCAAGGGGTTTTGCAATTTTTATGAGAAAGTTTTCAGTTTTTTAACATATCGGCATTTTATTACGTTAGTTCGTGAATTATTTGTATTCGACAATCTATTATGTGCCGCATGGTATGGCATATCTTCGCATATCTTGGCGTATTTTCACCAAAATTGGTGTAGTGATTGGTGTAGTAACTCTCACATCTGTGCCACTTTTGCAAATTCAGTTTTTATCATATCAGCGTCGATTGATGTGTATACATCGAGTGTAATTTGTACTGAGCTATGCCCCATTAGATATTGAACTGCCTTGATGTTCATGCCGCTGCTAACTTTTCTGGTACAAAAAGTGTGTCGAAGAACGTGAGGTGTGAGATTTGGTAATTGGCACTCTGGGTAAAGACTGTTATACGCCTTTGCAATTTCTCTTAGCTCATATTCAATGTTCCAAGAGGTCTTCGGGGTTCCATTTGAATGAATTGAGATGAAACCACAATAACCATCGACCATCATCTCGTTTGTTTGTGGCCGACGATTGATAATGGCTTTAATCGCGTGATATGCCTCAGCGCTCAATGGAATCGTCCGAAACCCAGCTTTTGATTTTGGATCTGTGATGTAGAGTTCTCCTTTTGAGGTTTTGATGAGTTGTTTATCAATTACAACTTCATGTTTCACAAAGTCAATGTCCGAAAGTGTTAACCCACAAAATTCACTTACGCGAATTCCAGTTTCATACAAAAATACGATGTCATCATAATACTTACGAAAGACTCGATCACATAAAACGAATTCAAGCAAATTAGAATACTGTTGTTCAGTTAATGCGACTCTTTTTTTAGTGTCGTTTTTTATAACTTCATTCAGCTGAAAATCAAACGGATTCTTTAAAATTAAATCATCTTCTTGAGCCATTTTAAACGCAGCTTTTATCAGTGTTTTTATAGTTTTTATTGTACTGTATTTTAACCCATTCTGACTAAAATCAATAATCAGTTGTTTTGCGTCTGAAATCTTTACGTCAATAATTTTTGTATTACCAATAGACGTATCTTTCAACTTGTTTATTGTTGTATGATATGTCTTCAAGCTCGATTTCTTTATTGATGTTTTTTTAAATTCGTAATATCTTATAAGAAACTGATATGTTGTTATTTTACCGCCTTCAAAGTTTATCCTTTGAGAAATTATTTTACTAGCATTATTTTCTTTTTCTCGAAGAACTTTTAAATCTTTCGCATAAATTGTGTGACGTTTTCCAGTTGTATCAGTCCATCGATATTGATATATTCCATCCTTTCTTTGGCTTTCGCCGTCTTTTAAGACTCTACCTTTACTATCTTTACGTCTTTCCATAAACAGACTCCTTACATTTACTATAAAGAGCCTTGATGTGACACTATAAGTATACCACACCAAAGCTCTGATTTCAAATCGAATAAGACTGGTCTATGTATTTTTCAAGTGCTTTGCGTTTAATCAAGCGTTTTGATCCAACCCACAGCACAAGCTGCTTGTCGTCCTTGTCTGTAATTTCTCTTAATTTATGTGTGCCGATATTAGAGTACGCAGCGGCTTCTTCCACAGTAAGCGTCGTTTTTTCCCAGATTGGGACTTCTTTCATTCAATCACCTTCTCCATCTTATGTTCACCATATTTAGCCACGCATACATTATATAAGAGCATGGCACGGGTCATGAGGCCAACCCCACCGATACGAGGAGTCACCTTGATATCTTCCATCTCATAAACGGCGGCAGCGCAATCACCATGCTGCTTTCCATTTTCGTCATAGTTGATGCCAACATCGATGCAAACCTCTACTCGATCAAGACCAAGCGGTGTGATGAAATTACGTTTTCCGACTGCAGAGATGATCACATCGACCATATCCATTGCAAGAGCCGTGCACTTCATAAAACTTCCGCTGCTATTTACAGAGATCACATTACAGTGCCGCTTAATCAGCATATCGACCAACGGACGACCTACGATGTCAGATTGACCACACACAAGCACATTCTTGCCATCCAGATCGTAATCGATGGAGTCAAAAATCTTCATAACGCCAAGCGGAGTGCAAGGCTGAAATGGCGATGTAGAATTAAAACCATCAACATCAACTGCGTCTGGAATGCAGATATTTTGGGGGTTGATATGTTTTGGCAACGGAAGCTGAACAATGATACCGTCCACATATTCCCAATTATAATCTTCTAAGATCTTGTTATTCAATTCATCTTCAGTAATATTTTCTGGCAGTTTAATAAGTTCTACTTCGATTCCCACCTCTTCACAGTCACGCAATTTACCTCTAATATAAGCATTAGACGCAGGATTATCCCCTACTTGATAAATATGTAAAACAGGAGTGTAATCGGCATCTGCGATAATATTCTTGATTTTATCTTTGATATCTTGTGCAATAGATTTGCAATCAATAATCATTGTGAACCTCCTTTATAAGAATCCAAGTTTTATCAAGGTCGCTTAGTAATATCGCAATCCATATCTCGTGCAAGCTCTAAAAATTCCTCAAAAGACAAGTCGTGCATAACTTCCGCAGTAGATACTTTATTCGGAGAGACGTATCGAAATTGCTTCTTCAGTTCGATGTAACTGTCACTATTTCTTTTGATTTTTACTGTTTCTGAGTGCTCACCGACATTTGGGATGGCAACATAAAAATGATTTTTAATTGTCTCCCCTATCCAATTTGGACGTCCAGATCCATCTCTGTTATAAAATTTCACTGAATATTCTTCAATCGAATTCTTCTCAACATATTGCAGCAAAGTTTTTTTATAAAAGATTTCTCTACGGTATGGAGCAATGTCACATAAGTCTGCAGAGATAATATAATATCCAAGCTCTTTCATCGATGTTCTCCTTTATACTTACTACTACTATACAGAATATTTCGTAGCTGATTGATAAAATCATCGACCGCGCACTTACTACAATCTAAATCAGAGGTACACATACTACAGCCATCTATGTAATGCTGCATCAAATCCTCTAATGATTTTTTATAGTATTTTGCCTTGTTTTTGTAAAACCCTAATTCTTCCATAAAATCACCTCGTTACTGTACTAACTCCATTATTTTTAATCTGTCCTTTTTGAACATGAATTATTACAGAGTCAGCATTAACAGTATTGGTTGATTTATATTCGATATATGGAGCGTTGCTATCATATACAATTTTTACATGGCCTTTGATATTCATATAATTGCCATTACAAAGAATCGTAAGCATCTCGTAATTTTCTGCTGGGACATTAGATACCATAGTAGATGTATATCCGTAGATGCCCGATTCCAGTTCTTCAATAGTGGCAGTCCACTCAATCGGATTATAATGACGATAGATACCGTCGCCAATCGCCCATACAAAATATCCAACAATAAGAGTAATGAGCACACCGGCTGTCAAAAACAAGATCTTTTCTCCAAGAGTGAGTTTTTCATTATTACCATCCAAGTTCAACACCACTTTCGTTTACAATATAGATGCCGTTGTCTTTCAAATACTCAATAAACTCTTCATGTGGTAATTTATGGGCGAGCTCACAAATAGTGTAGTTACTTCTGCCTTTCACCCACTTTGTTTCTTTTCTCAAGTTAGACCATTGATGTACACGAAATTCCTTACAACGCCATTTTAAATGAAAGGTATCCGTACACAAATCGCAAATTGGTATTTCTACATAAAAGTCACCCGGATAGCGTTTTCTACGCCACCACTCCATATCATAGAATACAATACCATAGAGTTCGGGATAATCTTCAAATCCATGTTCTCTAAGGTACGCAAAACCCAATCCATTGATGGTCCATTCTGGCGACCGTGGAACTGTATATCGAAGTTGCGATTCTGTATGCGAGATACAGGCATTGTTATATTTTCCATCAATGTCCATAATGTACCAGTCGGATTTATAATAGCCTATTTGTTTAGTCACAACTAATCACCTCCCCCGTATCATCACCCAACGGCCACGTGCATCCATAAAATGTTCCCAAATTTTCGATTTTAAAATAGTACCATTTTTTCGTCACGTAGTCATAAATACTGTAGCAAGTGCAGCGGCCATCCGGCCAATGGTTCTTTTTAATAGCATCAATATCAAGTTCTAAAAATCGTTTGATTTCGGATAATTTATATGAAGCAAAAATATAATCCCATGGGCCACGCCAATGGATAAACCACATGTGCTCTACGAAGTTCGGCCATTCTACAGAAAATCGTTCGACTGGTTTACTTCTGCCAAAATTCTTATATTGAAGAAAATAGTTGCTGATACCGTGTACACCAGTCCAATAATGGTCTTTAGTGCAGATGAAATGAGAATAGCTTTCCCATTCTGGATTTTGTATTTCCCAGTGATTCTTTTCGATTGAAAATCTATCGTCCATTCAATCTACCTCATAAAAGTCTAGTTCTTAAAAAATAAGCTTACGCTGATATTTATTTAAAACTTCCTGAATCTCATCAACAAAACTTTCAACAGCAGAATCTGTTTTTTCTTTCTGATATTCTTCTACAGAATCTACATCAACGTCAATATTGATTACATCATTGTGGTATGGCTCTCCAGTCAAATCAATTCCATAGTTGATTTCATCGAACGGAGCCTCATACCAGTTGCCGTTTTCTCTATTAACAACCCCAAAGGTCAATTCGGTATTTTCATCATAGCCTATTTCATTCAGTTTTTTGATAAGTTCTATAACTTTCATCTCATACACCATCCTTTGATTTTCTCACACGCTCTGCAAATTGCGTCAAAAGTCAACTCTCGTCTGCATCAGAAACAGTTTGAAGTACGCTCTCCGCTTCTTTGCGAGCCAATCGTTGTTTATATTCTTTGTTTGCGATTCGTTCTTGCTCATGCAATTCAAGTCCTTTCAGCCAGTAAGATGGACATTCATAAATTTTTTCAAGTGTGTTTGCATCGCAAAAGTGTTCTCGATCTCTCTTATTGTAATCGTAATATCCAATAAATGACAGACCACAATCGCTTATTACAACGTTGTCTTTTAAAAGAATCGGACGCTCATCCATGACCTTAACCCAACCGAGAAAGTCTTCGCAAGATTCGGCGCAACTATCTCTTGTTTGCTTTCTATAAGCGCATACTTCTTTATGTAGACATTTACTGCAAATAGCCATTTTTTTCTCACCTCTTTCTAAAACATACATTCTTGAAAATAAACTTGCTTTGGCATATTATTTTTCTTTATCGCAAATTCTGCAATACCGATGAAACGGAGATTCGATAATCTGCCAAAATATAGGTTTCCACTTGTGTTTATTAAAGATACGGCTGTTCTCCATAATATCAACCGGATAAGAACTAGAATCACATTCAGGACAGTTGTATTTCAAATCACAATAATTGGCTGGCTTGAACTCTCCAAGAGAATCTGCATCAACCCAAAACTCGCAACCGCAGCTAGAACATCTAAACTCTACTGAGTATTTTGTTTTTTCTCTTTCTTTACCATGGACTTCAATTCGTATAGCCATTTGGCACCTCAATCCACAAAAATCTTTTCTCTTGGAACTGTAGATAAACAAGATGAAACTTCTGTGTTGCATTCTGGGCAAATCGCCTGTTTAACCGGTGAGTATTCAGTCCAATCAAATTCTTTTGGAATTTTCGTATCTTCTTCATCAGCCCAAAATACGCATCCACATTTACAAAGGAATTTAACGGCATATCTTGTTTTCTTTCGCTCATGTTTGTGTTCAATAATCTTAATCGCCATCTGGCACCTCCACGGTAAAAATAGTTTTAGTTGCTTCTTTCCAAGAAATAAACTCAGCCCCAGCAACTTCCGCTCTACATCTATAGCACGCAATCACATTATTCTCAGGAATATCCAAATCAGGATTTTCAAAAGAAGTTACTCGAATCTTAGTTGTGCAACCGCAGTTCTTACAAGGAAACACGATTACTGGATTTTTCAAACTATCAGTCTTGTGCATAATGATTTTTATTCCTCCCACCCACCCATAAAACATATTTACTCTAATTGCTCAAGTGCATATATCAAATACAAAATTAAAGTCTTTGTCTTTTCTTTTGTAAGTGTTGCAGAGCTCAATTCCATATCTGGAGCATCACTATAATATGCAAGTTCAACAGAGCCATTCGAGACTCTTACGCCAATATCTACGTTGTAAATTCCGTCTGTCGCTTGCAGGAAACCGATTTCATTCCCCTCCATAAATCCTCCGTAAAATTTACCTTTTACCAGAATGAATATTTCGTTCTAATTGAAGGTGTTTCTACACTTTTTGCAGGATTTTCCAGCATCGCGGCCTTCGCCGTGATTTCATCGATACTCTTTTGGAAATCCTGTAGCTTCTTCAATTCGCTTTCGATGTCCAGTTTCACTTCGACATTCTCGATAAACCCCATATCCTCAAGGCATTTGCAGTAGCCAGCAATCTCGTTATAGAAGATGTGATTGTACTCTTCCAAAAGCGTATGCCCGTCAAACAGCTTTACTTGCCATGCAATTCCAAATGGAGCTTCTTTCTCGTAATGAGATTCGACAGTGTAATACTTCATACATACCTCAAATCAGCTTAATACCTTCTGGTTTAACATAATAAACAGAATTATTATACTTAACTACAAGATAACATCCATAAAGATTTTGAATCATCTTTTGAATATACACCTCAGCACCTTTTGGGATATCTTCCTTGTGTAAGGCAAGTGCAGTTTTCCAATCTTCGTCCATGAGATTTTCCAAAGCAACGCCTTTGCGCCCAGTGTATCTATCGTACATTATGTATTCTCCTTACTTAATGCCGTACTTAGCTTTGACCTTCTTCAAAGTCTCACTCTTGTTGTGATAGTCATCGCGAGCTGCCTGATAAGAAGTCATCTTCTCTGCAAGGACACGCTTTGCTTCGGCCTCTGCAACGTCAGCCTCTGCCAGCTCCTTGTTCAAAACAAAGCCGCTCGTCTTGATACCATCAATAAAACCATCCATGCGATCCTTCTTGACACTCTTCTCGCCCATTGCACCAGTATCAGTGTTAAACATCTTCACAACAGAATCTTCGACACCAGCGATATTGTAAACGTAAAAATATTTAGCCATAATTTAATTCTCCTCGATCTTTTCAAACTTATAAACTGTATTCTCAGTCTGGACAATAACATTTTTCTTGTCACTTGAGATGTAATAATCAACAACACAAGATGTGTGCATTGCGCCCGGATAATCATGTCCATCATTATCTTTGATGTATCGGAAACCAGCTGATTCTCCGATCTTCAGATGCACGATTTTCATTGTCATGCCAATCCAAGTTAGATACCAGCCGTCGTTTCGAGTGCGGCCAGTTACCAGTGAGATTGCGTTCGTCAGCTCGTACTGATTTTCCATAATCTCATCATCAATCGGATTTTTATGAGTCAATGCAGCATTCGGCATCTTTTCAATTGTGCGTGTCAAAAGAAGCATGAAATGCATAAACGCATCATGCTTATCCTGCTCAGCATCGATTTCTGCGTACTTGCCCATCCGATACAGAAGCTCGGACGTATCGATTGTCTTTCCCATAAACACCTCGATTACTGTTTTCCAGTAGAACCAAACCCACCGGCTCCACGCTCAGTTTCGTCCAATTTGGAAACTTCTTCAAAATCAGCCTGCCAAAACGGAACAACTGCCATCTGAGCAATGCGGTCGCCATGAGTAATCATCTGCGGGATGTTGGAATAGTTGTGGAGAGGAATAATGATCTCTCCACGATAATCCTGGTCGATGATTGGCACAGCGTTTACAGGTGCAAGTCCCTGCTTTGTGGAAAGACCGCTGCGGGCGAAGCCCTGAATGTACCAACCTTCCGGCGGAGCCATTCGCAAACCAGTATGTACCTTAACGGTCTCATGCGGCTGAATCATAATACAACGATCGCCATTCTTGTTTACCATCGTTGCATCATCAAAACCAATATAGGCATACAGGTCTGCACAAGCAGCATTTGCAGAACCATAAGTCGGCAGATGAGCGTCATCGTGCAATTTGTTGATTTTAATGTTGGGGCGATACGGCATCTGACTCATGCCATAGCCAAGATTAATAGTTGTGTTTCCTAAATCCATGTTATTTTCCTTTCTCTTCTGGAGTCCACCAAAGGACTGGTCTTCGCAAAGCAAAACTCTTATTACAGCCGATTACACGTTGATTGGAACTCCCCATGTACGGCAAAGAGATATCTCGTTTAGATTCAATATATGGGCCATCGACTAGCACGTTTATGTTTCGAATAATTGTTACCGTTGTCGGAATAGTTTGATATTCCAATTCTTCTGCCGCCTGTTGAATCAATTCTTCCCATGTATATCCAGTCCACATCCAAATGTCTTTGCTTCCTTCAAACTCGTGTCTGACTCTTATTAGAATTTTGCAAATCATCTCCCTGTTCTCTGGATACAGTGGGTCTCCACCAGTAAGCGTAAGCCCCTGAATATAATCAGGTCGAAGTAAATCTACAATTTTATCAAGCGTTTCTTCTGTGAATGGCTGACCACCATTCGGGTCCCATGTAGTAGGATTCTGGCAACCGGGGCAATGGTGATTGCAACCAGCACAGAATAACGTGACTCTTACGCCCGGACCATTCGCTATATCACATGGGACAATCTTCATATAATTCATCAGTGTTCCCTCGTGCTTTATTGATTTCGTTTGCCGCAATTTTCGCATCACTTTCTGTGTCATAAATATTACGAATGTAATACTCAAAATCAGGATCGATATTGTCCCTTGTGTTGGTTCCTTCTAGTTGAATAGATTCTTCTTCTACCGTTAAATTGCCATCTTCGTTAATCCTTGCTCCGATGTTTACTCTCTTGATTTTACATTTTTTGATTCGATATACGTCTTTTACAACCTTTTTGTATCCAAGGCAAATTGGGCAACGCCACTTTTTCTGAGTACCGTCAAAGAATGTTATATTCACATTTCCGTTGGTATCACATTTATTACAGTTTTTGTCGGCATTCTCTCGCTCAATAATCCATGCAAAGCTTCCGGGAACGTGCTTTAAATTAAAGCTAGTATCCATTTTAAATCACCTTTGTCCATAGACTCACACATACGATAATAAGAATATTCAGTGCAACGACAGTCCACTTTACATATTTAAGTTTGATGTCATACATTACAGTATTACGTAAGAAATCGTATAGAATTTCTTCAGAGCGGATAATTGCGGCTGTAAGAATCAAAACGATATACGATTTAACAAGCATCCAAACAATCTCAGTCAGCATCGATTAGCACCTCCTCGATTGGAATAACCTGACCATCAACGTAGTAGCACATCTGACCGTGCTCATTATAATAAGGAGACATATAGCCGTAAGCATGGTATCCTCCACTTTTACTGAACAAATAATACATAACGTGTGTATCCTTGTCGTACACCATAGGAGTGTCACCAATGCGATAGAACCAGCCATTCTCTTTGGCTACATTCCCTACTGAGTCTTTCACACTTGTACTGCATCCAGTCAGTATAATAGCTGCTAAAAGTACGCATACGGCAGCATTTTTGAAAGTCTTAAACATACCTTTCCTTTCTGTTAAAAGCGGAATTCTATCAAAATTTGTTATAAATTTATTGCGATAATGCGTCAAATAATTTTACTGAAATTTGGAATTTCTTAGCTTTTTGTCAAGCTTTGTTTCTCTCTCCGTCATGTAGCGCCAATATACTACCGTATCAGCAACCTCATAATAATCAGTATCATACCACTCACCATTAAATGTGATGCACGCAACGCTTTCTGTTCCGTCCTTGTATTTTATGATGACATCCTCTGAACACATTCCGTGCTCTGGGACTGGAGGAGTTACGTCTTTCGCGCAAAACCATCGTGCATCGATGCTTTCTTCTTCGTATGAAACCAACTTTATATTATGATAACAACGCTCGAGTCTATCGCAGATGTCGCCTTTAATGGGGTTGATGTCCTCGTCTCCGTTTTCATCAACCAGAAGTTCAAGTGTTACTTTCTTCATGCTCGTTCTCCGTTAAATAACGCCAATAATCAGGTGACTTCAAGTACGTCATCACGCCGTCAGGCATCCAATTGCCATATTTTGAGTACCACACTTTAACTTCTCTCTCGCCGTATTTTGCCATAACGGTGCTACAAAGTTTTGGGAGATTCACCGCTGGGATATTCCAGTCATCTAACTCTACTTCCGGCCAGTCGATTCTAGCTCCGCAGTTACCACAGTAACCATTACGGTTACCATCTTCATTAAAGAGATATTCACCGCTGCCACAGCACTGGCAGGCAATAATACCTTTTTCTGCAAAAGGATTGTTAATCATTTTTAGCCTCGATTTCTTTCCATCCAATGAAATCACAAATACAAAGCTTCTCTGGATCACACCGATGAAGCAGGAATTTGTTCTGTCCAGAAAGCCTAGACCCGCCAGACACTTCAACGGGTTTACACCCATCTTGAAACATTCCTGAAAGAGTCCATTTCTCAGCAATAGATAAATCAACATCATTTTTAATGATATCGCGATTGCATCCACGGCATTTAAAGATTTTTACGTATTTCTTCTCCATATTACCTCAGTACCCTTATCATCGGCAGTGTCGTTTTTCATATCATCAAAGAAAGATTCATAATCAAACCACTTATCCTCAAGAATATTGCCGATAATTTTTACTGTACTACCCCAGCCTTTAGTTGCCACACGGATATACTTGTCTTTCATGTTCTCGTACTTATCGCAGCCAACAGTGTCCATGATTCGCATGATGGCTTCCATACCAGAAGCATATCCTTTGAAAGTTTTTGCTCCTACATATCCTTTACCAAGAACATATCCTCCATAGCAAACGCCCCATCCATGACCATCCAACGTCAAATCAGAAGTCAAAACTCCATGATCGGCCATGTTAAGGCTAACATTCTTGATTTGTGCATTTCGGATCTCGTATCCTTCAGCTTCAAGCAGCTTTTCTGTCCACTTCTTCATTTTGTCTCCTGTTATTTAACGTATCTACGTTATAAATTTGATAGAATTTTACGATAAAACGGCACTTTTATCAAGATTCATTTTCCCTCTCTATAATGCCAGCCATTTCCATAATTTCAAAGAAATCATCCATTAAAGCTTCTGCCATCTTTCTAGAGATTTTAGGAAGTTCTAAACCGAAATCCTTGAATGCACAATTAAGGCAACCCCAAGGCGCTAGAACAAATTTTTCATCATCGTCTTTTGAATTGATGTTTTCATAAACGATATTTTCGTCTTCCATCTCAGCTACCTGCCTTTTCTACATTCTGAACCATGCAGCTCATACCGGGATGAGATTTTTCAAAACGATAATGTGCTTTATTCATAGCATCGTTCTGATCCTGTGCTTTTACCATATATGTATTGAATGCCTGATGTCCATCATCATAGTACATTACTTCAACAGACCAATAATCCATAAAACTCCTTTCATGCCACCACACCCACCCTGCTTGTTTATTTACTTACCTCGGCTACCTTTGATAAAACATTCAAGCAAAATCAATACCAGCCAGATACCGGTTGCTACTTTGATGGTAAACGTAATATTCAGCAGCTTAAAAATCAGCCAGATAATACCGATCGTGGTAATCCACGAGATAAAATATGTAGCCACCAGAATCAGAACAATTCCAAGAAAAGAACCAAGTGCCTTAAAGAATTTCTTCCATGCGTTTATGTTAATCACCTTCTTTCAAAAATTTTCATTTTATAAAGCCTCGTTTACTCACCCTTGGTAACGACCGTATCGGCACCCTGTACGGTAACCCAACCATGCTTCAGGCGAGCTTCTGCTTCCTTCATCTGAATCAGTTCAGGAGTGATAGACTCGGAAAGCACTTTATTTGCATCAGCCTCGGCCTGTGCTTCAATCATCTTAACGTCAGCTTCCGTCTGTGCCTTAACCTTATCAGTCTCTGCCTGAGCCAGAGCGGTCTGCTTATTCAGCTCTGCAATCTCTGCATCCTGCTTCGCCTGCTCCTTGGCACGAATCTTCTGCATCAGGGTATCATCAGGCTGTGCGTCAACAATCAGTGCCGAAGAAACATTGATACCATATTCTGCGGTCAGCTTCTCATTCAGATAGTCGGTGATTGCGGTATTAACACCTGCACGGTCATCGGAATAAATCTGCATAACACTGAACTGAGGAGTAACTTCCTTGACATAAGCAATAATATCATTCTGGATCTTACTCTCCATCAGGCTCTCTCCGTCCATTCCGCCAAACTTGGTATACAGTTCAACAACATGCTCCGGCAGGAAGTTATAATTGACAGTCAAGTTGATTGCAATCGTACCACCATTAGCAGGAGCATCAATGTGCCAATCTGCGTGTTCCTTTGCGCCATAATCAGACGGAGCGTTAGAAAATACTACTCGCTGCTGAGTAATCGGGAACTCAGATACATGCTTCAGAGGACTCATAAAGTGCCAGCCCTGAGAAATAGTCTGCTGCTCGACCCCCTTCGCGGAATAAACAACACCAACATAACCAGTATGTACCCGCTCGGTACAAAGCACTGCGCCAACTGCAACGAGGAATGCAACAAAAATTGCCATAAATTTCTTCATAAATATCTCCTTAATCTTTATAGTTGTCTTTCAGAATGTAATAGGCGATAACCCATACAATCACGAAGAAAACAATGATTTCTTTCATATGTAATCCCACCAACCCACCACTTATATTCAAATTTTACTTCATACTCTCTTCGAGTTCTTTGTAGCTGATTCCACTTGTCAGTCCCGGAGACTCTTCACTATCTGTTCCTTTGAAATGCGCTCCAACAACGCTAGGATGCAAATATTCAATCATTGCAAAATTAGCAACATCAATGAGCCATTCTGTATTTCCTGTCTCTAAATACTTTTTGACTCTTGGATAAATTTCCTTTACAGCTTGAGCCAAATCTGGATATGTCTGATTCATCCAACCATATTTATAATGAGATACCAAAATACGATTCTGCATCTTTTTAACAAAATCATTATCCCAATCTCGCTCTAAAATCTGTTGTGTAGTATCCATATTTCATCCTTTGTTTAGTTATCGCTCAGATGAACTACTCGATCTCGAATCTCTTGCGTCCGCCCCTGATTCCAAAACTGAGTCCCAATAAATCCGCAGGTACGTCGTGCAACATTCAGTTTATTCTGGTCTCGATTACCACAATTTGGGCATTCCCAAACAAGCTTACCATTGTCCTCGACAATCTTAATCTCGCCGTCATAACCACAAACCTGACAATAATCAGACTTGATGTTCAGCTCTGCGTAGATAATAGTGTCGTAGATGTATTTGATGACACTCATCACAGCAGGAATGTTGTTGGTCATATTAGGGCACTCGATATACGAGATGGCTCCGCCGGGAGACAGCTGCTGGAACTCAGACTCAAACTTCAGCTTCTTGAATGCATCAATATGCTCACGAACCACGACATGATAGCTATTGGTGATGTAATCATGGTCGGTTACATCTGGAATGATGCCAAACCGCTTTTGCAGGCACTTGGCGAACTTGTAGGTGGTGGATTCCAGCGGGGTGCCGTAAAGACTATAATCAATATTTTCTGCTGCCTTCCACTCACTGCACTTGTCGTTCATGTGCTGCATAATCTCAAGAGCAAAAGGTTTTGCTTCATCATCGGTATGGCTCTTACCGGTCATGTACTTTACGCATTCATACAGACCTGCGTAACCTAAACTGATGGTTGCATATCCGTCAAACAGCAATTTATCAATCTTCTCGCCCTTCTTCAAACGTGCGATTGCACCATGCTGAAAATGAATTGGACTCACATCAGAAGGCGTACCCATCAATCGCTTATACCGAATCTGAAGTGCTCGATGGCACAGTTCAAGACGCTCATCAAAAATTCTCCAAAACTCAGAAACATCCTTCTTAGAGCTACAAGCAACATCTACCAGATTGATGGTGACAACACCGGCATTAAAGCGACCATAGTACTTGTGACCCTTTCCCCAATTCATGGCACCAGAAATATTCTCGGTGGTTCGATCAGGGGTCAGGAAGCTCCGGCAGCCCATGCAAGGATAGCAAGCACCCTTGTATTCCAACATCTTCTTCTCAGAAATGTAGTCGGGCACAAACCTCTTGGCAGTACATTTAGCTGCCAGTTCAGTCAGATAGTAATACTTAGAATTATCTCGAATGTTATCTTCTTCCAGCACATAAATCAGCTTTGGGAAAGCCGGAGTAATCCATGCACCAGTCTCATTCTTCACGCCTTTAATACGCTGACGAAGGACTTCTTCAATGATAATTGCAAGGTCATCACGGGTCTGGCCTTCAGGAACTTCATCCAGATACATAAAAACAGTAATAAAAGGAGCTTGCCCGTTAGTGGTCATCAAAGTAATAACCTGATACTGAATAGTCTGAACGCCTGCAACGATTTCTTTATGTAAACGCTTCTCTACAATTCGATTGATAGTCTCCTGATTTGGCATCTTGTCAATCTCATTGTTTTGAATCATGTCGTAAAACTCCTCATGGACTTCACCCGTAATCTTCTTTCGAGAGACGTCCACGAAAGGAGCCAAATGAGACAGAGTAATACTCTGACCACCATATTGGTTGGAAGCAACCTGTGCAATAATCTGGGTTGCAATATTGCACGCTGTAGAGAAACTATGTGGTTTGTCGATTCCAGTGCCAGAAATCACAGTGCCGTTTTGAAGCATGTCTTCCAGATTGACTAGCGAGCAGTTAAACATGTGCTGGGCAAAATAGTCGGAATCGTGAAAATGAATTCGGCCATCATAGTGAGCGTCCACAATATCTTTCGGGAGAAGCAGATTGAAGCTCAGATCTTTGGAGACCTCGCCAGCCATATAGTCACGCTGCACGCTATTCACAACAGGATTTTTGTTGCTGTTTTCCTGCTTGACCTTCTCATTGTCTACATCACAGATGGAAAGAATTTCGCCATATGCTCGCTGTTTCTCACGAATCTCCTGCCGAAGAATACGCCAGTGACTATAAGCGTCAGCCACATCCGAAAGAGGGCTATTTTTCAACTGGTCAATAACCACATCCTGAATCTGCTCTACAGACATCGTATCATGGATGTCCGCGATGTAGTCTGCAATAGCGTTAGATACGCGAGAATCAACTCCTCCAGTCGTATTCGTCATTGCCTTCTCAATCGCATTTACAATCTTACTTTTATCAAAAGGAACTTTCGTTCCATCGCGTTTAATCACATATTCCATGCAATCACTCCTTAATCTTCCAACCAACGATTTTCTGCCACATAGAAAGCTCCAACCGCAACTACCATCAATACGACCCAGAATACCCAAAACCAAATCACTCGTGTACCAGCTGCAGAAATCATATAATCTCGTGCTTCTTCGATGTTTTTATCCTTAATGAATTGTGCATTATGTATACTTTTATCGCTCAAATTCGCGTATAATGTACCACCATAACGAACATCTTTGACATAAAACTCGAACTTTACATGAGAACTGACTTGTACAGTGGTCAGGTACTTGCTGGATGGCATTTTGATGTCACCATACTTAAATTCTTTTCCCAGAAACGTTACATTTTTGGAACTGTGCTCTTCTGAGCTGTAATAGTCCCAAGTCCAGTACGTTTCGACTCTTGTTCTTGTATGGCCTTTACCATCCGTAGTAGTGACAGTTCGTGTATGCATCGTATAGTGCTTTTCTTCGCAATAGATGTACATCCACTGGCCGTCGATACGTGGATCGCTTACGGTATCTACTGCTTCTAGTGCGCCTTGGCAAAACGCATTACCTACGTTGGTTCTCATTCCATAATCGAACATATTTTCGGACTCAATCGAAATTGCTGTATTATATTCTTTTTTCTGCTCAAGTGAATCTCTGGTGATATTTCCAGCGATAACGCTACCAAGTATCAGCATAATGAACACAATACCAACACTGACGATCAATTCACGATAAGTAATTTCGGCATTACCGATTTCCAAAAAGGTTACCGACTGCCGGTGCCGCCTCATTCCCCTCATAGGACAGATACTCATAATTCTGAACCTCATATCCAGTCAGACCAAGCAGAAAGGAGTTCGGAAACTTACGAACGCTCTGCTTATATTCCTTCACGACACGATTGTAATCGCCACGATAGTTTGCAATCAAATTTTCAGTGACGGATAGCTCATTCATAAGCTCCTTGTAGTTGTCGCTAGACTTCAGTTCAGGATATGCTTCCGCAATAGCTGCAATCTGAGTCGTAATCTCTTGAGCGGTCTGGCCGGAAGTGCCACGAGCATTCACAACATCCATCAAAGTCTGATACTCATGTTGGTCATAAGCCTTGACGGTTTCAACCAGATTTGGAATCAGATCAGCTCTGCGCTTCTCCTGATTCCCAATGCCAGACTTAGCTTCCTGAATCTGCTCTTCATAAGAGATGGCCGTGTTCTTAGGTCCCTGCACAATAAAGGTCATGCCAAGAATGGAAATTAACACGACACAAATAACGATAATAGGTAACTTCCAGTTGTATCTCATTTATGTAAACCTCTTAAAACTTGACTTCATCGACATGGACTTTAGAGTTCAGCATCGAATGGTCAACCTTATTAACTCCTTTGTTATTCGGAGACATAGCATCATTATGAACACTCGGAACCACGGCAGTTTCGATGTTCTGCTCGTATGCGTTTGGACGATAAACACAATCGTTTACCCAACAATTAAGTCTAGGATCGTAAAAATTTCCTTGGCTGTCTTTTTTCGGCATCGTAGCCAGCTTATCATTAGCCTCATCAGGAATCTTCTTGAGCGTATCTACGACACTTTCGGCAATCTTCTGCTGTTCCTCTAAAAGCCGGATTTTATAGTCCAAATACTTACGTGCCTTCATCAAATCTTGAAGCTTAGAATTGCCATCTTTGTGTCCTGCCCGGCTCAAATACTTACCAACATTCCAAAGATAAGCATCCTTGTCCAGTTGCCACTCTCGCAGCACTTTGATAGCCTCATAGGGATTGTCTGCACCGCCGTAATAAGACGGGTGCTCGACGTTCTTCTTAATTTCGTCAAGTGTTTGCATCAATAACCTCCTTGTTTTTTTTCAATAGGCTTATAAACATCTGCCAACCTAGGATGACGGCCACAGCAGCCACGACCTTCTGGGCAGAACGGATACTTCGGATTAGCCTCGCAGGAAGGAACCATCCAGTTTGCCACTTCAGGACAAACCTGTGCAACTTCCTTCTTCATTTCTGTAAACATCTCGCGGATTTCTTTTTGGGCCCTAGAACAAAGTCGAAGATGGCTCATCTCAATCAAAGCACGAGCGTTCATCGTAATGTAAAACTCTGTACAGCAAGCATTTGGCAGAACTGCACGGGCGTCTTCATTTTTGGCGTTGTGATACTTCTTGAGAATCTGATAATCGGTATCAATGTCCGACATCATATTATCGAAAACATCAGCATCTTCACCGGTAAACGGGTTCACATATTTGAATCCATCCTCGCTGCAATAACGTTGGCTGCGGCAGCTCATGCTAATATGTCGATGACGACTAATCTGTGCCAGAAGTGCTCGGCTTACATCTTTGACGTAAAACGTAAAATTGATGTGCTCAAGCACAGAATAGTGACCGCTTGCCTTACATCCCTTAGCAATCTTATAATCGTCAGTCATTGAAGAATCGTAACAAATACTCGCAGCTTCCTCCACAATATCTAAAGGATTCTTATCACTTGTAGGAACAACTCGCTGTGTGTACGCGATCAAATCAACAATCATTTAATCCTCCAAATACTTTGCATTTTCTTCATTGATAACGAGGCTGTTGAATGGCATAATCAGCTGATAATCTTTGCTTCCAAACTTCTTTGTCCAGTCATCAGGCTCAACCTTTAAATACTTTGGAGTGAAGCCAATAACCTTGTGCGTCGTCCAAGTGATACCTTCATGACCCTTTGTGCTTGCTCGAAGCACTGTATCGCCAACGCTAATTTTCTTGCCGAGAACGTCAACCATTTTCTTCCTCCTTCTTGTCCCACTCATCTCTTTGTTTCAGTGCAACAAGATAATTATGTTCAGTTGTCACAACACAATCACCTGCTTCCCGGTAAATAAGTTCGCCACGTTGTTCAATCGGATACCATCGTTCGAAATAAACTATATCTTTTTGATGATTATCCTTTTCGATTTTTTCGACCCTTACAGCCGAAATCATTGCAAAATAAGGGAGGCCAGATGGAACCTCTGTAATCAACACATAATCTCCAACACCAAATGAATTCCCGTATTGGTCAACTGCCACTTACCTCACCTCTTCCAATCAACTCATCAACAGTAACCTCTCCGTAAAGAACCTGTTTAAGCTGCTCTTCTGACAACTGATATGTAATCGGCTCTCCACACTCGGTAGGATATCGAGCCAAGGTTCTGTAATATTCTGCAAGGGCTCGTTCCTTACGACCCTGCTCACGATGGTCAATACCAATCATATCGCCCCACCTCCTTCCTTAAATTCTTCACTCTTACCGGTCACGACATAGACGTCATCCTCAAGATCTTCTTTTAGAATCACAGTCATCTCAGACGGATGAAATCCCTTCTTCGTACACTCTGGTATATTACAGATCAGATAACCTTCATCATAATCATCAAGCACATCATACCAATGGCCTTTCATAAGCAATACACCAGATGGAAGAAGTGTATCTTTGTAGTCCGTCCTGAAGTACATCTGCTTCATTAGGGCTCCTTGTAGGGTTCCATATCACCCTTCCAAATCTGGAAATAAGGATGTGCGTCAATGCCGTAAACCTGACCCTTCATACCGGTACTGGTAATCTTGTAAGGCTTTCCGTCTTCAAGGCTATTGATAAAGTCCTGATACTGAGGACTCATCTTAAAGAAGTCTTTCTTGCCCTGAATCCTCTTTACCTTAATAGTGACCTCATCACCAATCTTTGGTTCCCATTCCTCTGCGGGCATTCCAGCCAGAAAGTCGGGACCACCAGCTTTCTTGATTCGCCTGGCGAGAATTCGTGCCTTACGCTGCTCTCTGCGCCGGTCTTCTCGATTCATCGAATTACTCATATTCTGTTCCTTTCAGCTTATCAAAGTAGGGATCGCCGTCTCGCTTCTCTAATAAGTTGAGCTCCCCGGCGGAGCCTACAGAATACAAACGAAAATTTTTAAAAATCTCAACACCTTTAATAGTGGCTAGAGATGTAATTATGTACAATATATTGTGCTCTTCTGTGCCATCCGTAAGTTGAACTTCAAGTCGTTCTTTCTTTGGGATAGCTAGTTTTTTAAAATCATTCATTTTGGCATTATGTATGCTTTCTCATTTTTTCGATAGCAGTCAAAAATATTTGCAATAACGTCATAGCATCTACTTTCGGAGTTATAGCTGCCAAGAACAATTCCACGCTCACCCATGCCCTGCCTTGCATAAACATTAAGGCTTGCGGTATCAATGATTGCCATGCGGTCAAGATTTATAATCTCTCCATCTAGCGTTAAAAGTAGCATTTTAATCCTCCGGCATATCGAAGCTAATACGGTTTTCACAAAGAGCAGTGTTAATCTCTTGAATTACATCCTTTGCTCGTTCTCTTGTTTTGTAGAAACCAAGCATTATCCAGTTACTTGTATCATTGCAATACGCTCTAATAACTGTCGTATCGTCTACAATGCAAATTCCAAAACATTTACTGGTATCAACAATTTCGGCTCGATGCTGCGTCAAAATAAACATTATAAAACCTCACAAATCAGCAAGCTGTGCAGGAGACCAGATATCTGGAATATCCCAATCTTCTTCCGATTTTCCATTATAAATTCCGTAGAAATATCCTTCGGACGGTACATAGACGATCCGTTGCCAGCCATTCATTCCGTGTGACTCCTTTGGTTCAAAATCACGAGTCAAAATTCTACGTCCACCATTGCTATAAGCAGATGCCTTTGTAGGAACTTCAACACATTTGTTATCCAGAATCCGAAGAATGTGCTTAATGGACTTCTTAGAAAGATTCATAGCTTTCTCCTTAGCCGTAGCTTACTTCGTTCTTATCATCTCGGAATCGTACAAACGTCGGGAATTGCAGAGACTCAAGGCCAGTCTTTTTGTCCATCGTGACCTCTTTGTACTTACATTCCACAATCTTACCGATGTAATTATCGGGATTCGCCCACACAGCAGCTCTCGTAGCATCATCAAAACCGGAACCAACACGAAGTTCGTTACCCTTGTAGTCAACAACAAGAGCGCCCATCGTACCAGCCAGACGGTTCTGACCTTCCTCAATCGCTGTGATTCGCAGATCGACCGTATAGAATCGCTTGATTTTGAGACATCCGTTGTGACGAGCCCGGCGATAAGGGACATCCGTGTTCAACATAAGACCTTCCCAATCGTGTTCGACAGCATAATCAAGCCACTTCGGAATCACACTCTGGTCAGTACCTTCATATACCATTGGAACAATTTCAATATTCTCAAGGTGCTTGCGAGTAATCTCTGCGCGAAGACAATTTATCCCAATACGGCGAATTTTATATGGGATAGTACACTTTCCACGGTCGAACTCTACAACAGGAATCACATCAAAAATCACAAATTTGATTCCAGTCTTGTCCTTGTTATCAGAATTAAGTAGGCCAGTGCCATAACGAAAAGCCTCTCCGTCCGACATTCTTTCTGGGTTCTTGTAGATCAGCTCACCATCAAACACCCACGCATCTCGCCTTGAGGCGTCTTCGTCGTATAGAGCGAGCAGATCATTCTTTATATGGTCGAGCCCTTTAAACTTCTGAGCCTGCCGAGAGATGAGCTCGCCTTTATACATGGTGCCCCTATTGCCATTCATCTTCTGGCTCAAACTGAACCAAATGCCATCCTTCAGCTTTACCTTATCAATCGGATATCCCTGCTGGACCTCCCAGACTGGAATAATCTCTTCGCCGTACACTTTATTGATGGTCGCTGCCTCGACTCCAATCGGCAAGTTCTTAGTGAACAGTCGCTTCAGAAACTCTTCGTATTCAGGATTTTTATGTAAATAATTCTGGATTGTTACAATGGATGCATCAGAGCCAGTATTATGCCCAGCACCCATAATATAAAGGTATCCGCAGCTGAGATACTGAATATCGATATCAGGCTTTGCCGTTACCTTCTTGTTGATCTTTGCATCAGACAGGCCAGTCACAATCGCTGGGTCAAGCAGGAATTTGAAGAATGCCATTAGCTCGTCAGCTTCATCTCCAAAATCCTTACGTGCATCCAACAAAATGCGGGTCTTGTCCGTCTTTTTCTTTGCTTTCTGCAATGCCTTAACCATCGCATTAAGCTTACCTATGAGCTCTTTATCTGTCATAAAGCCTCCTTGCGTATCCTGTGTTATATAGTTATAGCTAATAAAGAAAGGCTTGTCGTTACGAGCAAGCCATTTCTTTCCCGTATCCTGTATTATATAGTTAAAGAGAGAATTTTAAGCCTCCGGGATGGAGACTTTTTATAACTATATTATACAGGATACTCACATAATTGTCAATGCTTTTCTGCAAATTCTTTCCGTAAAAATTCCTTCAGGAACGTCCGCTTGTATGGCACTCTCGAAGTCTTTACAGCCCGATCAAGAGCATGAGTTTCGGCGCAAATCACACAATACTTCTTGGCACGAGTGATGGCCGTATAGAGCCATTCTCTCGTCAGCATCAAGTATGCAGAGTTGTCCATACCAACAATCACATACGGAGCCTCACTGCCCTGCAGTTTATGACAACTCAAAGCATAAGCAAGTTCAAGTGTTGCCCAGATGTTATTCCCACCAAAGTAATGAGGAATAAATATCGTGCCCCACTGGTCAAAATCAACCAGAATAAAGCTATTCTCAATCTTTCTGATAATGCCACGGTTTCCGTTGAACACCGGACACTTCTCTTCCTTTTTCTTTGTCTTGAGATTATATGTATGAAGTTCGTAGTTGTTCTTGTTGATAATAACCTGATCGCCCTCACGCAGAGTGTACACTCTATCCTTGCCATCACCATAGATTGTGACCTTTGCTTCTGCTTGACCACTACTCGGATTCACGATTTCCTGAATAGCATTATTGACTTCATAGGTGCAAATACTGCCACGAAGCTTCTGTGGAAGTACAATCTGAATCTTCGCACTATCATTCCCCACCTTATTATATAAGGTACGGTACTGATTGATGATATGGTTGAACGACTCACTTGCATCCTTATAGATATCAAGCTCCAAATCACGAAGTTCACCACGAATCTCACTACCAGCCCAGCCATAAGGCACCAACTGCGTAGCGTTACGAACCTTAATGCTTTCCGTGATAATTGCAGACTTAGCTGCCTGACGATGGATCTTAGTCAAACGAGCCACAGGAACAACCTTAGATGCAAGCATATCCTTGAAGATGTTACACATACCAATACTCTCAAGCTGGCCGTCATCACCAATCATGATGAATCGCTTGCCGGTCTCGATTGCCTGAATCAAGTCATAGAATAACTGAGCTCCAACCATAGAGGTCTCATCCAGAATAATAATGTCTTCTTCAAGAGGATTGTCCTTGTTATGGATGAAACCACCATTCTCGATGTCGTAGCCAAGAAGACGGTGAATGGTCTTTCCATCCTGACCAGTAATCTCCTGCATACGAGCTGCGGCACGACCAGAAAGTGCAGTCTGAGCAAAAGACTTACCACGAAGAACCTTTAAAACACCAGCGACAACGGTACTTTTACCAGTGTTGCCTGTGACACAAATTCTTCCATTATATCTTGTCAGAAACATATGAGACGGAACAGTAAAACAATACTTATATCCATCGCTTGAACGAACAATATCAATATCGCTTTTACTGCCTTTTGTCATAAGAGAAACTTTTCCATTCGAGTGTTGCACAATATGAACATTATACTCTGTGACAATTTTACCGTGCCGTTCAATATTTGATTCATATACAACAGAACGATAACCACAAGAAGAAAATGCGAACTGAATAAAATCTGCCGTTTCTTTAATCAGTGTACTAAAATCTTTCCGTCTCCCCTCTTTCACATGACCGTCCCAATTTAGAATCTCATCGCAAATCACCTCTAGCTGATGATGATTACAGTTATACCAATACGAAGTAAATCTTTTTTCTTTTCTTGGAGCGTAAAAGACAAAGTTCGAATATTCCAAGTCTTTTGGATTCCACTGATGCTCATCAAAGTATCTACCACTTTCCGAAAGAAGTCTTCTCATGCGAAGTTTCTTTCGCTCTTTTTTTACGTTTACTCTACACCAAGCTGATTTATGATCCTTCAAAAACGATCCATCGCAAATAACAGCACACATTAGTCTAATATCAGCATCGCTCAAATCGATTCCTGGGCCATCATAATTAAACGTTGTTATAAAATGTCCGTTAAACCCAGACTTTCGTTTAACATTTCTTTGATACAACTCCCACATTGGGATTTTAGCTAAATTGTTTTTACTGGTCAAGTAAACAACATTATGCTCTGCACTCAATAGTTGATTGATACTACCCGACTTGTTTTTCATGTGATATAGATATTCACATTTGAATTTTACATATTTCTCAGGCTCAACAAGCGTTGTAGTCCCATTTTCATTATATTGAAGAACTTTGTCGCCCTTAACATAATCTTTTATTTTTTTCCATTGGACACCATTAAAGAACTCCATCTCTGCATCGAGGCATCCGCCGTAGCCTGTTAAGATACAGACGTTGCTAGAGCATACCTTTTTAATAGCATCTCTTTGCTCCTCAGTATACTCGATGCCAAGCGCATTCCCGGCTTCATTGATTGCAGCATCCATGTTTCGACCAATCGGCTCAACAGGTGCATCCGCCAGTCGCTTGATTTCCTTTGCGATTTTATCTTCAAGATTCCACACTCTAGTTAAAGCAAATTCCTGACGGTCATCACTCCACCAAAGCGTTTCACGGACATCATGTAAATGGAAAAGTGCCCTTTTGATGACTTCTTGATCACCCTCGTTCAAATCAAGTTCCTTAATACAGCTATTGATTGTCTGGTTTGCCGGGATAATAGAGTTACCTTCTTCGGCACGAGCGGCAAGAAAGTGCATGACGTAAGCTTCAATTCTGAATTGCGAATTGTGCTTTAAGCCCATATTCAAAGCAAGAGCGTCAGCTTTTTTCCAGCCGATACCATACGCATCATCGATCAGGACGTAAGGGTTCTCCTCAATTTTTCTTACCAGAGTGTCTGCACCGTGATACTGACGAACAAGCTTTTCAATAGCATTGGAAGTCAAACCGTACTCAATCAGTTTCGTGTACGCTTCACTGTTGTCAATGTTGTTTTCAAAAGATTCAATAATCTTTTGCGCTCGACCTTCCGTAATGCCGCTAACAGTACAAAGAGACTTGACATCACCGTTCTTGACGATTTCATACGGGTTCTCAAATGCTTCATAAAGCAGCTCAAACTGATGGTCAGTCAAGATAAAACGGAGAAAGCTTTTTTGTTCTTCCGGGTCAGTAATCTCTTGAAACTCATTCATATAGATGATTTTGTACTGATCACCAAACTTTTCATGATGAACATACTCACCACAGAACGAATAAGTTTTATTCATATCGAGGCTAGGAACGTTGCCTTTTAGCCGGAGGTCGCTGTATCGGCTCATGATAGGATTCCCCTGCTTGACTTTTACCACCTCGGCAGAGAAAGTGGCGAAGCCGCCGGGCTCCACCTCCCTCCCATCTTTCGGATAAAAGACTCGTTTTATCCTGATGTAGCAACGAATCATATTTTCATTAAATTTCTTATCTGCCACTTTATAACCCTCTTACGCTATCTCTCTATCATGTAGCCACTGCTTGTAAGGTTTGAAGTCGTTTGCAATAACGTGTGATTCATCTTCCTTCTTTCCAAGCACAGCTACCTGACTTCCCTTTACAATCAAATCCTGATAATCTGACAAGATTCTCGGCCATACTGTCAACTCAATGATACCATCGCCAGAATACAGATTCACAAACGCAAACTGCATACCAGTCTTTGTTTTCTTCTTTTGAATCTTTGCGATAATACCAACCAGTACACAGGAGTCACCAGTTTCAAGCTCAGAGAAATCCTTAATGTATTCGTATGCCTTTTCAAACGGATTCTTATCGATAATAAACGTCTGCAACGTCTGGAACTCCCAGAATTGCTCGTCCTTCAAATACTTCTCTGACTGCTCGGCCATGTACGCTTCCTTTTTCTTGAGTTTTTCAGTTTCATGTACGACACGGCGCTTTTCATTATAGATTCGTAGGACGGTTTCTTTATCAACCTTCTTACCAACCTTATAATGCTCTGTATCAATATCCCACTTACTCAGCAAAACTGCCTTGGTAGGAAGTGTACTGACTGGTTTAAACTCAGATTGTTCCAAACCGCTGGCAATGTACTTTTCCAAGAATATTCGTTTGTTTTTTGTAGGAATCGCACCGGATTTGACCAACGCAATGATCTGCGCTTTCGTTGCACGAACACGACTCGTGAAATCATCAAGTCCCTTAAATTTTCCATTCCTATCTCGTTCTGCAATGATAGTCTCAGCAAGTGTATTGCCAATACCACCGATAGCAGACAAGCCAAATAGGATTTTACCATTTGACACAGTAAAATCCATGCCGGAACGATTGATACTCGGAGGAAGAATCTGAATATCAAAGCTGCGTGCGTCCACCATAATCTTATTGACCTTACCGACCTTTGCTTTATTCAGGTTCAGCATAGCCTTAAAGAACGCAAGCGGATGATGGGCTTTCAAGTATGCGGTCTGAAGACAGATGACGGCGTATGCTTGAGAATGACTAGCGTTGAAGCCGTAGCCGCCCTTCGTTGACAACTCGTTACAAATATACTCGGCGGTTGCTTTATCGTATCCATTTGCAAGAATTTCATCGTGAAGAAGTTCTACCTCTTCCTTGACCTTCTCAGGTTTCTTCTTTGCTAAGCACTTACGCATTCTATCAGCACCAGCATCGCTTCGGCCACCAAAGACCTTTGTGAGCTTCATACTCTGTTCCTGATAGATGTTCACGCCATAGGTGCTGCGGAAAATTGGTTCCATATCAGGATGGAAATAATGAATGTGTTCTGGATGATACTTGCAATCAACGTATGTAGGAATAGACGGCATTGCGTCAGGACGATAAAGAGCAATCAGAGCAGACAGCTCTTCAATCGACCTCGGCTGAAGCTGTGCAACCAGATCTTTCATGCCGGACGATTCAATCTGAAATAGATTGTCTGTCCGGCCAGAACAAATCAAATCATAGGATGCCTTGTCATTTTCAAACTCAGGATTGTTAATGTCAATTTCCCAGTCTGGAATATTGTCCTCACGCTTTGCCTCATCAATAGCCACAAGCGATGCAACGCCAAGAATATCAAACTTAACAAGTCCAATTTTCTCGTCCATCACCTTATCAACAGAGATAACGTGTTCTCCATCGGCACCATGCCGGATACCGATATACTCATAATAAGGATGTCGACAAACAATAACACCGCCAGCATGGATACCATACCCTCGTGGGCGACCATTGATATGACTTGCAATATCAAGTAGTTCCTTATATTTTGGATTCTCGGCCACTTCCGGGTTGGCTTCAAGACAATCCTTCCATGTCTTCTGAACGAACTTCTCACTGATTTTTCTTATCTCAGCATACGGAAAACCGAGCACCTTACCAACATCCTGAATCGAGGTGACCGGAGTGGTATACACGATATTCATAACCTGAACTACTCGATCTTCACCGTACTTTTGTGTCAGATACTCAACAACCTTGGCACGGTCACTGACATCTACATCAACGTCGGGAAGATCTTTTCGTTCAATGGTAAGGAATCGTCCGAAATCAAGTTCGTACTTGATAGAGTCAAGTTGTGTAATACTAATCAGGTAACACACAAGTGAGCCAGCGGCAGAGCCACGACCAGGGCCAACAATAACATCATTTTTCTTACACCAGTTGATATAGTCAACCAGAATCAAAAAGTAGTCACAGAAGTCTTTCTTCTCAATAACAAACAACTCGTCATCAACACGTTTGTGATAGATTTTTTGTTTTTCTACATCAAACTTTTCAATACCGCGCTTCTTCCATCCCTCTTTTACAAGGTCTTTCAGGTAAGCTGCTGAGTTGGAATACTGTGGAGGAATCTCGATTTTGGGAAGTTCAGGTTCGTGCCAAGGCATATCCACATAATCACATAGGTCAGCAATCTCATCGGTATTGTTGATACACCATTCTGCCGCATCATATCCAATCTGACTATCAAGAACTTCATGTTGCTCTTTACGAGACATGAAATAACATCCTTCATAGATTTCTGCGGCAGTTTCCGTATCATGTGCGATACGAAGAAAATAGTCTTGATAATAAAGATCCTCTTTGGTAGCAGCATGAACATCGTTTGTGACGACTACTTTTGTATGAGTATCATTTGCCAACCGCATGATTTTTTTATTATATTTTGCTTGTTCACTATTTGCGTGAGCCTGAACTTCAAGATAATAATGAGGAAACAAGTTCTTATACTCTTGAAGCAGTTTGACACAAGTGTCATAATCATCCGTTTTGGATAGCCTACTTGCCAAACAAGCAGACAGGATAATCAAATTATTCGTATCTTCCTTAGCGATATCCTCTTTTGTGATACGAGGACGGCTATAAAAGCCATGAAGATGACCGAGTGTAGACAAGCGATTAACAGCCTGACGGCCAGCCTCATTCTTTGCGATGATAATCAAGTGCCAGTATTTACTGTTCTTGTCCTTTACTTCCCTATCCTCGCACTCGTATGCCTCAATACCATAAAGAAGTTTTACATTCGGATACTTGTCCTTCAGTTCTGAGTAGTACGGCCAGCTTGTTACCTCACCATGCTCTGTAATAGCAACGGCTTTTAAACCGAGTTCAGATGCTCTTTTTAGATTTTCTTCAGGAGAAGAGTACCCATCTAGCAGACTGTAATTCGAGTGCGTGTGTAGACTACTTGACATTCTTACTCCTTTCTCTTATCTCCAAACTTAATAATATCGTCAAAAAGCATCACATAGTCATCGGTGTACTTGTTACCATGAAAATGGCCGAAGTACCAGAATGGTTTACAATCGTTAGGATAGCATTCGTATATATTATCAAAGAATATTTCAGTTGACTGGTCTACTGTGCTTTGATCAATACCACCGATAAACAATTCAGTTGGAATGAACCGGAATGGACAGGTATGCGTGAGCATAACATCAATGTCATCGATTTGAGGGTCATGTGTAATATTCCAGATTTTTTTCTTAGTCTTCTCATTCGGCTGTTCGTCCGGCCACCAATTATATCCCCACTCTAGCCGATAATACTTGTCCACAGAATATGCTCCGCCGCAAACAAGACAGTTTAATACTTCCCTATCAGCAAGAATTTGATAGACTTCGCCATCAATAGCAAAATACTGATTTGGATAATGTGGGTCATGCCACACCTTACCACAAATATCTCCATTGATTTCCTTTATCTTATAACCATCCTTACGAGATGGGCGGCGCTCGTGATTTCCATGAATACAAAACAGATTCGCAGGAATATCTGCGGCGATAGTCTTAATGCTCCATTCGCGCGGGTCGTCCTTGCCGTAGTAGTTTAAACCGACATCGCCAAGACAGATAATCCAATCATTCTTTCCAAGATTGTGTTCATGGCAAGACTTTTCTAATTCTAAAAACCGATTAAAATCACCATGAATATCACCTGTAATGTAAACCATATACTCACCTCACTCAAAATCTTCTTTATCAATCACATAAGTTCGTGGATAAAACCTATCGTTTCTATCACCGAAAATATCAACAAAGTAGACTTTAACAATCTCAAACTCACGATTACACTCTTTGCTTCTTAGCATTTTAACTGCATCTCTTGCATTTTCAGCGTAGATTTCTCTGTGTAAGTTGTGATATTTCTTGAGCGTATAATTATATGTACGGTAATCAATTTTGTAATATCTATATCGTCGTTTTTCCATTTTTCATTCAAAATCAAGAACAATCATATCTCCCATTCCTTCGTAGAAAACATGATCCATCTTGAATTTCTCACTAACCGATCCGTGTCAGTTTCGATACAAATCTCCCAATCTGGATGCTGCTCTGCAAATTTATCAAGAATATGAGTCAACTCATCCGGTTCAATAATGTGAGCACCATCATTTAAAATCTGATTAAATGCTGTACCTTCCCGAAGTAGTTCTAAATCTACAATAGTATGTGCAAGTGATTGATGTGCTTTGTCAAGCAAATTTAATGACAAATCGTAACTATCCACTTTATTCATTGTCAACCAACTCTCCATTCTTTACTTTTACAGCCTTATCATCCCAATATTCATCAGCTCCAACCTTTCTAGGAGCGGTGCCAAAATGCTCTTTCCACTCAGGAAGACTCTCGTTGATTGCATCAAACTGAATGCCCCAATCAAAGCAAGCCTCCATTGCATCATACAAAAGCTTTCCTTCACGGCAAGTCCAGAGAATCAGACCAGCACCGTGCTTCTGTTCCTGAATTGCTTCATAAATTACATTCCAGTTTGGCTCACCGATATCGGGATAATTGTTCTCACATAGAGTGCCATCAAAGTCGATGGCGATAGCACGCTTCCGATTTCCCATATCAAATCACCTCAAAATCAACAATCTGTGCCTGCGGAGTCACCTTGTTTCCATACTGATTCAAAGACAACCGGCACACGGCATTGATATACTTTTCTTCCTGATCACCATAGAAGTCATTGTTGATCCAGCTAATCATCCGGCCATCATCAGCAAAGCACACAAAATCAATGCCTTTTTCTTCATCAGAATACTTCCACATATTGCCGTTCTTGCCCATCGGAGCACATCCACTATGAATCAGCGGAATGTTTTTAATGTAGAAATACGGCTCGGAGATTCCCTGTGCCCAGATTTTATGCATTTCATACATGGTCTTCGGCAATGCAACAGTCAATTTGTCGTAGTCAAAATCAAAATCAACTACGATTGCCTTACTCATCGTGACATCTTTAAGCAGTTCTTCACAATCCGCAATAGCCTTTGGTACGTTTTTTTTCTTAATTTTTACGCCAGCGGCATTATCGTGTCCAAGAACCGACTCAAAATCTCCGGTACTCATCAAGAACTCCTTTAAACTTTCAATCGGAGAACCGTCAGGATTTCTCATTGAACCACCAAAATACTCTTGATTTTCGTCTGGTTCTTCAGAGCAGGCCATCTCTCGAAGTAGTACGCAAGGTTTACCATACATTTCAGCCAGTTTGATTGCTACAACGCCAGTCAAATTACTGTCCAGAATGCCAGTGGAATTACAAAATAAAACTTTACTTCTATCCGCTCCATACTTAGAAATCCAGTTTTGAAGTTCCGCAACAGCCTTATCCTTAGTCTTGTTTTGCTGATACTTGCAAGACGAACACTCACGAGCTACATGCTGCGCCAGAGTCTCATCAATCGTAACACCGGCATTCTTGCCACGAGTCGGAGTGTACTGGAACATCTGTTCCTCACCGACCATCGCACGGAACATCCGCTTCTTCTGTTCGGATGAGCCAACACGAATCAGTGCGTTCATCATCGGAACGATGTAGAACTGAACATCATTGATAGTCGGGTCACCCTTGATGTTGAAGCTATTCGCCTCAACCAAAGCACAAATCATCGGATTTACAATTCGTGCCAGACCTTTCGTGCAAAGGCGCTTTGTCTCATGCGAGTGCATATCCATAACATCACCGATGTTTCCGATAGCCACCAGATCAAGATACCGGTCTGCAACATCAGTCCAATTATCTTCATCAACAGCTTGAAGGAACTTATATACCACGCCAGCACCAGACAGTTCCTTGTTAGGATATGCACCATTCTGGTTATTGACGATTACTGCGTAAGGATTCTCTCTGTCGCAGATGTGATGGTCAAGAATCAGAATATCGATGCCCTTTTCGCGGAGTTCCTTACACTGCTCAACATCGTTGCTGCCAGCGTCAGGAATAATCAGCAAGGTAGTTTCAGGTGGAACCTCAATTTCTTTAGAGAGTCCATGCTCCTTGCCACTATGATGCAGAACATTGATTTTTCCAAAATAACCAATCGTCTTCAAATACTGAAACATCATTGAAGCACTTGTGAATCCATCCACATCACAGTCTACAAGGATAGAGATAATAGACTTATTCCAGATATGTTTGTTCAACAGCCGGACAGCATCTTCCATGTTGCCCAGTTCCCACGGAGAATTCAAGCAAGAATCATCCAGATTCATGTAGGTCTTATAATCCTTGACCCCTCTGTTCTCCATAATCGTTCCAATCGGGTCGGATAGGTCATTCCTACTCCCCTTCCAGAGTTTTACATTCATTTAATTCTCCTAACACAGTTCTCAATCAACGCCTTAAATTTTTCAGGATTATCAGTCGGGGCTTCCTTTTCATCCAGAATCCCTTTATCATCTACTACAGCATACACACTTACGCCATCAACAAATCGATTGGCGAGAACCATAAGCTCACTAAGCTGAACATCTTTATCAAAAACAAAACAAATATCAACGCAAAGACGTGTCAAAATTTCAATTTGATTTTGTGAAACCTTCTTGCCGCCAGTCGCTACGCAGTTGTAGACATCCATGTTCCACATCTGCATGACAGACTTTTCAGCTTCACCAACATACACCAGACCTTCATTCTTGATGTACGGCTCTGTCTTAAACAGACCATACAGAATACGGTTTCTGGCACACGGCTCAAGATATAGATACTTCAATTCACCTTCAGGCGGCTTACCAAAATATCTTCCCTTTACACCAACCAGAGTGCCAATTTCATCTCTGATTGGAATCGTGATTCTATTTGTCAGTTCATCAAAGCCAATCTCAAACTCCTGCTGCGTCTCATAAGATATCCCATCGTCAGCAAAAATCTGGTTCACATAAGGTTTATAATAACCGAGGATGGCTTCGGAGATGGGGACTATCGGACGGTCATCCTCGTGTTCTTCACCTTCATTTTGCATGGCGATGAGTTCTTTTAGAATCAACATACTTTTAGGAAGGTCTTCCTCGAAGTTGTGATAGTAGTCAAGTCCAACCCATTCGCAGATTTGCTTAATAGCTTTTGGGAAAGACAGTTCCAGAAAGAACTGGACGACAGAAATCAAATCATAACTGGTCTTTCCATTGGCAATATCTCGTGTGTAATCTACCGCAGTAAGATTTTCATTCTCGTAAATGCAGAGTGCCGTTCTATTGTCACCATCTGGATTTGCACACTGGTAATAACCAGTCTTGTGACTGATATGATGACAACCAAGTTCTTCCAGAATCGGTTCAATCTGCTGTTCTTCAAGAATGTAATTTTTCAGATCTGCGATATTTACCATTGTAGTTCCTTACTTTCTGGTGCAGATACCAACCTCTTTCCAGACATTCTGGTTCAAATTTACTTCAAACATGATTTTCTTCTTCTCGCCAAAGCGGTTCTTATCGATATTTCCAACATAATACCGCTTATCTGGATTTAGCCGATGGGCACAGTCACCGCCCCACTCGGGGTCATGAGAGATATATTGATATTTCACGAACTTGTCTTTTGGAATCTCCTTGAACAGAACCATCGTCCAAGCAACATGCTTAATCATTTTTGACTCAGCAATGTTGTTTGAATTCAGCTCATCAGGAAGATACTCATGGGCATTTTCAGCCAACTGAATACTACCGTAGATAAAGATCTTCAGATTTTTTGCAATCTCTTCAAGCTCGGTGGCCGTGACCTTGAATGCTGCCCATTCACCAATAGATGCAATATCGTTCTTTAAAGTATCATAGAACACATACTTAACTCCCTGAGTGAGAGCTGCCTTCTGGATTTCAAATCGCAGGGACTTATCACTATAATCGGCAGAAACATCTTTTGCGATAATCAAGCCTTGTGATTCGTTCTCAATCCACTGGCAAACATCAAGCACATTGCGGTACTCTTCGCTTTCTTCGTAGACACGAGCGGTAAACTCACCAATGCTTTCTATGTATTCTCCATCTTCGTTTTGCTTTCGGAAGATGAAATTTCCGTTTGCATCCCGGTACATTCCAAGAGTGATCTCTCGCTCATCCTTGTGGAAGCGATGACCATGCAACTCTTGAAATTCAGGATTATTGATGGCGGTGACCAGTAAGCAGTACCGGACAGATTCGAGATCCATCTCGTTTAGCAACAGAAGTGCTTTTTGCTTTTGAACTAATGTGACGTATGCAACAATCGCCATCATATATCTAGTCTTACCAGCGTTAGATGGCATACCATTGAACATCACAGTGCCCAGCTTCAATCCTCGGAACAAATCATTCATGATGGGGTACTGGAACGGCAAGCCCATATCAGGAACGCTCAGACGTTCATTGACCATTGGCAGCAGACCATTATTCAAAATCTCAGCATCACTATTTGTCATAATGACGGTATTGATCTTGTCGGCCTTACCACGAATCATTTTGTAAATATCATGCGCTGTAAACAATTCAAACTTTTTATGTTTTACAATGCCTTCAATATTAAACCCATTGCGTTGATACTCACGAAGCAAGGAATATTTTTTTAAAATATCAAAATATCCTTTAATATCATCAATATTAGCGAGACTTATATAGTATTCAATGGTTGACCAGCCCTTTAACCGCTTATATTGAGATAATCTGGACTCATCTTCGGCCATAAATGTCAAAACAGATGTTTTGTTAAAATCCTGCGTGCGAGTCTCATATAGAACTACAGCCGCGTCATAAAAAAACTTGGTTCCTTCGTCAAAGAAGTCAAATTTACTTATGACATAATGCCCATACTCAACCAAATAGTCAGGATGCTTGTAAATTGCGCCAACAAATAGAATTTCGTTCGGGATATTTGAAATGAGTTCCACTCATCCACCTCCCTCTTTTTATATCTCATCGAGAATTGCACTTATATCAATTTCATTCTCGTTTTTACTCTGTTTCGGTGCTGTTTTCATCCGTTTCAGTACCGTTTCAGTCAGATTTTCCTTCGTTTTGTCTTCGCTTTCACTGCGAATCGAAGCAAGTCTTTCTTTTCGTTCGAGATAACTAGGATATTGAGCCAATAAAACAGCCAAGTCGTAATTCCATCGCTGACTCATATCACAGCCTTTTGCTTCTTTCTCGGCAATTATTTTATCTAGTCGGGGTTTCGCTAGAACCCACATATCGTAAAGTTCTAGCGGAGGAATAGAACCTCTATATTTGTAATAATTACCGGAAATCAACTGTGTAAGTTTCGAGTAGAAGCTGCCAGGAACAACCGCCGGGGCGTATGTATCTCGAATATGGTCGAAAAGAATCTTTTTTTCTTCCTGTTTGATATGAGCAAGCTCACGATTTTTGTCTTGCTCTCTCTTTTTGGAAAGAAGATCATCGACCTTTTTGTCCGTAGCATCTTTTACTTTGTCAAAAAATGCCCTCAGCAGGTCATCTGTCCAAGGGCGTTTTTGATTTTTCTTTTCCTCTACAAAACAATCCTTATGGCAAAAGCCAGTCTTATCGTAGAAAAAAGTGCTACGGTCTCGCTCGATGAAAATATTCTTCCCGCAAATCTTACATTTACGGGTAAGTTCCATTAAGCCAGTTCCTTCTCCATGATTGCGGCGACCTTCTTCAGTTCCTCGATATCAGTCATGGAACGGAATCGAGTAGACAAGCCAGCTTCCTCAACTGCATTCTTTGCTGCGTTTTTCTTAATCGGAGATGCATCAGACAACATCTTGCTTAGATTGGCCTTTAGCTCATCAAGCGAAAGTTCTTTCTTTACATCAGAAGATTCTTCAACTTCATTCTCATCAAGGCCAAGATCACGCATATTCAGCTTGATTTCAGTCTTGACTGCATCGCTCAGTCCGTTTTTAATAACGAAATCCTTATTCTTTGCACTATTAGAGATAAGGCTTTGGTATTCCAACAAGGTAAGATCTTCAACAATTTCTTCGTCTCGATGCACATCAGATCTGTCTTTAACGAAATAAGCAAGATGTGCACCGTTCTGTTTGTACAGACGAATTTCAGTATCAACATTATGACCCTGACCTTTAAATCCATCAGGAATCTTTCGACCAGTCGATACGCTGACAGAAGAACCATTCACAATCTTGTTTTCAGTCTCGTCCTTTTCACGACAGACAACAACATAATGAACACCAGTTGCATTCAGATCCAGAATCAAAGACTGCCCCTTGAAATTCAACTGCTGGTAATCCTTCAACTCCATACCAGCGCCCTCAATCTTGACTGCCTTTTCATCGCCAGTCAAACCTTGTGCGTTTGCTTTTACTTTTGCACGCTTTTTCGAGAATTCCGAAAGCCCCTGCTTACAAGTAAGGGTCAAAATATACGTCGAATCAACAACAATCGCATCAGCACGGAATGGATTACCATCCGCATCGAGAATCACACTTCCATCCGAATACTCAAAGTCTTCATCGTCAGCAACAGTCTTAATGAAATCCTGTACCTCTGCGAGAGACTGCGTATATACAACAAGCAGGTTTTCAGGATTAACACCGTTTGCCTCAAGTTCCTCTGTGTAATTGTCAACAGAGCCATTCTCTGTATCAATATATAAAACACGAAATGGACGACCATCGGCATTCTTCAAATAACACATCTGCATAGCCAAACGAGATTTCCCAGTACCCTGTTCGCCATAGACAAGAATCTTAATTTTCTTGCGAATGGCATTTGCCTTACGAATCATAGCCATATATGTAAATTCCTCCGTTTTTATTAAAATTATTTATCGTACCTACGATATTTATTTTGACGTAAATACGATAAAACTTTTCTTTTATTAAACTTTCAAGCACTCATACCACGGATCACCCGTTTCAACAGCATGAGCAACATAATCCAACTGACGAGTGATATTATCTACACTGTCAACTAGAAGATCCTTGCACCCCACCGGAACAGCACCATCATTGCATTCCGCGTCAGCTTTAGCTTCTGCGATAATTTCAGGATGCGTAGTGAACACAATAGACATCATGGGAGAATCTTCTTCTGGCTCTTTTTCAAGTGCATCGATATAAACAATGTAAAATTTCATGCCATTATATGCGGTATATTCAAGAGTATTTTGCATAACAAAACTCCTTATGTATCCTGTTTAATATAGCTAATGGTTAAAAAATTTTAGCCCCAGTTGATATCTTCCTCATCAGCAGAAGTCACAGTGGACTTGTTAGAACCACCCCACCAAGAAGTATCGTTCTCAGCTGCCTTGCCATCGAAGTCCTTCTTAGCCTGAGCGTTGGCAGCAATCTTTGCCCGTGCCTCGGAGATATTGTCCTCAGTATAGGTAGACTCTGCATCCTTATCGCCGGGATTCGGATCAAAGGAATCAGGATTAACACCCTCGATATACAGCTTACGAACTGCCGGAGTGCTCTGACGCTTCATCTTGTTAGGACCACCCCAGATATTCTCAGTCTCAACTTCCTCAACCTTCTGCTGATTAACGATGGGACCAAAACACTCGAAACTAGTATAAGACTTCAGACGCTTACGAATAGAATCAGCCAGAACCTTATTCTGAGTGTTTGCCTTATAGTCAATGAAGAACTCTGCATCCTCGATGGTGTTGTAGTTCACGATCTTTGCATCGACAACTACCTCATCGCACTCATCGCTCTTGCGGCAACCAGTGTAAACAATGGTCTGAGTAAACAGAGCCAGCTCCTCGAAACCCTCTGCATCGAAGTCAATTTCCTTAGAGCTCAGAGAAACCTGAGTAGGAACAAAGCGAATCTGGTGCTTGCCGTTGTAAGTGCTGTACTCGATGTTGCCACGGACATACACGTTGTCACCGTCATGCAGGTTCTCGGAAATCTCCTTAGCTGCATCGAAGTCGGTCAGAGTCTTGTTGTCGTTGACGACCTTACCAGACTCATTCGTCTTCTTGGTAACACCAACCTTAACGCCAATCATGTCGTAGCCTTCCGGTGCAACATAAGTCAGACGATCCTTCCAAGCGACTTCCTTCTTATCCTTCTCGATGCCCTTGTCCTTATCGGCACGGCGGAAGAAGTAAACCTTATCACGAGGCATACCAGCCAGATCAACATAGAAAGTGTTTTCATTGGAAGTCTGAATACCAAAGCTCAGGACACGGCGCATAACACCACTCTTAGTCTCCTTCTCGTTATAGAAGTTGCTACGCTGGGTGCCGGTGACCTTACCAGCCATTTCAAAAGAACCACGGGTCTGAGGAAGGTTAAAAATTCTATCTGCCATATCAAGTCTCCTTTATGTAATTTTGTTTCATTGATAATCACTTATGTTTCTTTTTATTGTCTCGAATCAATTCATGCACTATTCATTTTATGTATTATCCTCCGTCTGGCTTATTGATGGCTTATATTTCATACGGCACTCACCGTTAGAAATTGTCCTTTAATGGATTATGTACAAACATTGCGCCGAGCACTATTGGGAGCCGTTCTGAACACTCAGGACACAAATCAAAACTCAAAAGCGAGCCATCAAGTTGGCTACCATAAGAGTATTGATGCTCAAAACTGATTCCCTGCTCGCTACCTATCGGCTTGATTTCACGACCACACCAGTTACATATTTTCTTACATGTGTTCATACGGCATCACCCCATTTTTAATATTCTCTATCACGGAACATCTTAGATTGAGCACGAGTCAATCTGTTGTTCCGACCATACTTAGGTCTGAATGCGGACTGTAGCTTGTTGTTTGCATATTCGAGGTCACTCTCCAGAATCTTCGCAGCTTCTTCAATGTAATCTCGAATGGCACAATACTGGTCGCTATTGATACAATGCGTCTTTAGATAATCAAGCATATCGACTGCCTGATTTTTCAAAAGAAGTGCATCCTCAAGCTGGGTTTTACGTCGTTGGAAGAAATCTATATTCAACCCTGCACCTCCCCATTCTGCAGTCTTTCAAGCGTGGGACGAATCGTTCTCTCCCAATGCCTTACAAATCGCCAATCAAGTAATTGTCCGCAACGTGGACAGAAGTTATCAAGATTTGATAGTGTGTAATAACAAACCGGGCACTCATAATGTTTATAAACGTCATCGAGAAGAGGCTCTTTGTAATCTGTTCTAAACTCATAAAGTTCAGCTTTTGAAAGAATGATTTCGAGAGCCTTTACTAAATGCTCACGAGGGCACCACTGGTCTCCTTCTTTACCAAGACGAATTTGTTTCTCTACAATTTCCTTCGCTTGGTCAAAAGTCATGTTCTCAATCTCTTTTTTCTTTGCGTGCATCCAATCTTTCATAACACACCACTTTCAGCAAATGCATAATTGTGCTTTGCGTTCTTATCCATCCACACACTCCAATCCATCTTGTGATGACACTCTGGACATTTCGGTTCAAGCTTCTCTAGCTTCGTTACACAGAACGGACAGAGATATGTGCTCTTTTCCTTCTGGAAGATAGGACTTGCCGGAAGACTCAAGGAACCGGAATCAATGGTTGCATTGATAGGAATTTTGCTGTTCATCGTACCACCTCTTGTTTGAATTAGCCTTTTATGAGATTTTCTTATTACGGAATATGAGTTGCTTTGTCAACGGGCTTTTCCATTTCCTTCATAATCCGCTTGTGTTCTTCGATTGTCATGTTGTTCGGGAAGAAACACCTGTCAACCATTTCAAACGGCTTAATATAATGGTCAAGAACATCTCGTGCTTCTTTTCGTGCCTTTTCAGCACACATCTCGATATATTCTTCTTCGGTCATGTTGTAATCGGTGACACAATCGACCACCGAAGAAAACCGACACAGCAAACCGTTAGGCTGTCTTGCAATAAAAGCTCCCATTTTTATCCTCTTTGCTTTTCTGGAAAATGCTTCTTAGTTACTGCAACGCAAAAGCTATCAATTTCTGACCCCCAAATGGCAGTACCTTCACCATATGTGCTTTGAAATACTAACGGAAAGCCGCCGATCCCATCGAAGAGGCTACCAAGAGTAGGATTCTCACCGATATACGGTTTCATCTTCTGAAAAATCCAATACCATTGCGGTAATGCGATTGAATTGCCGAGTGCCTTATAACGAACTGCGTCAGAAGTTTTATGCTTCTTTTCGTTCTCATCAATCCAGTCACCGATATCAGTCCATCCGTCAGGGAAACCCTGTAACCGTTCATCCTCCAAAGGAGTCAAGCGGCGAACAATCCATCGTAGATTCTTCGTTTCCTTCTCTGCAATCAGGTCAGTAGCGTCCTTATAATCACGAGATTTCATCGTGCTGGCGTGTTCACTTTCCTTGTACTCACCAATGCGTTGCATTGCAAAGGCTTTCTTTTCAACGACCAGCGGCATATTATTACCGCCCGTTCCCCACTGAGCAGTACAAGTCGGACTTGTATCACCCTGCTGAGTGTATCGAGCGTCCTGACTGTGACTCTCAAATACCACCGGCGAAATCTTTTGTTTTAAATTATGTAAGGATGGATTTTCTGCCAAGCAAATTAGTGTCTGGTCTTGCAACGTAGAAATCGTTGCGCTCAATTCAGTTTGAACTAGAGCGCCTTTACCGCCACCTTCACATCCAGAGCGGATTTTTAGAGTGTAGGCTGCAGGTTCTGCGAATCGAGCCGAAGTCTCTCGATGGTCTGACTCCAATACTCGTCCAATTCCTTCTCTTCCAGACCTTCTTGTTCCTTCACTTTCTGCACCACCTGTGACAGAGTTCCTGGATTCCACCATTCGATCATATCCAGCAACGCTTGCTTCAGGAGTTCGGGCAAAGGTTTTCCACGCCGGGATGCTCTCACAAGAATCCCCTGACATGCTCGTGCGCTCAAATAGAATTTCTGAGGCACGTTGTCCTCCAAAATCCATGACAAGCGCGATTCTCTGGCGGCGCTGGGCGACTCCCCAGTATTTAGCGTCGAACAATCTCCATGCAAGAGACCATCCATTACCGGAAATCGCTCCAGATTTTGCCCACTTTCCGTTCTTTCCTGAAGGTCGAGGAATTGAAACATCTGGCTCGACAATGCGTGCAAATCTTTCCAACACACATCTGAAGTCTTCACCTTTGCTTGAGCTGAAAGCACCTCTGACATTTTCCCAGATTGCGAATTTTGGATATTCTCCATTAGTGGCCTCCCTCATTTCTGTAATCACACGAATCATTTCAAGGAACAATCCAGAGCGTTCACCAGCCAAACCTTCACGTTTACCGGCCTGACTCAAATCTTGGCATGGACTGCCTCCTGTGATACAGGAAACCGGTTCAATCTGCCCTCCATGAAGTTGTGTGATATCTCCGTAATGCTTCAGTTTTCATTCCTCCTTTTAGTATCCTGTGTTATATAGCTAAACCCCTAAAAATGAGCGAAAAATAATAGACGTATTAACGTCATATTATTCATTCACTTATAAAACAAAAGTTCTAGCAGATTTTATGTATGCCCTATCGGGCTGGTGGAATAGTCGAGATTTGAACTCGTGTCTGACAATTATAAGTTGTCGGCTCTAACCAGCTGAGCTACTATTCCATATAAACGCCAACTTTCGTCGGCGCGATGCCAGTGGAGGGATCGAACCTCATCTCTCGGTGTTTCCGAGCGCTTTTACCATTAAGCTATCCAGCCGTATACCTCAGAATTTAATTCCTACTATCAAAGCTACGTCGCGTTCCAATATGATCACTCTTGGCAACCATGTCGTAACATATAGGTTCCTTTCGGCTCTGAGCAACCGGTGCAGCGTCAGGGGCTGCGTGTGGAGCGACTGACGGGGGACGATCTCGCAACATTCAGATTGGAAATCTGACGCTCTACCAATTGAACTACAGTCGCATAAGAACCAACCTAGCAACTGGCATCACTAGGCTGGGATACTCGGCTTACAAAGGCACGCTGCACTCTTTCGGGCGAGCCGAGAATAACGCACATGAAAAATTTCGTTAGCCCATTTCGGGGTGGTATCTCGCACAGGCGCAGCCGGATTTGACCGCTAAAAATCCTACCCATACGAGATTGGAGCAACCAACGGGACTCGAACCCGCCCTCTCTGCTTGGAAGGCAGATGTGCTAACCACTAACACCATAGCTGCACAATCACCCAGCTTACAAAGCACTACTGCACCATCACTGGCGAGCCGGGAATAATAGTGGCAGTCAAAGGAGATCAACAAAACGGTACGCAACCATTCTATGACCGTGGTGCGGATAGTGGGCATCGAACCCACACGCCGAAGCACCAGATCCTAAATCTGGCGTGTCTGCCACTCCACCATATCCGCATAAATTGCGCCAACAGGGGTCGAACCTGTGATGGAGGAGTCAAAGTCCTCTGCCTTACCGCTTGGCGATGGCGCATCATATACCCAGCTTACTACGTCACACTGCTCCGTTTCCAGAGAGCTGGGAATAATGTGAATGAAAATTCTACATACCCTTTCGGACTGGCCTGAGCGACAAGATTTGAACTTGCGGTCCCCTGTTCCCAAAACAGGTGCGATACCAACTTCGCTACGCCCAGATATAAATGCGCCCGGCGGGACTTGAACCCGCACGCCATCTCTGGCAGAAGATCTTAAGTCTCCTGTGTCTGCGATTCCACCACGGGCGCATATAAAAGAAGATCAGAAACAGCCAACCATTCGTTTTACATTCTAGTTTTCTGACGAACCGAAGAGTATTTATCCGATAGCTAGTCGGCTTACACCTTATTTCTCTTCTTGTCTGGCTTGACATCCTTTACCGGTATGACGTCTTTCCGGTCGCCAATGTACGGCCAATCCCCGAACGAGCTAGAACAACTGATCTTCATGGTAGGGATAATCGGATTTGAACCGATACGTCTTTCGACACTTGAGTTTGAATCAAGCGTGGCTGCCAATTTCACCATATCCCCATATCGCCGGTCTTTCCCGGCTGTCAGCCCCGCGCAGGGCATTTTCGGAGGAAGAAATACCACGATATTTCGTTAATTATTTTGACGAAAATCACGATAAAATGTCTATTTTTTAATTTAGCTCTTCTGCTGACTTGCGTAGAACTCATTCCGCAGCTGAATAATACCCTTCTTGCAGAAAGACTCTTGATCTTTCTCTCGTTGTTCACGCATCCAACCATAGAACAGGTTATCCTCGGCAGTAAACAACTTTGCGGTATTTTCATAATAGCCACGTTTTTGAACGCTCTGCATGACACCACGCAAGAACTTCCAGTGCTTATAATACGGAAGCTTCAGCTTAAACATGAAATTATTGCTGTCTCGCAAAACAAAGCCTTCAACGTGTTCAAAACCATGATGCAGATAGTTCTCGTTCATGACTTCTTCGTACCAAGGATAGAATTCACTCCAGTTCTCAAAGGTTTTAACCTTCTCCTTAATCTGCAGATGACACTTCTCGGCTACACGCTTCAAATCATCATAATCCATTACACTGAAATTCATATCATTTGCAATAATATCCAGCAAAACAATGTGCGGTTTCTTATATTCGATGATATGTGCATCATTCACAGGATCAATCACCTCGAAGATGATGGAGCCATTCTCTTTTGCAACTTCTTTCAGATTCTTACGATCTTCATCAGAAGTCGTATCCATGAGAATCTTTCGGAACATATCTGCAAAAGGCCCATCAGGAGTGGATTTACTTGCAATGAACAGACCATCCTGTTCTGCATCATACGAAATGATACCAAGAAATCCGTTCTCTTTTAGATATGCAGTCACCGGGAACTTCAAAGTGTTCTGTAGGTTTCCAATTCTCGTTTCATTCCGCTCATCAACCGCAAAGAACTTATCATAGCTTCGAGCTACAATCTTATTCGTCTTTGTGTTAATGAACAACCCTCTTGCTTTGGTAGAAACCTCATCCCAGTGCTTCTTATAAAATGCTTCACGAGAGAAGTTGAAAGAAGAAATATCTCCGAATCGCTTCTCAAACACATATTTGCTTTGACGCATCTTACTAACAAGTTCTGCGTTATCGAACTCAGTTTTCATTTCAACGGCAGTTTCAGTCTTTGGCTCCTCTTTTCGGAATACATCATTCTTGGTTTCTACGCATTTGATAGGCTGACCGTGTTCAAGCTCCACACAACGAAGATATCCACCAAACTCGATTTTGCCTTCAAGATTGTAGCACCGATGACCCATATCAATAGGAACATCCTGTACATTTCGATGGCCGAAGATCTGAATATAGCTATCCGGCATCGACTTTTCCCAAGACTCAGCCACGGTCAGTATATCAGGATAGCGGCCTACGCCTTTAATCATCTGATCCGCAGACACGAACGGAAGAAAATAAGGAAGATAGCTCAGACCACCGTGACTTACGAAATACCGCTTACCATCATACTCAAAGTAGACACACTGGCCGACTCTGGAATAGATCTTACGAGCAGTGTTCTTGTCAATACCGGCTTTAAAGAGCTGCGGACTAGTGTAGTTTGCAAACTCTTCACTTTGAACCGGTTTATCATGCCCCCACTTGTTCAGCCAATGCTCGTGGTTCCCTTCCAAAAGGATCACATTCTTGCGGTTGTTATTTACAACATCACACAAGAACTTGAATACCTCAACGTTTTCGATGCCACGATCGAGATAATCACCAACGAAGATATAAAGCTCGTCGTCCTTCATCTCACCAAGGTATTCACTCAAGCAGGTATAGCAGCCATGAATATCACCGATGATATGTATCTTTTTCCACTGGTTAAAGTCATTCGGGCAGTAGTTCAAATCGGACATCACATCCGTAGTAGAAGGAAGAACTGTCACGCCAGAAGGAACTTTTTGAGTAGCAAACCGAGCGTACATCTTATCAATAGCCGCTTCAGGAACTCGCTTTAGCCATTCTCTCTGAGCGTTTCTTCGTTTGCATTCCTCGATCGGAAGGTCCGTCATATCAATAACATACATCCGATAACGATACTGTTTTGCAAGATTCTTATAACAATTCATTTCGACCGTCTTGGAATTCGTTGCATCAATCACAGTAAACTCGCCATGGCTCATCCGCACCTCAAGCAGTTTGAAAAGCATCTCCCATACAACATCATCATTCTGCTGAGAAATCTCCATCTGCCCATCAGGTGTTTCCTGTGCGCTCTGGCACATAAGGCGAAGTGTATCAGCACTCAATACGTACTGCTCAAGATTATGCTCTTTAATATAGGTGGACTTCCCGCAACCGGGTGCTCCACGGAACAGTAAAAGTGTTCTCATCTGCATCTCCCTTTCTAATAGGTATCCTGTGTTATATAGTTAGCATGTTAAAATGAAGGGGCCGAAGCCCCCTGTTTTTAATTTTCATGGAAATATTCAACCCAACCTTTATATCCTTGCCGGAAACTAAGATAGGCAACTTTACTGCACTTTCTTCCGATAATGTCCGCAAGAGGACCTTTACCATTTCCGAAACTAAGTTCTGCAAGATTAAATTTTGGATGAGTTTTACAGTAGTTATAAACCTTGATATACTCACAATTTCTGGCTAAATATCTTTGATCTAAGGTTTTTGAATGATGCCTTTTTTCGAGGATATCGTTCAACCTCGAAAAATAGACATGAATTGAAATTATAGACGTCTTTGGATCACTGTTTACACCGGGTTTATCCTTCGTTTTGCGTAGGATATAATCGCCATTCATGACATAAAATGTTCTATAACCGCTCTTATTGGGGGCATCATACTGTTTCATCTCGTAACATTGCTTGATAATATCCATTAACCTTGCGTCAACATCAGTCTTATCAAGAACGGTATTAGATTCAAAATCCACATCGTTAATTGTTAGATTAGAAATCTCATCGGAAGTAAGACCAATCCAGTACAAAACAGCAATTACGTTCATACGAATCTGATATGGCTCTTCGTACTTATTTAAGAAGTCAACAAATTCGTCAACCGACGCAAAATAACTGTCATTGTACATATCATCTGCGCTTACATCGCTCTCTGAAAAGTCAGCCAGATCATACATGCTTGTTTCGTTTTCACTTTTGATGTAGCCTGTGATTATTGACTTCACATTTTTAAACGAACGACTCGAGTTCACCCAATTATATTTGGCAAACATCTTTACGAAATCATCTTTTGTGAAGTCAAACAACTCATACCCACGCTCGGCCTCGTAATCCATGACGTGACGCATCGTCGATGCAACAAACTCACCGCTTCTATCAGAATACTTTTCGGCAAAAGCTTTGATTTTTTCTTCAGTAAGCATAGTGGCACACTCCTTCTTATTATATGTAGTGTACCATTAAACCTTATAAAAAATCAAGCAAATGCGGCAAAATTCTGAAATTCCATGGTATGTTGTACGCCGCTCAGGAATGCTGCAAGCAAAAACGGTTCATCCTTGCATCTTGCCATTGCGATCATATTCATCTGACGCTCCGACAAGACACCAAGTTTTTTAATGAACTGTCCTTTGTTAAGTGTATCAGTCTCTTCACATAGAACGATACTATCAACCTCTAGGAAATCACAATCTTCCTTTGAGAGTAGAACATGAACCGGAGAGCGCTTGTATATTCTGGAAGACAACGGATTCCCTTTAATTGTTGGACTAAAGAAGTTGCGCTTATTGTTGCTCGTCACAACGAACGGTCGAATACCGCGCTGCTGATGACCTGTCGCATTGGATAGATCAACCAACCAAACCTCTCCGACCTTTGGGTCAATATTGTTGTCCATAGTCTTTCTCCTCTATAATAGTGTAGCTCCGTTCCATAGCTATATTATACAGGATACCTTTACAGAAGTCAATAGGTTTTCAAAAATATTTTTAGTGCCCGTACAACTCTGGATTCTCTGATACGAACACGCTGGTGTTATCGAATATCATCTCATACGCTTTCTCTTTATCGCCCGGCCTAAACTCAACCCTCCTTACTTCGTGACATTCTTGCCGCAACTCAATATGACTTTCGTTTCCAAAAAATCCAATGCCTTTGACAATCCCATGCGTCTCTACGCCAATGTCGTCCATCTTTTTGCAGATCATGTGAACATCCACACCATTGCAAATAAAACAGACCCACACTCGCTTTTTTCTTATGTACTTCAAAAAGTTCTCAACCTGTATAACTCCCAAAACCTTTTTCTCACTCATCGAAATACCGCCTTCCGATCACATAAACAACTTCCAAGATATATTATACACATCTTTTTGTTTTCGTCAATATGTACCACACCATTTTGTTGTGCTACTTTATCAAAATTTTAGATGATGCCATTTACTCAGCATCATCCACAACCAGCTTCGCGTCATAATAAAACCTGTGTGCGCCAAATTGCCCAGCAAAGGTTGCTCCGCGCTCGTGCCAACTGCCTGGAGCAGCCGCCGGGGTTACAAACCATTGAATAGGTTTGTCTGAAATCTTAGCGCCGTAATCAAACACCATAGACACAGCCAGTTCGTTCTCTGCCGTCACCTTCCTATTATATAAGGAACTATAACCATACTTCTTAAAGACCTGCTGGATGGTTAGACTATCAAGTACAGCGGAATCATAAAGGCATTGGGCCACAGCCATCTGGCCTTCCAAACTGTCAGCACCTGCTTCACAAGCAACGATCTGCTCCGCAAGAGCACGTTCGTCATCAGTGAGTTTATGTTTGCCCTGACCAAAGTTTACAATCCGCATCTCAGTAACGGTTTCTACAATGACTTCTGGCTCCTTTTCCTCTTGCTGCACTACACTCACTGCCGGAGGGCTATTATTATAAAGGTATGAATCACCATGATTCTGAATTACCGGACTGATCTTCGATACAAGATTCCCCGCCAGCAGGCACATTATACACACAATAGCAATACTTTGCTCACGATTTATTAACAAATTAGAGTTAATAAGAATCACTTCCTTTCAAAAATATTGGTTTTATCAGATCTTTAAAGACTCCTCATTTACGGTCATCACAAGCTCGTTGACCCGCTTCCAATCAACATTGTCCGGCAGGTAAGTCTCGCTCTTGTCAACTGACAATCTGCTTTCATAGGCCGGAATCAGTTGCTGACGAATCTCTTTGTAATCATATTCACCGTTGCGAAGCTGCGTCAGGAAGTTATGATCATTGTCTCGATAGGTTTTAATTTCACCTTTTTCCAAGATGTCAAAGAGCATCAGGTATACACGAACTGCATTCATTACCGTCTTGTGCATTTTCTTTGAATTATGGTAGATTGGATCTTTGTCTAATGTATCAGACTTCTGAATCAGCTTGCCTGCAAAACCTCCAAACGAGTAAATCACACGCTTTGAAAGGAATAGGTTTTTGTTGTCCATAAGTAGCTGCGTCATTGGGTTATAGCTAATAACGAGTTCATCGGCATTTCCTAACTGTTCCAGCATATTGGGATTTCCACTGCACATCAATTTCACAGCTTTGTTAAAGCTATAAATCGTTGTATCGGTCTGAGTGTCCACATAATGCTCAAACTCACCGAGACCAAGAAGGTCTTCTTTTGAATTCAATGCTACACCTCGAATGTCAAGATCTGAGCCCTCAACATTTGTCCCGTAAGCATGACTGCCACCGACCGTTACGAACATCATATGCTTGCCAAGATGCTCATTCTCCCGAAGAAAACTATATTCTGGGAAGCATAACGCTCCAAGCAATTCATTTCTTGTCATAGAATCACCTCTATTAGAACTTAGTTTTTATCAGATGTCTTTCCACCACTCGGAAATATCATCATCGTTAATTTCTTTCTTTGTTCCGACCTCACGAAAGCATTCGCAGATACTATCCCAAATTGCAATCACAAGATCACTACTTCTTTCAAGAGTATGCCCGAAGTAGTCCTTGTAATAAAGGTTAAGCATAAACGATTTTCCATTCATTCCATAAGTTGGAATTGGTTCATCAGCAACTTTAATCCACATACGGCCTCCTTAAATCTTAACTTTTATAAATCCGTTTATTCCATGCATTTACTGCATCCGAAAGCGTATTATTATCCGGCATTCCACAATTAACAAGATCATCATAATACGCTTTTGTTCTCAGTCCGCAATAATCACATACGACTTGCGCTCTAAATTTAAAAAGCGTTGCTGGGCCACCGCAACATGGGCATTGTTTCAAATTATCCATTTCGACCACACTTTCCATGTCTCACTACCCACTGCTCACTCTGATCGTCTGCAATAGACGCCACTTTCAGTAGTCCCATTACAAAAATCCCAAAAGGAACAAGCAGTATAAAGTAAAATGCAATAAACGATATTATTATAATCCACATTATATTAACCTCACATGTCTTTTGATTTAATCGTTTGTATTGAGGTTGTCTCAAGCATACACCGCACAAAGATCAAATACAATACAATTATCAAAATTACCAAAATTTTACTAATAATCCTACGTCATCAATAGTTATATCATCGGTCTTCACATCCTTTTGTTAAATATCCACAAGAACCCGGATTTTATCACTTTCCGTCCATTGCATCCTCAATCTTGCCATTGATGGAATCAATTTCTCGCATCAGCTTACAGCGATAATTTCCATCCTTATCAAGTTTGAAACACAAATCCTCATCACCACTCTTGTAACCCATGTAGCATCCAGAACAGCACAGGCTCGTCGCATCAAGCGCATCTTGGATAACTCGTGCTTCATTGAGAGTCAAATCAATCTTCATCTTGTTTCTCTCCAATCAAGCTTCTGACCACAATCTTTGCAATAGTGATCATACCTACTTGTAATTACCGTATTGCATTTGGGACAACGAAAACTTCCATACTTCGGATCGACGACAACTTTTTCACCCTCAATACGGCTGAAATAGTCATCAAGTACATCACTTAAAATCATTTTTCCACGCCAGCCGAGATCATTCTGTTGAATATTCTTCGTGAGAATTCGATATGCGCTAATGATTTCACGCTTTGTGTATTTCATGTTTTACTCCTCTACCATATCTTTATTTACAGTATTCCATGTCTCAGTCGAAATACTTTCATTTTCATTTCATTTTTATCAGACAGACGGTTAATCCAAGCATTCAGCACCTCTCTGTACACCGTCATATTTGGGCAGAAGTAGCTGTTTGTAAATACCGGCATATCATCATTACACAGAATTCTCATAACAGCAGCGCACACGGCTGCGGATCTTGATACACCAGCACCACAATTCACGCAGAACCAATCCGTATTATCTTCCTCATGGTTATCCAGAATAAAATTCACGATATCCTTAGCCTGAACATCAGTGATACAGGTGCCTTCTAAATCAGTAGTGCAATCATCAAACTTCAGCGGTAGAAAAGTAATATTGCCCTCACACTTATGAAAATCAATATGATGACCATTAGCTTCAGTGATTGAGATAAACCGAATCCGTTCAAAATGTGGCTGTCGGACAAAGTCTTCTGCATCTTCTGCACTCATCACCGAGAATTTCCATTTTCTTCGATACATAGTAACAATCATTTGGTTTTCCCTCCAAAGAATTTAGGTTTTATCAAAATCCTCTTTGAGACATTCTTCTCTTGCGTTATTAAGTATTTCTTCTACAATTTTTATTGCAATATAAATACCGTGCATCTTACCATGATAATAAATCCTATTTCCATTCTTTTTACCATTAAGCGCAGCATCAAAGTGTTCCCGTGATGCTTTATCAAACTCTTCTCCGAGACGATTATAAATTTCTGTTAGCTGACCCATATTCACACCTCTCAATCAAAATGCAAACGGACTATTATTCACTGTTATTATCAGCGCTACATTAAAAGCAAACATTACAAATGCGGTCATTCTCTATCACCTCAATCTCTAAATTCAATATCTACAACAATATTCTCAGGCTCTGTCATATACCTTCGTGCCAGCAGTTCTACCATTCGTTCCTTGTCCCCAAGATTACTATTACGCAAAAGATATGAGCAAACTTGCCTGCCTCTATACAAGAACACAGCCCATGCACTTCTCTTTAATGGATTTGTGGCCTTAATCATTCCATCGCTTCCTCCAGAGATGTGGTCACATCACCAAAGTCAAAATCCAGAGCACCAATCATATCATCCAGAGCATCCACAGCATCAGACAGATTCGTGCAAGCATTATCTGCCTTATCGTATCGTTCACTTCCCTGCAGGTTTTCCGGCATATTGTCACGATACTCTTCTTCTTCCCACTGGATATCCTCAACATCGGATTTTACACTTTCGACCTCAGATACAAGTTCTTCCAGCTTCTTACGGATGGAACGGAAACGATCAATAGTCTGCTTAATAGCTTTTCTACGAGTGTTGTTCATTTTCAAATCTCCTCTCAATCCACGATGCCAAGCTTGCAAATATTTTTCGGATCAGTGATGTAACCAAATGTCAATGTATTTCGCAGATACCCTTTATACTCAAATCCACGGTCACGAGCTGCCAACCGGCATACATCTCGAATCGCAGATTCTCTCGGCCAAGAAATACCAGCCAGCTGATACTTCCACTGAAGGTCTCTCAGCTTCTGCCACTCAATCACAGGCTTCTTTTCATCCTCGAAACATAAACCGTTCTGCACGGCATACTTCAGAGCATCACACCGCTTACTCTCTTCCGATGTACAAGTCCCCCATTCGTTTTCCAGACGGCGATACGCCTTATCAAACGGTGCTTGCTTTGCTCCATCAATCGCAAATGCTGCGCCAAGTAAACCCAAACCAAGTAACAGTCCCATAATTCAAGCCTCCATTTATGCTGTTTCCAGCTCTCTTTTTACTAGTGGACGACGTTTCGTTGCGTTTTTCAGGATATCGTTGCCACTGAATTCTTTTCTGTCAACTCTAAGATTACGACCACTCCCTATCGGACAAGCCCGGCGATAGTCATCAGCAGTCTTGCAACCAAGAGATTCTGCTTCATCCAGAGCTTTTCGCACATAAGCCCATGTGCTACCGCCGAGATCAGAACACTTACCAATCACAGCAAGTACAAGTTCATCACCCATGCGCTCAACATATTCTGCTAAAGCCTTTCGACCAGTAGCACCAAGCTTCCCGATATTCTCTCGAAAAACATCCTCGATAGGTTTCGTCGTTGTCGTCTCATCACAAGACGAAGACGATATCTTATCTTTTTCTTTCTCTTTTTCTAGCTTGGTTTTGCTTGCGTTTGCTTCATTTTGCTTACGCTTGCTTGATGAGCCACCAGCTTTGCCAGAAATTCTCTTGCCTTCGATGTATTCGGCATCTTTATCTAAATCTCTCTTCACGGCGGGCCACACATACCGCTCATTTCCGTTGAGTTCAGGCTCTGTTCCAGACGATTTGTATTTCATCATCGCCAGTACCAGACGCCCCACCTCAGCAGCACTAAGGGGTTCAAAGTAGCTCTCGTAGGTATCCCAGATCTTAATATAAGTATCAGCCATCATACACCTCAGTCTTCCAAGCTGTGTGTATTCACACCATAAAAAGTCTTCTTATAATATTCTTTTGCCTTATCCTCATCAAAACCAACGTACCGTAATGTAATATCCTGACTACTATGATTCAACTGACTCTGAATCCAAGACAATGCCTGGTTATCATCCTTATTAAGACACATCTCACGATAACCAAATGTCTTACGGCAAGAATGAGACGCAATCTTATAATTAAGATTCAAATCTCTACCAGCATTACGAAGGATACGAGCAAAAGAATCAACATCAATAGGATCACCGGCTTTTTTGGGTTCTGCAATATGAGGAATACCAGTTTTCCCATCTCCACCATTTGTCCTCAACGACTTTTTCCAACTCCCCTGCCGAGACGGAAACATCCAATCGTCATATCCAAGATTTGCAATCTTAATGTACGTTTCAACGATGTCTCTCGCTTCTGGAGTAAGAATGATTTCACGATATTTGGAAGTCTTTTCTTCGACGATGCAAGTTCCTGCGTCCTCAACCACCTCAATTTTTCCATTATAAAGACAGTAAGACATATCAGAAACTTTCAATTTAAGCAAGTCACTAGCACGCAACCCAGTTGCAATGCCGACATTAAATAGACACCAATTGCGATATTGCTTTTTATCCCAGAAGTATTCCGAAATCATTTGAACATCATCCAAGCTTCTAATTGGAGAAATATTACGCTTACGCTTCTGCTTACTTTTTGTAACACCACGCTTTTTCGCCGGAACGGAAGGTTTAGGATTAAAATAGACCAATTTAGATATCTGTTCTTCTTTTCTTTCAACAACTGCACTCATCACATTCACCTCAAATCCCATACTTTAAACAGTATTTTCCGTAAGACAATCCCTCGGCATCCGCAAGTTTAATAACATCGCTGAATGTCAAGATTGGCTTTTTGCTTCGTTCCTGTTCTCGTCTCTTTCTTTCATAAGCCTGTCGCGCTTCGATTCTTACTATCCTGCGGCAATGATCACAATACTCATGATTTATAGCAGCCGGCGCACCACAAACCTTACAGTGTCCGTTTCCTCTGATAGTAGGCATACCTTACACCTCGAACTTATCAATCTTCCAGTGATGACGATAATAACTTTCACCACTACAAACAACAGATGCTTCCGCAGCTTCGCACTATGTCTCATCATCGCTCACAGGCCGTAAGTCATTCTTGCTTTCATTAAACAGAAATACCATTTTATCAATTGCTTTGACTCTATCCTTTGTGACCATAATCACATTATCTTCTGCGTAAAAGTCACTGGAATCAATACATTCGTGCAAAATATAGACCTTCATTTTTATGTACCTCAATTCTTTTCAAATAAATCATTACGAACCTTCGGAGTAAACTGACGAGTGCCAAGCTGCTCAATTGCAGTCTCTAGCTTGCCATCTCCCCATTCTCTGGTTTCTGTGTTCATAACGATCTCAAGCAAAAGCTTTGCGTCCTTAGCTTCTCTTCGCTTACGACGAGCCTTTTTAAGCTCTGCCATAAGCTGATAACCTTGTGCTGCATTAACAGTCTTGAACTCAATAGCGTGCTCAAGGTCATCAATCTCATCACTTGCGGCAGTCAAATCGCCGTACACTTTTGAATACAGCTCTTTCAAATTACACATGGTTTTATCTGTAATAACCAAATTCTTTTTAAGTTCTGCCAGCCATTCAGAATCTTCCATGTGAAATGCGTATGTATTCGGCTTTACAGCCGGAGCCGTTATATTCGGACTCTTGCCTGCGATGGTAGCTTCATCCATAGATTTCGGTGCATAGTGTCCGTTCTTGTACCCGGCGGGAAGCTTGTTGATTTCACAAATCGCCAGTCCCTTGGATTCAAACTGTAATGCCAGATTGATATCACAGGTGGCGCAGATTCGACCTCCCTTCCGTTTCATAATATAGTTATGACCATTCGAGATTACGTACATTATTTGCTCTCCTGCTCCTTCATCAACTGCTTTACAGTTTTCTTAAACAACGCGAGGTTCTTTTCGTTTTCAATAAACACCTTAGTCTTCGGATTCGGTGCTTTACCGTGTGCCTTTTCGTAAGCCACAAACAAATTATTCATTTTCTTATAGCCAATACGCTCGTAAATCAGAGTATAAGTGTGCTTATACTGTGGCTTATCGCCAAGTTTTTCTGCCAGAGGAAGCATAATGGGGAAAAGAATTTTTGCCGTTTCGCTCTGCTTCTTGGGCTTTTCCTCCACAACCGGTTCAGGTTCAACTTCCTTGGCTTCTACCTCGATCACAGGAGCATCACAGACAACCACTTCAGGAGCTGCTTCAATAGTTTTCGCTTCAGGCAGAGCTTTCTGCTCAGCGGCCTCTTCCTTCTTCTTATTGATTGCTTCAGTATACGAATCTTCAACCAAGGCACCAAAGATGGACTTATACATCGTACTTGCTTCAACCACATCAATCGTAGGAATGTGACCAGTGCGACCGGTTCTTGCACAATACTTTCTGCGCTCTTCCTCAATAACGAAGGTATAGACACGATTCATATATTCGTAAATATCACGGAACACATCCTGAACCTTCATTTCATTGATTGCGGCAATCACATTGATACGTTCATACATCTTCTTACGCCAGTCGCTCATCACATCCTTACGAGGAGTAAAGTTTCTGGTGGAACGAATTGCTTCATCCATCTGCTTGTCCTTAATCTGATGGACACACTGAGATACGCTACTAATCGTATTCAATGCCTCGTTACTGGTGGCGCGAGCTTCCTCAATCTGTTCACTGAGATCCTTGCGAACAGACTTGAGTTCACTCTGAAGATTCTTCATGCTATCAAACAGGGCGTGAAGTCTTACATCAATGAATTCTTTGCTCAGTGCAGCATCCATCTTAGGAGTAGCCAGAACGGAATCACCACGCATCAGAGATTCCATAATGTCCCAGCAGAAATCCATAAACGCATCAGCCTTCGGCTGACGAGACAGACGGCAAATTTCCATCACACCACGCAAACTGTAACAAATAATTTCACGTTCCTTCGTGATTCCACCCTCAACTGTCGTCAAATTGACGACAGTTGATAAGGAGTCCAAACGATCTGCATTACGCTCATGAATCTTTGCAATGTATTTCCGAGGTTCTTTACATTCCAGTGCTCGCCCAATTTGTTCACGGGTCATGTAATACTGGTGCTTGTCATTCTGGTACACATCCACATTCAGTGCGCCGAAGGGCTTAGAGGTTATTACGGTCATAGGATTGTTGGTAGTCATTTTGTTTACTCCTTTGTATTTGTTAAGAAAAATCTGCGGTCAAATCTTCAAACGACCAGCTCTTATGATTCGTGTACTCATCACTGAATACATCCATCCAAAGATAACTTTCAATATCACCACAACTTTCGTAATTGATACTGGACAGGTTAATTGTTTCGCCATCATTTCTTTTAAGGTAAATCACAATCTCAGGATATGGCTCTGTAATGCCTTCTGCGATAATCTTTCCGATATGTGTATCAATTGCAAATTGCTTTTCATTCATTTTATTTTCTCTCCTAGAAGAACTGTTTTATCAAACTTCAACAATAGTCCACCATTCACTCTCTTTAGGTGCAGAAATATATACGCTATCATCCATCTCTGTAATTTCAGGTTTATATCCAGTTCCTGCATACATTTTCTGATAGTAGTTTTGAAATTCTGCTTCAGCTTGATTTATAGCTTCGTTTTTTGCTTCTTCGTAAGTATCAAACATTCGCTTTCCAATGATATTAGGAATAGCAAGATTCTGCATATAAACATCTAAAAGCATATACATATTTTCCACCTCAAAACTGATACTTCCAGAACAACTTTGCATTGCCGGTAATTGTCTGCAAATAGCTAATGTACTCATTAAAGGAGCATACACCCTTCATTTTCATCTTACGTGCTCCCACAGCTCGTGCAGCCACCTTCGGATCATAATCAACAGCGTCAATAAATGCACTGTCAATCATCTTCTGCTCAAACATTTTGATTTCGTTAGTATCCATTTTCAATTCTCCTTACTCAAAATCCCACCATGCGTTAATAGACGTATTCGGAACATAAACCTCAAGCATATGATGGCCGTCACGAATCCATTCAGGTTCATAGCCTTCATCTCGCAGTTCTTTCATCAGACTTTCAAAATCATTGTTAACAGACTCTACCGCTTCTTCCATTGTTTTGTGCTCTACACGGTAAGGACCATTACACATCGTATCGTCATAAACAACCGTAATCATTTTTAAAACCTCGATTCTATTTAGATTTTTACACTTCCTGCCTTTTCATCCAGAATAGATTGAAACATATAAAGCAATCCTTCAGCCGTACATTTCTGTGCTATCATATTCGCAGATTTTTCACTGTGGTTGCAATAATATTCGCTATAAAAATGCAATGCGTTAATAACCGTCTGTTTCTCAAATTTTGTCATATTCATTCTCCTTTATATTATTCTATTAAAGATTATCAATAAGAGAATCGATTGAGTATTCGATTGCATCTTCAGAATTAACCCTTTGAGTATTAAGAACGTAAATTAGCTCTCCATCGTCTGCCCATCTTATTTCAAGCATAACAACGTAACCAAGCTCATCTTCATCATATGAAATATCAAGTTCATATTCATAAAAACCATCAATGGTGTATGTTTTAATTCTAGTGTCAAAGTTATCAGGTTTTTGACCTACGCCAGCCCACCTAGACGGATTCATCTTAGAAATAAAATCTTTTGCAATCTCTCGTGCCGTCATATTCATTCTCCTTTATATTGTTATCTTATCTTCATTAAGTGTTTCGGTTTCATACGTTGTATAGACAAGCTCTGTCGGCTTACTGTAACACGTTTTCATCCAGTCAAGCTCTGCATCACGCAACTCTTTTGTGGGATAGATTTCATGCCCTCTATATGTATCGCCGTACATAAAGTGTCTGACAGAGTATTCAAGATGGTAATACATTATCGTTTTTCCAACTCCTCACACACTTTTGCAATGATAGCCAAACCTGTACGCCGAAAATCTGCATTGTAAGGATTTTGTGCTTGAACATCTAAATGGTACAGCAATTTTTCCAAATCAGAGCTATATTCAACGCCTGCTGTTTTACAAAGGACCTCGGCCATCGCTTGAGTGTCATATTTCATAATAAAACTCTCCTTTTACACCTCACTAAAATCCGCATTAAAAAGAATCTCGTTACCATATTCAGTAAGCGTATCCTTAAACCACTTCTCGTTCTTTAACCACCACTGTTCAGCCTGCTGCGGGCTCAGTACAATACCTTTTCTTTTCGCTGCATCGATAACGTCATCGACACACCAACGAGTTTCAGCAAAATAATACTGAACATCGTAATCATCTTTTTCGTCAAATGCTTCCATTTCTGTAAATTCGGTGGAGGGATGCTGCCAATCACAATTGTAAAACACGCGTTTTGCCTTCTTTTCATCACCTTCACAGATATCAATAATATCCTGTGCAGTGTAAAAGTTCGTATATGCGTCTGCAAGTTCTTGCAAAGTCATTTTACGGTCATAGATAACACCATTCATATCGAGATCAGGAATATAAATAACGCTGTTATAGCAGTCCTCTTCAGGAAAGTAGTCCGCTTTAAATATCGTACACTCTTGCCCATCACTCATATCAAGCAATTCATCAAGAATAGCACCGTTCTTCAGGAGATTATAAAGTTCGTCTTTTGTGTATAAAGCCTTTTTCATGATATTTTTCCTTTCAAAAATCTTCCAAACCTGAGCAAAAGCACGGACTAAAACGAACGTCAAACAATTGCGTAGTAAAATCATCACTACCAAGTTCACGTTCTACATCTATAACTTCTTCTCTAAGGTATAGCCACGACATAATCCCGTCATCGTGTTCTTGAATCCACTTCTTTTCGATACCAAATTTCTTTGCAAGTTCGTCCACTTCAAATACCCAAGCCCCAGAATCCGTATTCTTAGTGCCATACTCTACCATATAATCAGCAATCTGACGTTCCATCATGTTATCATCCATGATATTTTCCTCCTAAAATTCAACATTTATCAAAGTTATAAGTGACGGTCACAACCTTCTCTGCATCACCGATACGGCACCGATCTTCCTTTAATGCCTTTTCAAGACTACAACCAACACTGTATACAATACCGTTTTCAAACACATCGGAACCGATAAATCCGAATGCTTTATCAATCTCCTTCCATTCTCCGTGTTCTTCTCGATAAAGCATATAGCCGTAGTTCTCACCGGAAAGATAATCGCTATAAGTTTTCACCTCATCACGCATGATTCGTTCTGCTTCATTTTTGGTATTATCCGAACCATCCGTAATAGCGGTTACAATCCAACCAACATTGCTATCGTCCCACGAACCTCTGAATCGTGTATCACAATCCATAGACAAGCCAGAATGGTCATGCAGCCAAAGAGGAAGCCATGCAATATGCTTGTCCAGAAGAATCTGACAATCACGAATAGAGAATTCACCTGCAACGTATGTAGCAATTTCGTTATACTTCAAACCAACATACATCGGGTTTTCAGAAACCTTTTTATCAAAAAGAGTTCCAATACCGCAGATGGCATATCGTTTTTCGTCGCTATAATTTTCATCAACAACGACACAGGTATCTTCCAACTTCATATTAAAAAGTGCATCAAGAATTTCTTCATCAGAGCAATACTCGTAAACCAGATTGTTCCAAAACTCTTCTGCCGTACTCGCATCAATCTTATCACCAAGACGATAACGAGAATGAAAACAAGCCATTACAGAATCATGGTCATCCCACCAACGAGGATTATTATCTGCAACGTCATCGTGCTGAATATGTAAGCAGTACAGATTGTCGCCGTAAGTCCACTTTATGATTTCATTATCGTAACAACACAGGTTTTTCATATCTAAAATCTCCCTTTTATCAAGCGTAATATTTTTTAGTAAACCAGTTGATTTCGCTCTCTGTCATATCAGGCATTGTCACAGGCTTATGCAAATCGTTTTCAGTGCCATCACAGCCATACGGACAATCCTTCTTGCACCAACCATTCTCATCAACACAAACGCTGCAAGGTGCTAACGGTGCGCCACAAACAGGACAATGTGTTATTCCATGAGAATGAATCACAACCTCACCATCATGAACCGGACAGTACTCCATTGTGTAATCGGTCATCTTCATTTTATTCACATCTTATGCGCTAGCCTTTTCTTCAAATGTGTACCAATCAGACCAAATCTTATCGACTTCGCCATTCTTAAAACCGTTCTTATAATCGGTAAACTCAACATAATAATTGCTTGTCCACTCATTCAGAGTGTGCTCATAGATAGCTGCAACACCACGCTTTGTTTCAACAACGAAACTATCGACCAAAACACCTTCAACGTAAGCACCAGTATATTGTGCTTTGTTCTGGTGCATCCAACGGCTAAGAGCACCTGCATTAAGATAAAACCGAGTCATAATTTATTCTACCTCCATAAGTCTATTAGCTAATTCTCCCAACATTTCTTTAATAGCATCAGCGTCGTCAATAAGTTCTCTGATACTAGAAGGACAACCTCCTTTACCACGATGCCCCACCCACATCTCTGCGTGATCATCAGCATCAAAATCACGAGCATATTCATAAACTGATTCAGGGAAGTTTTCAACCTCCACACAAACGATTAAGTCCTCTCCTGCTGGAGAATAATTTTCAATTTCAACTCTGCCATCATTTGTGTAATCGCATACGCGCCAATCCAGCGATTCCAAAACATCAATATATTTAGGATGAATTTTCATAACTCATTCTCCTTCACTCTGCAATTATCATAGCGAGAACCGGTTCACCGGAATCCTTCAACTGAAGCTCCAGAATATCGCCATCATCTACGATCGCACACCTACTTAAGTAATCCTGCGGAAAGAACATCTGACATTCCTGCCAGAAGATTTCTTTCGGGTCCTCGTTTTCATCAACGAACACGTTCTTGTGATGGAATGATTCGTTCCAAACCCATCCACAACCATCGTGCAGTGCATGAACTTTTCTTAAATCCCACATTTTATCACCTCAAAATCTCCTTGAGCATCTTTACCATACCTTCATAATCTTTATCATCTGCGCCTAGCATACGAACCGTCATATCAAAATCAACTGTCCGACAATCACTGAAATCGTATTGTTCAATATCGTTGCTACAAGTGTCAGGGTAATGTTCTTCGAGCCTGTCTTTCGTATCACAGTCACAGAAGGTTCCAGAACAATAATCACTGGCCGACTCACCTGTTTTCATGTACACACGGATACCATCTGTGACAATCACTTTAGCGAACCGCTTCATATCTTCTGGCGTAAAGGTCTTATCCATAACATCATACGAATAGACCATGTAACAAGTTTTATCAGGCTCATAAATATCCTGTTCCTTATCTGCACCAAACGCTCTAGCGTATCCACCAGCCCATCCACCACAAAACACAAGAATTTCTTTTCCCGCTTCGATAGCTGCCATATATTCCTCTTCAGGAATCGCTACAATTCTTCCGTTAGGAAAAATAAAACCTTCAAATTCTTTCATTTTTATTAAACCTCCATATCCATTATTCTTAATGAATCGCTTACTCTTTCATCAAGTGTATCAAGCCACTTTTGATACGAACTCTCCATCAACCGATCAAATTCCGATTCTTCTTTTAATTCATCTTCAAGTATGGTATAGCCCTCTAATACTTCATCGTATCTTTCTCTCATATCAAACACTCCCTACATTCTTGAATCCATAAAGGCTATAACCTTTATATTTGAAATACCGCATCGCTTTGTTGATCTGAGTAGAGCTTGCTGTCGAATGACTTTTCAGGTATGTATTCTTATATTCGCACAGCTTTTTATACTCATCACTTTCACGATGGGCTTTTAACTTTTCGCAATGGTCGTGGCAACCAGGATAACGCTCCGGTGCTACACAATAACGGCAAGGATCAGTCATCGTTGCTCTCCTTTCTACCTGCGGCGTCAAACATCTCTATGATACGTGCTATCCAATCATCATTTTCTGATACATTGCAATCAAATTTATCCTCGAATCGTTCTGCTAATTCGTCAGCAAAATCCATAATCTCATCGTGAGAATAACCGTATTCTTCCTCAATCCAATCAGCATTGCCATCAAGCTGATTCTCTGCATCTTCAATACGATACTGATGCTCTTTGTAACGGTACGCTGCTTCAATCTGTTCAGGTGTCATTTCCCAAGACTTACCATTCCAGCTAGTAACAACAATCTTATTTTCGCTATTCATATTCCACACCCTCACTTGTTAGATTTGCACTGATATTTGCGTTCAATCATCTCTGCATCAGCGCAAGTCATACCGTAATACCAACGCACATCAACAACGGATTCAACCCAGTTTCCAGTCTTGCGGTTCTTTATGACACGAACCTCTTCAACATCTTTGTGAATCTGTGTGCCTGGCTTCGGGAGATAAGTCAAAACACTTTCTTCAGAATGTTCCAAATCGTAAGAGCCAACAAATGTGCAATCACGTTTGATCAAATCAAAAATTTTCTTACGGCTCTGTTTAGACAGGTTTCTCATATTGCAAACTCCTTTTCTCTTGTGAACTTAATCACCAGTGCATTCACATTGGCTGCTTCCATCGTTGACTGCTTTGCATCCTCATGGTTACCAGCTCTAAGGAATGAAACACTCTGATCCATCAGCTTGCGCCGATAAGAAGAAAGAGCTGCGAGAATAATATTCTTTTCAATGTTGGTCATGTTCTTTTTCCTCCTGCTCACGTTCCTTGTGAAATTTTCGCACTTCTTCCCAAAAATCAAACGGACTAGAATTGTGATGAACAAGCTCCATGTATTCTTTTCTACTGTTAAGATGGTTTATGTTAGTATCCATTTCTATCACCTCAATTTTCATCGCTCAGGTTCTGGCAAAAACTTAAATAAAAATCAATGTCGAAATCCTCCACAGTGCAATCAGGAGAAAAATCATAGAGCACATCTGCAACCGCTTCGTATTTATAAAGAGCATCTACAATCTCGTCACGGAATGCCGTAACCCAGTTTTTTGTTACATTGAATTTTCTGGTGATCTCGTAAATATAGATGATCCAATTACCTTCTGTGGTGCTTCTTGTTCCACTTTCGACCATCCAGTCAGAAATACTGTTAATCATCCAATCGGTAACTTGTTTTACAGTTTCGCTAGTATACATTTTCTATTACCTCAATCAAAACTGAACCACTTCATGTTTTGCCTTTTCCAGCATCTCTTTCTCTTGCTCTTCAAGACGCTCAACCTCGCACAAAACATCACGAATGCCAAAGATAATCAAATCACGATCTCGTTCACGTTCTGCTCTATGTACTGGATTGTTTTTACAAGATCCTTCGCACAAGTTATTTTCTCTTGCAATCAAATTATCAATCGCATACTTCAAAACACGCTTATCTTTTTCAGTCATATTTATCACCTCAATCATTGTAAAATATCTGTTTTAGCAGTTTTTGAAATCCAAAGCTCTTACAAAATTCACAATAGGGTCTCGGAAAACAACGCTCTTAATACAAAGCGACTCCAAATCATACTGACCTTTACAATTTCCGTAAAAGATAAGTCCATGACCGATTTTATCAAACCATTTTTGAGCCTTATCAATAGAATAAAAGTGCTGCGCACCATCAACGGATTCAGTAAAAAATGTGTACCCACACTCACCAAATTGAACATACTCCCAACGATTAAGAGTGTTTCCTTCGTAGTCGAATAAATGCTTTACGGCAATAACATATACAGTTTTCATATTTTCATCTCCTATAAAAGCATGATTTTAATCCGCATAATAATCTTCTTCCGTTTCGATATCATCTAAGATATTCTCTAAAGAAGACTGTAAACCAAACTCACAAAGGAGTTCCTTCAACTCTCCAATCGTATCAAACTCACCCAGTTTCTTCTTGGAATCATCAGGATCAAGCAAAACAATAGAATCATATCGCTCTGACCTACAAACCTGTACACCACAACCATCATCAACAGTGCGAATGTCATACAAGGTGAAACGCTTCATACAGAACACTCCTTTTAATGTTTAGATATCAAAAGCATCATAAAGATCTTCTGGCTTATCATTCGGCATCCATACTTTTGCATTATCATTAAGGAAGTAACCGCAACCAAAAAATCCAGCAGGAGAATCACAAAGATTCTGTTCACCATCTTTAACACCAGCTTGATAAATAACATAGATAAACTCAGCAAGCTCATGCTTATCCATCCGCTTAATACGATCGTACATTGTTTCCATATCAATCACTCCTTTTAATATTTTCATGCTTCGCATTGGTAGCGGTTATGTCTGCCCTAGTACCGCTAATCACCTAGCATCTGCTGCTCACACTACCCAGATCTGACTTCTTATGTAGTCCTCAATATCTGCCGGGTATCCATTGCGCTGGATGTACTGACACAGAACACGCTGCACATCTCTGTTATCACCATAATCCATGGCGATAGAGATATCCTCACCGTGAGTGCCTACGCCAAGACACTCATACTTTCTGACTTCAATATAGAAATCATGTGCGCTGTAGTGTCTGCCGTCTCTGCGGTCAAGAATGCTGTCAATAATCATTCTTCGTCCTCCTGCTCTTCAATACGAACCAAACACTTCATGGTATTTAATATGTTGTTGTAGCGTCATTGGCTTATAAACATTCCTTGCGTTAGGATTCGGACGATACCAATGAATAATTTTCCCATCATTCAAAAAATAGCAAGTAACGATACTACCATTACACAATGCCTTTATAGGTTTTACACCAGCCGGAAGTTCAGACAATTTCCAGAAATATTTTTCTTCTTCAAACTCATGACTCAAAGAAAATCTTGCGATTCCATTTTCCATTCCAAGATAGCAAGTTCTGAATCCAACTACGTTTTCAAAGAAATGCAGTTGTTCCAATGAATCAAATTCAGCTAAATACCACTGCCAATTTTTATGTATTATAATTTTTGTACGGTGCCTTTCGTTAATACTTTTTGCAATAGTCATATAGTTCCTGTTCCAGTAAAAATCATTCTTCATTTTCAATCGCTCCCTCATCAATCATATTTTTATAGAAATCATCATCCAGAATTTGTTCTCCACACCAATTTACAAATAATCTTGCAACGTCCTCACCAGACATTTTAACCAGTGCATCCCACATCTTTTTCTGAACATCAGTCATCGTTTAACCCCTCCAAATAGATCTCTTAGTGTCAAAAATGCCCTCTGACGTACCATCATTACTTTCGGTATAGAGGTGAATCATATCTGCACCGTCAAGTCTTTCAATATGGAAATACTTTGCATTCTTGACAATTTCCTTTTCACGCCAACCAGCTGTATTCAAAAGATTACTTTTGCTAAGGAATGTAAATGTTGCGACAATCTTTTCATCACCTGCGCCATTGATTGTCGTTACTACAGTAGGCACAGCTCCTGCCGGTGTTCTATTCCATTCAGCTTCACAAGAAGCATGAAGCCCAAAGAAATCATTATCAAAGAATGGAATTGCCGTAATGTAATTGGTATAGAACGTAGGTGAAATCACTTCTTCCTTTGTTTCTTCCGGTACAAGAACCATCTTCCCAAAATCATTTTTCTTATAACGAACCTCACTCATAAGAATCAGACAACTATCGCTTGTGTAGTGAAAGCTCTCATAATTATAGTTATTGCGTTTCATACTCACATCTCCTTATTCTCTGTTTTTACTTGCTAACTCAATTATCTTGTTGATATTGTTTTCGAGTAAAAATTCCATATCTTGCATATGAATCGCAAGAATTTCTTTCAGTTCTTTCTTTACAGCCTGTTCTGTAATTTTGGGACAGTTGCAATGCACTGTCAGAATCAGATCTTCAAACGTAATACCATCCAGAAGATTGTCACTTACAACCATATCGTCACCAAGCTTCCAGTTCTGATCCATTTTATAGCCCTCCTCTCGTATCCTGTATTATATAGCTATACCGTAAAAATAAAAGCCCTCTGACGGACTGTTTTTCTAGCTACATAATACAGGATACTGCTGATTTTGTCAAGCACTAAAATGTAGATTTTATTAACGTCACATTTTAGTACGTTGATACGTTTTATTTCTGCGAACATTTTGTGAACGTTAATCAACATTCACTTCATCAAGCCGTGCCCACAGAACATCCTCGATGATATCGTCATAGATGGTTTCTGTGCCGTTACTGTTCATAACCATGGTCACATTCTGACCATCTGCCGGGGTTTCTTCCATGCTTGCATAAGAATACAGCCATTCCTCGCCGTTCTCATCAATAACATGGATGGTCTTAATTCCGTTGCGGAATACTTCGATTTCATCCACGCTACCAGCCAGGACATAACGATTATCCAGGCGAGTTTTCATAGGCTCTGCTGCGTTTGCGGTCATACAGTTTGCCAGAATGGAAACACCAGCCACAACAGTAGCCAGGATGATGGACAGCTTATTCTGAGTAAGTTTCATTTTTGTACTCTCCTTTTCTTATCAGTGACCCCAACGGCACACGATAACACCATTGATCCAGATAGAAACATCAATTCCCTGCCGATACCACTCGACAGCTTCACGATGAATGTTAGTGATAACACCTGTTTCATCGTTCATGAACCATTGACCTTTTTTCATATTGTGTTCTCCTTTACACTCTCATGCACTCATCAAGATAGATTCGTTTACCGAAACACTTGACGTATGCTCTGCCAGACGGTGCATAGATAATCTTCAAGTGATGGTAGTGAAAATACTTCTCATCATCACACAACACACCAGACATACCATAGAGATAATCGTCAATGCCGTATTCGATATCACCATGAATCTGGAAACCACCACATCTGCCGTAGCTGCTATCATAAGCGGTTACAGGATGGCTCTTACAATATTCTCTTGCGGTCATATCAAGCTCTCCTTAAAACATATCTTTTATTCTGACGGCATTCCAAAGACTTCAATATAAGCCTTCTTGGCTGCCGTTGTGATATGCGAATCATGTACGTTGTACTTATCGTACCACCCACAAATCGTACCAGAAGTATACACATACCTGAGTAAATCCCACGCAATCCGGGTCAACAGGTCGTTATATTCATGCTCTGCAATGACGCTCTTAACATATTTCTGCCAAGCGTCTGCGTTAGTCTTTTTCACATACTGAAAGCGATTAACGATATCAGGATAAACAGGATCGAGTTTCATTTTTGCCATATTCATTCTCCTTTACTCAAAGTTCTTGCAAAGACCCAAACCACCCTTTTCACGGGGCAAACGTCTGAGTGCATCACGGTGCGGACAGTCGATATTCTCACAATACCGACAGTTCGCGTTTTCTTTCTCCTGCTCCGCAAAGAAATTCTTTGCGGATTTCAGGTCACAAAAATAATGACCCTGATCCCATGTGTAGGAATCCGGGTCAAAATGCCACGCCACAATATATGGCGTGTAATAATTTGCCTTGTTAAACAGTGCTGTATAGGCGCTGCCAGTTTCAAGAACAACCAGATCTTCTCTGTTCATCAGTTCAACCACCCTTTCCATTCTGCCACACCCATAGCGATAGCACCAACAACGAAAACCCACACCATAGGCGCAATGCAACCTGCCTGATATGCGGAGTAGCCAAAGAACATTAAGAGACTTTTCATGATAGACCATCCTTTCTTTTGCATATAAAAAGAGCCTTGTAAGAATTAACTCACAAGACTCTTTCTGACGATATTCGGTTGTCTTATGCGGCAATATGTACCGCATGAATCGCATCCGACAACATTGCACGGGCATCAATCCCGTACACACCAGACACGGAATCCAGAGATTCCTCCGTCCATTCGTTATCCACCATAGCATCGTTCATGGTGCCATAACAGCCGCCCCATCTGCGACTGTCTGAACTGTCGATAGTCCAACCGATTCTGCTGCCGAAATCGCCGCAAGACATATCATCCACTGTGACGGTAAGATACTCACCGTTTTCGAGAGCAACAAGGATTCCACCGGACGGTTGAGAGTATCCCCCTCTGTTATTTGCCGTATCGGGGTTTGCGCATGGGTTAGTTTCGCAACCCCAAAAACTAATCATTCTTGCATCCATGATGATTCTTCTCCTTTCTTTAAGGGTTTTCTTCCCTTATTATACCACAGCCCACACTACAATCATAGTTAAGGCTATAATAATATTTTCATACTGTTTGCGCTTCTTTCGTCACGCCCAGCACTTGGCAAGGCTTTCATAGTGGACGCCCACCTCTTCAAGAGCTTCGGCGTAAATTTCTGCCAACTCTTTGTCGCCAAACATTATGGCAACATCAAGAGCCGACTCAATAGCCAAAATTGCCATGGTAGAACTCCTCTTTTATGCGATTTTCGACGTGTTTGTTTTCACTTTGCATATTTTGCAAATTATTTGCATAAATATACAAAACAGGGCATAAAAATAACACCCTATGAGTTTTTAGGTCATAAGGTGTTTGTTGACGTGAGTATTCGGTTCTGCTAGAATAGAGATATCATAATTTGAAAGGAAGTCCTTGCTATGCTAAACGAATCTGTTTTCACCACTCTTATAGAACACTACTCGTCAATGCTGTCTGATACGATTTCAATTCTTGAATTTTTCAAATCCAAAAAGATGATTGCAAGTGACAAATATAAAGAAAACTCCAGTAACTTATTTAACACATTCTTTGACTTGCTTAATTATTACGATGATACATGGATGGAATCTCTTGATGATGGTGAACTTGTTTACCTCGATGTTACATCAGACTTTATCATTAACAATAGAAAAAGACTTGTATCGTATTATGATTTCTTTGAAGAATGGTCTGAGTTTACAGACGTTGTTGGTTTTGGCACTCAACGTGCAACCGCAAAAGAAATTCTTTGCCAATTCGTAAAGGATATTGCAGAATTTTTCTCTGATGTTAGTGAAGAATATCCGTCTAAAAAATATGAATCCGAAGTATAACAACTCACTTTAATATTTGAGGCTTTCCATTCTCATCAAGGATAAGATTTCCATAGGTATATGCTTCTGCACAAGCTTTTAGAACTGCGTTTTTAGAAGTTCCATCAAGTTCTGTTTTTGCTGTAAAAGCATCAAAAAACTCTGGACTTACCTTGATGGGAATTATTTTTGCACGCGATTTTTCACGTTCGTATTCCTTGCCATAATCACGATTTGCCATAATTGCACCGCCTTTTCTTGATGGTGCAATTATATCATTCTGACGAATTGCTGTCAAACTCAAAATTATCACCTTGCTTTCTTGCCAGATTTCACAGGAAACACGTCATTCAAAGGGCGCATATCTCTGTTATCGAAATCACGGGCACAGCATCCAGTGCCGTCCATGTAGTACGACATTCTTTCATCCATGCGGAAGCTATGATTATTCATCAAGACTTCTCTGCCGTAGATCCAGCCGGAAACTGTGACGTATTCACTAGAGCCAAATACAACACGCTGAGAACGCTTTTTCTGAGCCGGTTTGCCCACTTCATTATAGCGGTCATCAAGACGTTTTTTGCTCTTATGATAGCGCAAAGAACCCTCTGCATTAGCTTGTGACGCTCTGAAAAAAGCCGTTTCACTCTGCTGCTGTTTGACCTTTTCCATTGCAAGACGCTTTTCTTTCTTGCTCTGCTGATAGGTATTCCAGTCATAAAGGGAAACACTTTTTGCCTTGTATGCTTCTTTGAGGAAGTCAACAATCTTGCAAGGATGGATAGAAGTCCATCCCATAGACGTTTTGACGTACATAGGCATAAAGCCTGTTTTCATTGCGATAAACGGACGACTGACGAACACAACGCCGTCAAATGTGCCGTAAAGATCAAACTCTTTAACTTCTGTGCCGTTGTAGATGATAGAGTGCCCAGAAGTGTTCTGACGCACTTCTCCCATCGTATTCTGATAGGATTTCAAGATATTTCACCTCTTTCATGGTATCTTGTGACGGCGTTTTGCCGTTGGTAGAGGTTACTTCTTCCCCTGTACCTCTAGTCGTCAGGCGTGTTATGTATTGCATTCTGGTATGTTTAGGCTAACTTCTTGGGTTTGACTTTAAGACTTCTTTTCATCCTCTGCTTTTGCCTGTTCAAAGGTTTTCTGAGCATCGGCCAACTTGATAGTCCAGGTGTTGATAGTGCTCTTGATGGTATCAAGGACGCTCTTTTTTGCGTCAAATTCTTTCTGTGCCTTGTCGAGATTGTTTTCGTGGGTTTTCTTAGTAGACGCTTTGATGGTGTTGTCGCTCTTGTCCTTAACAATCTGCTCTTTTGCCTTGTCAAGTTCAGACAGTGCCTTATCATACTCTGCCTGTGCCTTGTCAAGCTGTGTCGTTGCCTTGTTGATACGGGAGTTGCAACGCTTGCAAGCAAGGTTATAGTCTCGTTCATAGTCTTTCAGAAAAACGCTGTGTGCCGCTACGCTCAAAAGCATAGGTTCAAGAGCCTTGACGAAACGATTGATCGGAAGATTTGCCGGGGAAACGTCACCATCCATAGTGGTGGTAAGGTAAGTTTTTGCCATTGCAAGGACTTCTGTGCCAAAAGAGGGATACTCTTGCATAGAGAAAGTTTCACCAAAAACGATGTTTGCGAGATCGGACAGGCAAGAATGGAAGTCGGTAGTGTAAACTTTGATAATGCTTTCATCCTCTTTGTTGGTAGTGCTTGCGTTAACGTGGCAAGCGGAATTGTAAACGTACTTGATTGCATTGCCGTATGCCGTATACTCTTTTTCGTCCATCAACAGATAAGACGGCACTTTATCGGCTTTAGGGTATGCCTTGAGCGTATTAACACCGCCCTTGTTGGTAAAGCTAACAAGAGCTTTGCCGTTACTTGCATAGCCCCTTGCGGTAGAAGTCTTGTTGTTAGAGCTACGGATAGACAGACAGACGTTAGACAGGTTAGACATAGTATTATCTCCTTTGTTGTGTTATACTTATTGTGTATTGACGTGACGGCTTTTGCCGGATAGACTTACTTGAGAATGTCCTCAACAAGAGCTGTTGCAAGAAGTGAACAACCGCCGTAGACGGTTAGAACAACCGCATATCCCATGTATGCCAACCCGCAAAAGCTAACCAGCATACCAGCTGTAATGAGAATGAAACCGATAGTAAAAAGAGCTACAAAAAGAACGGCTTTGAGCTTTTCTTTGAACACTTGAATACACCTCTTCTCTGTTTAGTGTTCTGGTACAGTACGCTTTTGATACAAGGTGCATACTGTTGACCATCCTTGCTGATCCTCTTAGGTATAGTCTACCTAGGGACCAGTGAAAGACTTGCGTCTAAAACATCTTGTTTGCCAATATGCGCTTTTCTTGCTTTTGGTTATGCGTTTCCGTCCCTACTGCAAAGATAGTGTTATCAAAATTCAAGGTACGATTTTTTTGTGACTTGTCGCACCAAACCGACAAAACAAGTAAATGTTTGCCGATACGGTAAACTTCTAATCTTGACTTTTGTTGCATGATTTTTCTTGCAATTAAACAAGAGTTAAACCAAACAGGCTAAAATCAGAAGTCTTGACTTGTCAATGTGCTATTGGGTTTTGGGTTTTGCTTTTGGGCTTTCGCCCTTGAGCTTGACTAGATTGTATCACGGTATTACCGTTTTGTCAAGCCCTATTTTTTGAACCGCTCAAGCGGTGAAACGTCAAAAAGTGGAAACTGAAATTTTCCGGTGTTTCAGAACCATCATGTTTTCCGCTTTCCGGTGTTGCCCTTGAGCTTGGCACCATTATAGCCGGTATTACCGTAAAAGTCAAGCGGTATTACCGTAAATGTTGCACACGCAACAAATGGATTTTTGTGTACCTATTAGAGTCCCGAATGGGTGCGTGCGCGTGCGCGATATGGAATAATAATATTATTACAATATAGGCGGAATAGAGTAGGTGTAAAGTATTTTTACTTTACTTTATGTTGCCTGTGCAACATTTGATATCGTTTTGATATCGAACAATTCATAGCAAGTTGCTAGGAATTAAATCAGATATCATATCAAAGTGCTAGGAATTGCAACTTGTTGATATCATAGTAAAATACTAGGGATTGAATCTACACCAAAAATTCCTAGTAAAGTGCTAGGAATGAGTGTCGGAAAATGAGCATTTCCAGCACTGGATAAGGTAGGGGTGCACTTTTCATTTTTTGGACGTTCCCGGCAGCAGATCGAGATCCCAGTACATCTTTCTTATTCATAATCACCAATTATCAATTTGTTATATTCCATATTACTATACAATTTACACAACAATCTCCACAAAAATTACCTTCTTTCTAATTCCTATCAAACCTTCCTAATCTCCATCTTATCCCATTCCGGCACTCCATCACACTCTCTACCTACTTCCCTCCCCGGGTACATTTTCCCCTGACAAAATACTCCAAAATAAATCCCTATACCCTCTTCTACATACACCCACAAATCACTCATTCCCCACCCAAAATACTTAAAAATGTCTTAAAATCGCTATTTTTCAATCGGTAGCTCATTCGGTAACTAGCTAGAATTTAACGTATTTGCGTTATATTTTGGCTAGTTTTTCTTTTTATTTGTACCTTTTTACCCCTTATTTTGTTCCTTTTTGACCCAATAAAAGCTGAAAAAGCTAGGATTCATGCGGGTTTTTCCGATGTGTACCCGAAATGTACCGAAAAAGACCATTCTTCGGAGCATAAAGTACCTATTTGTACCAATCTGTACTCCCCTATCACCATAAATATACTGATCTTGCATCCGAGCAGCATTCTCAGAGGCTCCAAAGACCTACAAGGAGTATGATTGTGGCCTCTGGCGGCTTACACAGAACACACAGAGCATTTGGATGTCCTTCATAGAGAACAATACCTCCCAGAAACATACCTTATTATAATAGGCTTCAGGAATATTCGTATCCTGTATTAGATAGCTATTGAATTTTTGGCAATCTCATGGTATAATGAATGTAGATAGCTATACAATACAGGATACTGCTAAGAGATTGTGTTAGGATGATTGTGGTGGATGTTTATAGTAGTCTTCCAGACAGGGCGTGGAGAGGGATCTCGCGTCTGCGGACGCTCGTAGGTTTACTCAAATTGAATCTATGTCGCTTACGCTCCATAGCTTCAAGTCGAGTAAACCATTAAAAGATATTTTGTGATAGTTGTACTTGGATTGACGACCATGTATTTTCATACATATATATAATACAGACTCGTCAATCCAACTAAATTGAGTAGGAGGTTATATGGACAAGAAAAAACACAATGTTACATCGGAGATAGCAGGTAAATTGAAAGATGGTCAGATTTTTTCTAATTTTTTAGAACTATCTACTTATCTTAATGTATTTGGCAAAAATGGAAAGCCACTAGATGGAACTAGCAAAAAACACTTCCTTGAAGAGTTAAATCGATTCGTTGAGTTTAAAAAGGAAGGAAAGCGCTTTATCATTGTAAAGATTCGTCCAGACAATGAGGTACTGCCTCCTCTACCGACAAGAAATAAAGGAAAGTTCTCCTTGCGTTTGCAGAACCAAATTGCTTATCACCTACTTAGAGAATGTGATGGCAGTAGTTGGATGGAATTCTTTTGGACACCTGCTGCAATATTACGAGCATGTGGAATGACCAATAAGAATTTTTATCAATATCCAGAAGACCTACATGGTGAGGATACCTTTTGGGCTGAGATAGTTGGTACACCATTAGAAAGTATGGCTCGTGAGCAAATGGATGAGTTTAGAGAGAATCTAGCTGCAGATGCCGAAACGTTTCAGCAATGTACTAAATCTACAATGGTCGGGTATATTGAGTCTGCACTTAAATCTATGGCAAAAAACAAGGAAATATTTTTTGAGGACTGCCCTGCCGTGTTTATAAATCATAACCCAGAAGAATACCATATCCCCTCTGAAGACCAAAAGGCTATTTATATGAAGATGTATACGAATGTACTTCATGAATTCTATACGTCATCTGGTCGAGTGTGTCAGAGTGAACAAGACGTATTTCTGACCGGACGGCTTCATGAGTTCTATGAAGAGTTAGACAATAGATTCAAGGAAATTTTTACATATGACCTAGCACGACCGATGTACCATATTACGATTGAGCCAAACTCGTTGAAGCGATCTGCGGCACGGACGGAATATAAATTGCAACAGCAAAGTTTTCACGAGATGAATGATGCTATGTGTGAGAATATTCCAACGCTTTCTACCGTCAGAAGAGGTAGAGCGGTGTTGAAAGAAAATCCAGAATATTATAATGATGTTTCTCAACCACCGTTTCGCTTTGTGCATAGACAGTTAAGTGATGAGGTTCTTCAGCTCTTTATAGATGGAATGATTCGTGTTCCTGCGAATTCTGGAATTCCTCGTGCTGGATTTAAATGGTATGGTTCTTATAAAAGGTAAGGAAGAAGGTTGATGATAATGAATTTTGATAACACCTATTGGATTGATTTAAAGGTAACGTATGAGTATTACCAAGCTGCTGGACGCTTGCCGGAGTTTTATAAGAAGCATGTCTGTACAAAATGCCAGTATGAGATTCCGTGCTTCACTACTTGTGATGATGTGCGATGCAAATGTCAAGAGTTTAAGCCTAAGACTGTGCGGAAGGCTGACAAGTATTTACATATCAATGATTTCATGAACGATGTGGCTGCATTTGAGGCTGGCCGTGCGAATGAGAATTAAATAAGAGTCTGCGTGGCTCTTATTTGAAATATAAATACATATTAAAAGGGAGATTGTTTAATGAGAGACAGAAGTAATCTCACGTTTACGTTTACTGGTGAGGCGCATATTTTAGAAGACGGAAAATTCTTTACGAGGTTTAAGAGTCCGAGAGGCAATACAGTTTTTTATGATGGTGACAATGACATTTTCATTGACAAATATACACTCTTGGAGTCGATGTCAGCTTGTGAAAGCCGTGAAAATCTTTATGAGATCGAGAAACTTCTTTGTACTTTATTCTCGTGTGATTTTGACTCTAGTTTTTCACGGATGTATTCGTATGTTATGGGATCAAAATTAGAAGAGTTTAGACATCATGAATTCTATTATCAAGACGAATTCAAAAAGAAATGCGAATCATTAGGTTTTGGAAGTATTGTAGAACATAAAAATATTAAAGGACACATTCCAGATGCATGGGTAAACAAAAATGGTGAGTTAATTCCAGTCGAGGTAAAAGTAGATAAGTTTAACGCGAGTGCGTTAAAACAGCTTTCTCGATATATGTCTGTTTACAATACAAAGCATGGATATGCGGTAGCAAAACGACTTACAGTTATGCTTCCAAAGAATATTACTTTCATTCCATTTTCTGATTTTATGGACAAGGAGGGCTAAGAGATGCATATTCAGATTGGCAAGTACATTATAAAGAACTGTGACGAGAGGAATCTTGTTATTATTGAGCAGCGCCCAGCTGGCAAGAATCCAAAGACTGGTGAGATGGGCACCGGAGTAAAAGAGGTTACGGTCGGCTATTACCCGAACCTTGAATGGGCTTTACATAAGATTAAAGATTTGAATATTTCCGAGAGTGATGCTGACACCGTGGATGTTTTGCTGGCAGAGCTTGAACAGATTGATGAGACGATCCGCCGGGTGGCTGAGGAGGTCAAGTGATGGATAAGTTTGTAAATGCAACACGATTGATTGGCGTCCTCGATAGTGCCCTCGCTCGTCCTAGGGTCAGAGGTAATGCAAAGTCTATTGGTGGTATGTGGTGCGATATGGCAATGCAATACACAAAGAGCATTCTTGAAAAAGAAATGTCTGCTGGCGGTGAGTTCCGTCGAGTGGTTCATGCTCATTGGATTGAACATGAGGCGGATTTTGGAGAATCACTGTATTGTGAGTGTTCCAGTTGTCATAATTCTACTGGAATTGACCGTACACTGTTCTGCGGTGCCTGTGGTGCTATTATGGACGAGCAGACGATTACGGTTAAAGACTATTGAGGGTGATGAACGATGCGAACTTACGAGGATGCTGACGCAGAGATTAAGCAGCTTGTGCGTGACATGAATAGCAATAGCCTGACGCACAGCGAGTATGAGGCTGCTGATGATATGCTGGATGAGCTCTATCAGGAGCGTGAACGACTTTGGCTCAAGGCTATGGAAGATGGCGAGAGCTGCTATCTGTAAAAGCCTAATTTTATATTTTTCTTTATAGCTATACAATACAGGATACGTTTTAGAAGAATACGGAGGTGACTGCCGAATGGCAAAACAGCAAACTTGCCAGAAGTTTGTTTTTAAGATCCATACGAAGCGTCTGTTTGAAGCAAAATGGGATTTAACCCTACCATTAGATGAAGCCAGACGAAACCACGAGATCATCTCGCTGGCTGATAGCACTGTTTTACGATGGATTGATGAGTTGAATGGTGTTACGGATGCCGAGGCTAAGGCACGGAGTATCAAGCGTAGAATCAAGATGTTGCGGAATGAACCATCCTGCTTGGAGAACCGCCGGGAGATTCGGAGGTTATATACTGAGCTGGACGCAGTTCAGTTTAAGCCGGATTATATGTGCTTGGTGGTTGATAAGAAGAATGATTACCGCCGGGCATGTTCTCCAAAGGGGTTTAAAATCAATGGAATCACGTATTGCCGTCTGGTTGGAACTACCGGTGGTGTTAAGAACAGCACTATTGTATTTGTGAGCGACCGTCTTGTTGACGAGATCCGCAAGCGAATCGATAATGGCCGTAACAAGGGTATGGAATTTGTGCCTGCGAAGTTAGAGGCTTATAGAGCCCTTGCTTGCTCTGCTTCTATTCCGGTCACTGACCCTGATGGTGTACTTGTTATAGATGATTGCTATACGCATTTTAAAGACCATGTTGTTGTTCTGGATGACGGAGTATCTGGAGAACCTACGATAGTTGAAGATAACGAACATAATTGTGAACTATGTGCAAATGACGGTTTTGGGCTTATTAGCTACGACCTTGCACAACAGTGGAGTGAGGATTTGAAGTTGCCATCTACTGCGTCTGGTTTCTGTGTGCGGAATGCGTTCTGTAAAGGCATGTTATTTCCCTTCCCTTTCCGTGAGTTCGCTAAAAAAGTAGCGAAACAGAATATGCTAAAAGACGCATGGGGAGATTATCGTGATATAAATAGGATTCAAGTAGTTCTTAGTACCTCTATGTTGAAGCTGTGGGATAGTTACCATAGTTGTGAGGACTATCTTGAAAACTGTAGAGAGAACCACTATCACTTCTCTGTAACCAAGACTTGTGAGTTGGAGCTTGATGAGGAGCGCAATCTGAATTATCAGTTTATCCAAAGCTATCAGCTTACGAATGATGAGATTCGTGAGCTTGTAAAGCCGACTTTGGATGAAATCAAGGGCGTCATGGGCGGTGATTGGCGTGATGCGTTGCTGTATTTGCGTGGTAGTGGAATGCGTGATGACCCGAATTACATAAACAGTCTGGAAAACGACTACATTAAGGCTCTTATGATTGAGCCAGAAATGATTAACGACCCTTATGTGCAGAATCGGATTCGATACTTTATTAAAAAGCGAATCTCTCAGGCAAAAACGGGTGTTGTAAAGGTACGAGGGAATTTTCAAGTTGCGAGTGGCGATCCATATGCGCTTTGCCAGTCTATGTTTCGGATGGAGGTAACCGGACTATTGAAGGCCGGTGAGGTTTACAGTCGTTTTTGGAATGATAGAGACGTCAAGAGGGTTGCTTGTTTTAGAGCTCCTATGAGTCAGATGGCAAATATTCGGTGCATGAATTTGAATGTATCTGATGATTGCCAATACTGGTATCGCTATATGAAGTCCGTGTTTATCACCAATGCGTGGGATAATATGTGTGCAGCACTTAACGGTGAAGATTTCGATGCCGACCTTACATTTTCTACCGACAATAGAGTTCTCATTGATAAATGGGTAAATGAGCCGGTCGTTCTTTGTGTCCAGCGCAAATGCGAGAAAAAAGTTCCGACCGAAAAGGATTTTATTGAATCTAATATTAGCGGATTTGGAGATAATATTGGACGTACAACAAACCGAATTACAACGATGTTTGATGTGCGAAGTAAATTTGAGCAAGGTAGTAAAGAGTACGATGAACTTACGTATCGCATTATCTGTGGACAGCTTTATCAACAAAACGCGATCGACAAAATAAAAGGCGTAGCTACGACAGATATGCCGCAATACTGGTATGACAATAAAGCTTGCGCCGTTAAAGACGATGATAATCCTGATACTATCGAGGATAAGAAGTTCTGGAGTAGTATTTGCGCATGGCGTAAGCCATACTTTATGAGCTACATCTACCCTGCTCAGATGCGTGATTACAAGCAGTATGTGGCCGCAGCTCGCAAGCGTATCAAGTGGGATGGATTTGCCGGTCTGGATGAGATTATGCAAAAGACCGTCAAGGACGATGTGGATGAAATGGTTATCCAGTATTACCTCTATCGGATGCCGGTCGGAATCAATTCTTGTACCATGAACCGCCTATGCTGGACTGTTGAGGACGAGCTGGAAGATTTTGAAGAAGAACTCAAGATAAAGCGCAAGTTTGATTACGACTCGCTCAAGTCTGGTGTTGAGTATACCAACTCTCAGTATTATGGCATCCGCTCTATCTTTAAGGACTACTTGAGGTTTGCTCGTGGTAACGCAATCCATTCTGGCAACGGAAACAATAATAAAGAAACCGGCGCAGATCGCAAGGAGCGCATTGCGCTGTATCAGGAAAGTATGTTTCGCAATCTTCATGACAAGTGTTCTAATGACGATGTACTTTGCGACATCATGCTTGATCTTTGTAAAAATAATGCATCCAGTATTGCAATCGTCTGGGAGTTGTTTCATGATACTTTGATTAAACGCTTATTGGAACGCCATAATGGTATGGTGCATTCTCTTGTGCAGGATGAGAATGGCGATATTGAATATGACGGCAAGCGTTTCAAGGATGTGTTGGTTGACATGAATAGTAAGGAGGATGCGGATGATTGTATTGAATGAAGTTCTTTACGCTGAAGAGTGGCTAGAGAAGGATGTGCCTTGGAAGAAAGCGGGGCATGTTTTGCATTATGTAGCGAAGTATTATTTCTATAAGGGATACTCAAAGGATGACGTAAGAGAAAAGCTTAACGAGTATATGCTGCGTCATTTTGAAGGGTATAACAAGGTTCTAGATAGAGAGCTGATTGATAAAGCAATTGCTTCTGCAAAGGGTCGTCCTATGGTGGAACTTGATGGTGTGTGCATTACGAAGGCTGAGGTAGAGAAGATTCAAGCACTTGAAAGCAAGCAGATGCAACGCCTGATGTTTACGATGCTGTGTCTGGCAAAATACCATATTGCTGTTAATAAAAAATGCAACTACTGGATTACGGAAGATACGGATGATATTTTCAGAATGGCAAATGTATCCGTGAATGAGAAAAAACAGAACGAGATGATCTGTGAGTTACATAATCTTGGCTTTATTGGGTTTGCCAGCTTGAAAAAGATTGACAACTTGAATATTCATGTTTTGATTGCGGAGCCGGATTCTCCTCATGAGATTTTCGTGGACGATTTTGAGAATGCTGGTATTCTGTGGAGTCAGTATTGTGGGAAAGAATACATCAAGTGTGATTGTTGCGGAAAGATGGTTGCTCGCACCGGACGCAGACAAAAATACTGTCGTAAGTGCGCTAAAAACGTAAATATTGAGAAAACCGCACAAAATAGAAAAATGTTTGATTTATGAAATGCGAAAAAGCGCGATATTTTAACGTAGATACGTTATAATTTTACATATACAGAGTAAAACACAGTGCGGAAAGTCATGGTAGGGAGAGAGCGAGGACGCTTGTTTTTCTTCCTACCTATTTTATTTTGAAAGGGTGTTTTACCTAATGATTGAAATCACTAAGTCCGAAGCGAAGGCTGTACGAAAGGTCTTCCCTCATGCTTGCATTGCAAAGACCCGTCACAAGCGGTATCTGGAAGAGTCTGCTCGATATCTTGAGCTGCTTCCTTTTAATATTGCCGCTGTTGAGATGCTGAAGCAGATGCAGCGTAACGCACGTTACTAATCTTTGAAAGAACGAGGTATAGACTATTGGACTTTGAAATTCAACTTCCAGAAGAGATCACCAACCTGATGAATGGTGGCGGTCTCCCCTCTCCTGAGATGATGAACTTCTATGTTGATGAGAAGGATCGCATATTCTTTATCGACTTTGAGATTGACCAATCTTTGATTGAAATTGAGCGAAAGATTCTGCAGTACAACCGTATTGATAAGGATACTCCTGTTGAGCAGCGTAAGCCTATTAAGCTGTTTATTTATAGCTACGGTGGCGAGCTGGATGCTATGTTCAGCTTTATTGATGTTGTTGCGCTGAGTAAGACTCCTGTTTGGACTATCAATGCAGGTATTGCAATGAGTGCTGCTCTTGTGATGCTTCTGTCCGGTCAGAAACGTTTTGCTCTGCCTCACTCTACCGCGCTGATTCACAGTGGATCTGGCGGTGCGCAGGGTACTTTTGAACAGTCTAAGATGGCTATGGACTACTATGAGAAGCAGGTTGTGAAGATGCGTGAGTATATTATGGCTCACTCTACTATTGACAAGAAGACCATGACCAAGAATAAGGCTAAGGATTGGTATCTGGATGCTAATGAACAGGTCAACTTTGGTATCGTAGATAAGATTTGCGATGATGTGGATGAGTTCAATTAAGGGAGAGTAAATATAGATATGGCTAAGAGAAAGATTCCCACTGAGATTCCTATGGAGAAGATTACTGATCCTGATCAGTATGGTTTTTACGGCATTTCTTTGGACCCTGAACAGCGTGTGTTTCGTGATGCAATTTGGAATCCAAACATTGATGTTGTGATCTGCAACGCTGCAGCTGGTTCTGGCAAGACGCTTATTGCGACTGCGACTGCAAATCTGCTTGTTCAGGCTGGCTATTTTGATAAACTGACTTACGTCGTGTCTAGTTATGGTGAGAAGCGTCAGGGTTATCTTCCTGGATCTATTACGGAAAAATCGGAAGTTTTCTTTGAACCTTTTTATCAGGCTCTGATTAAATGCAACGTTGACCCTAACAAGGTTATCAATGACGAGTCTATGGTAAACCAGAAGAATGGTACTGGTTATATTTCTTGTTTAACTCATACTTTCCTTCGTGGTACGAACCTAAGTGGAATAATTTTGTTGGATGAGAGTCAGAACTATACTCCAAAAGAGTTACAGAAGACTATTTCTCGTTGTGACGGTAGTGATGGAGAGAAGGTAAAATTGATTATCATTGGTCACGATTTGCAGTGTGATCTTGATAAGCCGTCCGACTCTGGCTTTATGCGTTGTCTCCAGCATTTTGCAAAGCATGATCGCGTGGCCGTATGTCAGTTGACTACGAACCACCGTGGATGGATTAGCCAGTGGGCTGACGAAATGGACGTGAGCTAATGTCTAAAATTATTACAAATGAAATATTTCAGGCTGATGCAAAACAGAAAAACTCAAAAGTAACAGTTCTTGGAACGTACACAAAGATGAGAGATTCTATTTTGGTGCGTTGCAACAGATGTGGGAAAGAGTATTTCACTCCAGCGCAAAGTGTTCTTAGTGGAAAAGGATGTAGATTTTGTGCTGCGAAAGACTTAGCAAGAACTAGGAAGAACAAATTGAAGTATGATGATGTAAAAACTGCGTTTGAAAAACGAGGATACACGTTACTTACAGGAGAGTCTGATTCATATTATCGAGTTCGTTATTTGTGTCCTATTCATGGCGAAATGGAGATGCTTTGGAACAATTTCTCTCGCGGAGCTGGATGCCGTAAGTGTGCAACTGAAGAAGTTGCTAAACGTCAGTATGCGGATTTCGATATGATTTCTGAAGAGTTCAAGAAGCGTGGGTACACATTGCTTTCAACTAAGGACGAATATCACGGAGCTTTTGAGAAACTTAGATATCTTTGTCCTATTCATGGTGAGCAACAGACTGATTGGAGTAATTTTCGAGCTGGCAAGGGATGCCCAGAATGTGCAGTTCATCAAAATGACAGTAGAGTCGCTATCGGTCTAAAAGAATACTGTAAAAAAATGTATCCTGATACCATCACGGAATATAAAGTAGTTAAGAATCCCGAAACCGACCGCTATATGCCGTATGATATTTACATTCCATCGGAAAATATTTTTTGTGAAGTTATGGGGCAACAGCACTATAAGAGAATTCCATATTTTCAGAGGAATGATAACGACTTTGAGAAGCAATTTGAGCGAGATAATATCAAAGAAAAATACGCTGATAAGCATGGTCGGTATATCGAAATTGATTTACGTCATATAAAAACTGTTGATGAAGCAATTGAGCAGTTTGAAAGTTTGCATAATAGCTGGATTAGTAAATGGGCAGCAATGTTAGATTTCTAATACAGAAATAAAATATAAGGGAGAATAAAATTATGGTTGCTAAGAAGAGTGTTGTTTTTAAGAACGCTATTATTGATACTGCCGAGGGTACTATCACCGAGATTACAAAGGACGGTGAAAATGTCTTCAATTTGAAGGAGGCTCTGGCAAAGTGGGATGGCATTGAGGGTGTCACCATCAATATTTCCACTTCTGATGAGCTGCTGGGCGACCCGGCTTGATGCCAATGGGTTGCTATAATAAACGGCCAGAAGAAACGAGCGATGACTTCTTTGTAAGAATCGGGAATGCTGTTCTGGCTAGAGAATTGACTTGGGATGGCGCATCTAAAGTGCTCAATGATGAATTGGGTAAGAATTTTGGTGAGTGTGCATATCGCAAGCGTTTTAAGGCATTCCGTGCGGGTATGCAGTATCAGGAGTCCTTATCTAATAGAGATGTGGGAACCTGCATTCTGTCTATTTCCGACCTACATATTCCATTCCAGAAGCCCATTGAGACTTTTAGTGAGTACGCTGGAAAGATTGATATCCTTCAGGTAAACGGCGATCTGGTTGATGCGCAGGCCATTTCTCGTTTCAACAAAGTGTATCGCAAGAGTCCAATGGAGGAAATTCTGATTGCACGGCAGTATATGATTGACCTGATTGAGATGCTTCAGCCTAAGAAGGTTGTTATCAATTATGGCAATCATGACTTACGCTTCCAGAATTATCTTGCTAAGAATCTGGACACCGACTTGCTTGAACTGATGCCAAAGACATCGTTGGAGCTTATTTTTGTTGATGGTTTTAACCATTACAACAAGGAGCTTCATACTAAGGTTCATTACGACCCTTTGATTGATGTTTTCAAGGACAGTGGTATTGAGATTGTTTATAACGATACTTGGTTTAGTTTTGTTGGTGAAACAATTTTTGTGCATCCACTTGCTTACTCCAGCGGTATGTTGAAAACGGCAGAAAAGGCATATCGGTATTTCAAGGATAATGATTATTTCTTTGACAATATCGTAATGGCACACACTCATAAAACAGGGCACTATGATATCGGTAATTCTGTAATTTATGAGCAGGGCTGTTGTTGTGAAACGTCAAAAATGGATTATGCAGATGGAAAATTAACCCCATCTCAGCGAGAAGGGTTTATTCTGGTTTATCAGGATAAATTCGGAAGGTTGAATGAAGATAAAACACGTATCGTGCGTTTGAATTAAAAGCGGTGACACCCTACCAATAAGTGGGTAATTAAAAAAGAAGTACGACCGCAAGGTCTGCTTTGGGACATCATTTGTTGTCTCCTTTTCTATGCCCGTAGGTTAGTGTCTACGGGTTTTATGTGCCAGTGTAGTTCAGTTGATAGAACGCGGGTTTTGTACTCCCGATATCGCAGGTTTAAGTCCTGTCATTGGCTCCATGCCACTTTAATTCAGTAGATAGAATAATGTGTTCGTACCACATATGTCGTAGGTTTGATTCCTACAAGTGGCTCCAAGTTGTGCGGTCAATAGCTGCTACCGCCTAGACCAACTCAATCTACGGATGGTTGGATGCAAAGTAGTTCTGTGGAACGAAATGATAAGCTATTCGTGTTTCGCTACGTTAATGCGAAGCTTTAAAAGTCTAAAACAAGCGTTTTATCGACACGAGAACAATTCAACTAGCTCGGATGCTTGATGGATGCTTGTTTTTGTTGTGCGGTCTTACTCAAGTGGTTGAAGAGAACGGTCTTGAAAACCGTTAGGTCGGTAAATCCGATGCCAGAGTTCGAATCTCTGAGACCGCGCCAGTCCTTCTCCCGGAGGGCCTATATTATACCGGTTCCCTACCACCGGCTAAAAGGTAGGTTTTATAACGCAGGTGATAGTGCCGATGTACTAACCAGCCTCATAAGCTGTGTTTGGGTGGGTTTGACTCCCACACCTGCACCCAGCATCTCCCCTTTTGCAAGCCTGCCGTCAGTTTTCTACTCCCTCTGGCGGTAGGTTTATTTTGATTATTATGCCGGTTCGCTGGCAGGGCAAGGTATGTTACCGACATAAATGTCGTGAACATAGCAAGCTTATATAGATGATTAGTCTCTCACTCGCCTATTTACAGTGCGTACCATGTGAGGGACGCTTTTTAAGAACAGAACCTATTAAGCCTCTCAACGATGCGTATCATGATAGGTCTTTTATAGAAGGAAACACTCTCGGCCTCTGTTTTACAAGCACATTAGAGGGTGTATTTGCTGCCGTAGGATGTGCGCACGTTCTACGGCTTTATTTTTGATTTTGATTGGAGGTGTTTGTTTGCCTAGAAAGAAAAAGGTTGTTGAAGATGGCGTTATTCTTGAAGGAACCGAAAACAAAAAGACATTCAAATGCCTGCGTTGTGGTAAAGAATATGATGTCGCTATGGGGCATTTTTACCGAATAACATATTCTCCATTGTTCAAGGCAAATGACGGATACGCTCCCATCTGTAAAGAATGCGTTAATGAAATGTTTGATGATTTTTCAAGACGCTTTGGAAGCGATAGAACTGCTTGTATGCTAATGTGTCATGTTCTGGACGTTCCTTTTTATAATAGTCTTTACGATTCCGTTGTGAGCAATTCTGGAACATGTAGGCCAGGAACTTATAACCGTCTCGTGGTGAACATGAAGAACTTCCAGTTCCAGACGTTTACCAACACTCTTGTGAATGGTGAACTCAATAAAAACGCTCTCGATTTACAGGAAGAGAAGGAACAGAAGTGGTCGAAGGCAGAGATTCAAGCAAAGGATGATTGTATTTCTGTTGTTGGGTACGACCCATTTGATGGTTATAACGAGGGTGACCGTCGCTATTTGTTTAGCGAACTCATCAAGTATTTTGAGGATGGTATTGAGGACGACCCGTTCAAACTATCCCAGATTGTTCAGGTCGTGAACAACAACAACCAGATACGTCAAATCGACTTGCAGATTGCTCGTTTGAACCCAATGAATTCGGCAGAAGCAATTAAGAGCCTGAATGATATCAAGGTTAAGCTGGTTTCAAATAACGATAAAATTGCCAAGGAAAACGAGATTTCTGTCAAGAATCGTTCCAACAAGGATGCCGGACGTAACACACTTACCTTCTTAATGAAGGATATGCGTGAAAAGGATATTGCTGGTGCAGAAGCAAACTTCTACGACCAGTTACGGTCTCCGGGCACTCAATGGGCGGCAGATATGAGTGTTAAGGCAATCAAGGAAAATGCTTTCTTTGACGAAAACGACATGCAGGAAATTTTCGATACACAGAGAGAATTGATTGATAAGTTCCAGAAAGAAAGTGATGACGCTAAGGAAAAATACAGACTGTCTCTTATCGAGAATCAACGGCTCAAAGAACTGTTGGAAGATGCCGGTATTGATGCAAGTGCAAAAGATACGGATGGTGATGCCGTATGAGAATGAAACAAAGAGCGCCTATTATTACAGCCGCAAAACGTAAGATTTATGAGTGTGATGCGGCAACGATTGCATTCTATCGTCGGAATCCTGTTATTGCTGCCAGAGATTTGTTGGGCATCCAACTATTCGATGCACAGGCATACATGCTGGAGCAAAGCTGGAATGCAAGTCATGTTCTTTGGGCGTGTAGTCGAAACTTTGGTAAGTCCTTTGTTGGGTCAGTCTTCATTCTACTGAAGGCTATATTGTATGAAAACCAAGCTATTTATATTGTAAGTAGCGTTGGTGATCAGAGTAAGGTAAGTTACCTCACATATACAGAGATGTGTGTGTGCTTCTTGGTTAATTGCAGGTAATTGGTAAAGCTCTACACTAAAGCGGAATCGGAAACGATAAACGTAAATGTGCGAAAGCAGAAAAAACGTAGAGATGAGTTATGCTGAAATAAAATCGTCTTATGATGTGCTAAGGCTCGTAATAATCCATGTTCATGCAGCCACTACCCGTAACGTCTATATGACAGGGTGAGGTTCAACGACTATCTCCTTGTGGGAGAGTAAAACCGCAAGCTTATGGCGGAGGAAAAATCAAGCTCCAAATTTATTTTGGATGATGAAATAGTCTATTCACGACAAGAAATTGTGTGGTCGTTTATGCGGCAATGTACAGTTGCGATGTACATTAAATACATTCAGAAACTTTTAATAAAATCGAAGAAATTGTAACTCGCGCTGGCAAGACGGCAGCGTCTATTCGTAGTCTGCAAGATATTGCAGAGAAGGAAACGAAAAAGTCTGCGACGAATAAGAGTGGTTTTAGTCATAATCCCGCCGGGTATGTTGTTGAGTTTTATAATGGTAGTTCTATTAACACATTGAACTCAAACCCGGATTCTAACAGAAGTAAATTTTTTAATTACGTATTATTGTTCTAAATAAATCATTGATGAACGGGACAATAATCAAAGAGGTATTTTATGAAAAGATGGACAAAAGAAGAAGAGCTATATTTAAAAGACAACTATTATATTTTGTCTCCGCAAGAAATAGCAAATCATCTTGAACGCACAAGAAAAAGTGTTATATTTAAAGCTCATGAAATGGGCGTAAGTAAAGACGAGAGATGGTCAGAAGAAGAAATTCAAAAATTAAAAGAAAACTATTCAACACATTCTTTTAAAGAACTTATGGAGATTCTTCCTGGACGAAATCGAAATGCGATACAACTCAAGGCAAGTAAGCTTGGAATCACGGAAAGAAAAAATGTGTTTGATTTTAGATTTTTTAAAAATATTGACACAGAAGAAAAAGCTTATTGGCTTGGTTTTTTCTATGCAGATGGTTTCGTTTTAGATAGTTCAAATTCTTATTCAAGGAATTATGAAGCTGGAATAAAACTTTATAAAGGAGATTACAAACATTTAAAGAAGTTCAATAAATCCATCAACGGAAATCTTCAAGTAACGTTTGAAACCAGAATATGTTCTTTTAATGGAAAACCACAAGAATCGTGTAATATCCGATGCTACTCAAAAGAAATGGTTCATGATTTAGAGTCGCATGGATGTGTACAAAATAAAACATTCATTATCGAAGTCCCTGATATTGATGCTAATTTAATGCATCATTTTATCAGGGGCTTTTTTGATGGAGATGGTTGCATTTGTACTGATAGTTCAACAAAGAAAACCATTGCTATCAATTTTTGTTCCGCCAGTTTAAAAATGTTGGAACAAATGAGAACGATATTATATAATGCTGGAATTTGTTCGTATATAACAGATGAAAAAGGAAGAAGCACATATAGATTGTATATCCGTGGCGTTCAAAACGCAGATCGTATGTGGAACTATATGTTTGAAGATGCAACAATTTATCTTGATAGGAAGTTAGAAAAGAAGAACCGCTTGTATGAAGAATACAATTTAGCACAACGTTTGCTTCGCCTGTCAGAAATGGCAGGTTAATTTATTAAGTGAGGAAGAATACTGGAAGGCTGAGAAGCTAATCAGAGTGGAAGGCTATATTTAAAAATATAGTCACACGCAGAGCATAGAGAGTGAAACTAGCAATAGAATATAATCTCTCCACGAGTCCTCGCCCCTTAACAGGTAAAACTGAAGGTGAAAAGATATGCCGACCTTACGAAAATAATAATCGTAAGAAGTTTGGGACAAAAAGCCCAAACGATAACATATGAGACGTGCTACACTTGTATTCTTTGACGAAGCAGCGTTTTGCTCTGATGAACTGATTGTTGTCTGTGAAGCTTTTGCCACTCAGAATACTGACTTCGTGACTGATACGGATGATTCTTATAACCCTGAAACCCAGCCTCGCAAGGTTCCTACACAGCTTGTGTATGCTTCGAGTCAGGATACAATGGATAAACTATTCTATCGTTATTACAAAAACTTTGCAAAGCGTATGATTGCCGGTGACCGTGATTATTTTGTTTGTGACATGATTTGTGATGTTGCAATTCAGGTTTATATGAACGGCAAGCCATACAAGGCTCTGCTGACGAGAGATAAAGTTGAAGCAGCTCTAAAGTCAAATAAAATGAAGGCGTTGCGTGAATATTATAATCGCCCAAGCCGTGATGGTGGCGTAAATCAGATCATCAAATGGGGTACAGTTCGTCGCAATGAGCGAAAGTATATACCACAGCTTTATTGGGATAAGAACTATCAGTATATTCTTGCGTTTGATCCTGCCCGCACAATGGATAATTCTATTGTTGGCGTTATGCGTATTTATAACGATCCAGAAAATGGCATGTGTGGCGACATTATAAATTGCGTGAACATGGTTGACCTTGCGAATGAGAAAAAATTCAAACTCGATTCTAATCGTCAGCTTGAGCAGTTGCATGAGTTGATTCTACATTACAATGGTCAAAATCCTGATTACGAGTACATTGATAGATTGATGATTGACCAAGGCGCAGGTGGCGGCGGTACTTCGACCTATGCAGATGGATTGCTTAATAATTGGACCGATAAGTCAGGTGCAGAACATCGCGGCTTTATTGACGCAAATCATGAACTATATGAAGGATATGATGCCCGTTACCCAGATGCTGTTGATAAGCTACGTCTAATTAGTCCTCGTAAATTCCGTACTGCAATGGTTGAGGAATTTATTGAGTTGATGAATCTTGGTGTCATTCACTTCCCTCTTGAATATAACGGTGGAGACTACGTTCAGGTAGTAGACGGTGTGGATAAATCAACTGGTCAAGAAATTTTGAAGACGCATGAGCTTTCCTTAGAGGAACAGACTGCGTGGGTTAACATCGACTTGATGAAGAACGAGATTACAAGTATTCAGAAAACGACAAACTCTGAAAATACGACCGTAACATATGCTTTGGCACCCGACGTTGCAAATAAAATTCACGATGATAGGTTCTATGTTGCGATTTTGCTTGCTCATCGTCTATACGAATTACGTCGTAAAGATAAAGTGCGTCAGTCTGCGGTGGAGACAATGACTACTCCGCCGATTTGCATTTCTAACATTGACTTCTAAGCAGAGGAGGTGAAAATGTGGCAAGAAAGAAAAAGGAAGATTTTGATGTCGTGACTGCTTCACAGACAGATGATGGTACTGTTGTGCTTACATCTGTAAACGAGCTTTCAGAAGAAAGAATGGATAATGTTATCCGCCATGCTATCGCATCCTATGACCCCGAGAACAAGCAGTACAGTACATATTTGAAAATATCAGCCTCCTCTGAAACGCTGACGGTTGACCGAATTGATGAACTTGCACGAGGGTTACAGTCAAGCCTGACGAATGTGCAGACGGTAAATGGAATCATTCGTAATTACATTAATAAAGATGACCTGATTGGCATTACTTATGATGCGATTGAGGCGAATGTTAATACGGAGTTTAAATGCAGTTTCGCGCAGTTCCCTGAGCAGCGTAATAAGACAAAACAGGTAAATTACGCCCGTGAAGTGATTGATGATTTCAACGCACAAATCAACGTGCGAAGTCTGCTGCGTGCTGCCATTCCGATGACTTATGCAGAGGGCACTTATATTACATATCTGCGTCAGAAGGATGAGAACTACATTGTAGACTACTATCCTCTTGGTATTGCTGAGATAAGCGATTACTTATCAAATGGACAGCCTGTTGTGCTTATCAATATGTCTAAGCTGAAATCCGCTTTGAGCAAATCTATGCTGAAGGACAAGAAGAATAAAGCGCTATTCTTTGAAAATCAGGAGACCGAGATTCAAAACAACTATCCAGACGAGGTGTATCAGGCATTTAAGAATGGTGATACATATGCAAAATTGGATGTTGACCATTGTGGCGTGATTCGTATTGACAATATGGGACAAAAATATGGTGTCTCTCCCCTGTTTCGCGCCTTACGTCCGGCATTGATGCTTGAGACTTTTGATACTTCAGACCGTGTAAATGCTAAGGCTAAGGCAAAGAAAATCATCTGGCAACAGCTTGACCCTGAGTTGATGGGACCAAACAAAGATAAAAAGGGCTTCTCTGAACAAGTGACGGCGCACGATAACCTGCTGCGTGCATGGAAACAAAATACCGTGCTTGTGACGACCGCTCCTTATGTAAAGGATATCAAGTATGTTGAGCCAAAAGTTGAGATGACAAATATCGAGACTGTTAAACAGTATCGCAACCGAGAGATGGCTGCTTTGGGGATCAGTTTCTTAAATACCGACGGTCAGCAGACTGTTTCAACTGCAAAAGTGTCTCTTGACCAGTTGATGAAAAATATCGGTAAGATTGCAGAGCAGATTGAAGATGTATTAAAACGCTGGTATCGTATTCGCCTTGAAGATGCAGGTGTAGACCCAATGTACTGCCCTGATGTGAAAGTCTCTACTACTGAAATGATGGGTATGGAGATGAAGAAGGCGATTGCTCAGTTCCTGTTTACCACTTTAAACTGTTCTTACAAGACTGCTTACGAGTATATGGGACTTCATGCCGAGGACGAACTACGCAAGCGTCAGGCTGAAACCGAAGAAGGTTATGACGATGTGTTTGTGGCTCGCCAGACCTCTTATACATCGACCGGTAGTTCCGGCGGTGGTGGTGACAGTGATAAAAAGACAGGCCGTCCAAAGGGCGAGGAAACTGAAAAACAAATTTATGATCAGCAAAGAAATGAAGATAGTAAGTGAGGTGATGAACGATGAGTAAGGAGTATTTCTATAGTAGAAACATCTGTTGCTCTGAGATTACGGAGCATCCAGACCACTATCTTGCCAAGTTTGTCATCTGTGATTTCTCAGTAAATGGGAATCAGGTTGCTTTAAACCGTGACACCATTGAAAGTTGGATGAGTACATTGGTTGGCAACCCGCTTGTTGGTAAGTTGGTCGTAGCTCCAAAGGGTGAACTGGATTTTTCCGGTCACAATATGAAAGTCGTCACCAGAAAAGACGACGATGGCAATGAATACAAGACTGCCGAATTTGACACTGATGCATTCGGTAGTTTTCAGTCAGTCGGTATCGAGAAAATTGACGATACCGACTTTATTGTTGCCTCTTGTAAGATCTGGAAGCGATATCCAAAGGCTTGTGCGACGATTCTGCGCCGTATTGAGAGTGGCACGTTGAACACCAGTTGGGAAATTGATGTGCTGAAAGCTCATAAGGGAATCGTGGGTGGCCGCATGGCAAAAATTATTGACGATGGCGTGTTTACTGCACATTGCTTGCTTGGTGCAAATGTTGAACCGGCATATAAGTGCTCTAAACTGCTTGAAGTCGCTGAAACCGATTTTGGCCTTGAATTGGCAAATGCCTATATCGAGGATACAAAAGAGATTTCAAATATAGAATCTAATGAAAAGGAGGCAAAAAATTTGAAACTGAATAAGGACAAGGAGACTCAGACCGCACAGGTTGAGAATCCAACCGAGACTGAGCAGGCAGAGCAGACCGTTACTGAGTCTACCACCGAGCCCACCACTCCGGCAGAGCCTAATGTTCAGACTTCTGAGGAAGGCGGTGAAACCCCTCCCCCGACTGAGCCTGAAACCGGTACTGAGCCTGCTGGTGAGCCAGAGCCGGAGTCTACCACTGAGACTTCCAGTCTGACTGATCGTGATCTGTATATGAAGCTTGAAGATGCAGTGTCAAAGATTAGCTCTGATTACTACATGACTGATGTGTTCCCTGAAGATCACACTATCTGGTGCAAGAAGTGGGGCTACATGAACGAGCTAGATTACATTATGTTCCCTTATACTGTTGAGGGCGATGAAGTTTCTCTTGGCGAGCCGCAGAATATCACTTTGACCGTTTCTATTTCTGATGTCAATACCAAGATTGCGGAGTTGAATAACACTATTGCAAGCCTGAACACTGAGTTGCAGAGTGCAAAGGAAGAGGTTGCTTCTCTGACTCCATATAAAGATCAGGCAGAGAAGGAAGAGGCAGAAAAGGCGGCTGCGGAACTTGCACAGAAAAAGGAGGATTTGCGTCAGTACGCAATCTCCAGCAATATGATTACTGAAGCTGAAGTTTCCGAGGGTGGTAACTACGCAAGTCTAATTGAGGATCTGAACGAGACCGGCATTAAGAGTGTGATTGCCGAGCGTTGCGTTGAAGCCGCCAAGAAGGCTTCTGCTGAAAAGAAGATTGAGACCTCTGAGGTACATAAGTCTGAGAGTATCAAGCTGAATTTGAATGAAACCAAGTATAACACCACTAACGCTAACAAGCGTGACGCATGGCGGGAATATTTGGGTAAGTAATAACATTTAAGAGAAAGGAAAAATATTATGATTCGTGAACTGATGGTGAACGGCGCGAAGAATATTCCCGCTAACTATGCCGCAAAGGTCGATATGGTCACCGGTATGGGTGTTCAGGTTGATCACAAGGCTGGTCAGGTTAAGTTCCCTGACGCAGCTACCGCCGAGGGCATCGAGATGGTTGCCCATGAGTTTATCCCGGAGGGCATCTATGCAAGCCAGACTAATTTTGATGACTATGATGAGATGGTCACCAAGATTGAGGCAGGTGCGCTGGTGAAGCGTGTTCCTCTGTATGCTGGTGAGCTGTATGGCACCGACCAGTATAAGGCTGCTGATGCACAGGATACTAACATCGGCAAGCTGCTGGAGGTCAACACTGACGGTAAGTGGCAGGTTGCTACTACTGGTACTTCTCGTTTTGAGTTTGCTGGTGTGATGGACGACAACGGCCACAAGCTGATTATGATTAGTGTGCTGCCCGAGGCAAAGACTGTTGCTTGATTGAGAGAAAATCTTGAATATGATACGTGAAATTTAAGGCTATCGTCTTTTGGCAGTAGCTCTTTTATTTTGCGCGAAGAGAAAGGAAATGAATTATGGCACTGGATATTGAAGTGGCCGAGCTGATGAAGCAGCCTGGTCGTGTTTATGAAGTTGCTGAGAAGACTCAGTACAATCGCGCTATGGATGCCGAGGACAAGGAAATTGCTGAGGTTGTTGGCGCTCATGTTGAGGAGCTGATTGACAAGGGTGACCCCAACAAGGAGATTGCTCAGTTTGTTAACCGCACCGTGACTGATGAGCTGTATGGTGCACCTGATGAGTTGCTGGACTCCATGTTTGAGCGTGGTAATGTTGGTGAGTTTGATGACTACGAGGCAGGTCGTACTGTTAAGAACACTCTGAAGGCTTATGATGCAGCTAAGGGCGGCAACGTGCCGAAGTCTTACCTGCACTACGAGACCATTAAGCCCGTCTGGCGTAATAAGCAGATTGAGGCTGATCTTAGCTTTGTGGAAGTAAGACGTAATGCTTGGAAGAGTGTGGCAACTCTGACTACCTTTATGACTGAGGCTCTGAAGAACCAGATGTTCTATGACATCTTCAGCATGGTTGATGACGCTATCACTGGTGGCGAGCAGAAGATCGATGCACAGGGTAAGGAGCCCACTATGCAGGATATGGACGCTCTGGCTCTGTATCTGAATGAGTATGCCGATGGTGGTAATCCCTTCACTGTCAGCCTGATGAAGTATTGTGCTAAGATGCGTCGTATGACCGGTTACGCTGAGTATCTGTCTGACGCAGCTAAGGATGAGTTTAACCGTTATGGTCTGGTTAAGACTTATGATGGTGTTGCTATCACTGGTATTAGCTCTGCTAAGAAGCTGGGTGATGGTTCCCTGCTGATCCCGGATTAAATTTATGTAAATTTACGTAATATAGTCCAGTCGTGATGTAAGTCACGATAACAAATACACATTGAATTGCTGGAAAACCCTAAAACTACAATTACCAAAACAGAAGGATGAAATATGCCTAGATGGGTGGTTGCGAAAGTAGAAAGAAAATTGTAGATGATGCATGGTTAAAACCTAAACATTAAAAATAATGGGCAATCAGCAACCAAGCTCCGAAAAGGAGAAGGTTCAACGACTATCCGCGTGGGAGCGGTTAGGATGCAAGTGTTTGGCATCCGAAGTGGTGTGCCCCAGTTTTTACTGGGTGAAGATATAGTCTTTGCTCGTATGAGAGTACGAGGTTGCTATATGCAACAAGAACGGAGTAGCGTCCGATTATAGTGTTTATCTAATATTTTGATTCAACCAGATGCTGTGTAGAGTATCTGGCTTTTATTTTGCAAGAAAGGAGGTGTGCAAAATGATTCGTATGATGACAACTGAAGAGTTTAAGGAAAAAGTTCGTAAAATAAATCCTTCTTTTGAAGTTCTTTCTGACTACAAAGGTGGAAGGAAAAAAGTTCTTCGGAAATGTATGATTTGTGGCGACGTTAGAGAAGTTCAAGCAAGAATACTTTTGGAAATTCCAACTCATGGATGCCCAGTTTGTGTATCTTTAAAACGTGGAAAATCGTATCGAAAGTCCCCTACTCAATTTAGAGAAGAACTCTTTAAGGTAAATCCAAACATTGAATTGCTTTCAGAATATGAGAAAAATGATTCTCGTGTTCGTTGTAAGTGTAAGATTGATGAATATGAGTGGGACGGTGTTCCACACACCTTACTTGAGGGTCATGGGTGTATGGAGTGTTGTCGGCGTGCTGCAAATAGACGTACAGAAGATGAGTTTTTGAAAGAAATGCACGAGCGGTTTCCTACTATCCGTGTTCTTTCAAAATACGTTCGCATTTCCGTAAAAGTGGACTTTGCATGTGATGTTTGCGGTTATCATTGGACTGCAATCCCCGATACGATACTTAATAACAGAAATTCTGGTTGTCCAAAATGTGCTGGAAAGGCTCGTGTCTCAGAGGCAGAAATTATTGAAAGAATCGCAAAAACGAATGATCGTATTGAATATATAAATGGTTATAAAGATATGTCATCTCATGCGAATTTTCGATGCAAAAAATGTGGTTATGAGTGGCACACTCTTGTTGGTTCTGTTTTAGCAGGAAGAGGTTGCCCAAAATGCAATCTATCGCATGGTGCTTTACGTATTGCAAAGTATTTTGATGACAACGGAATAAACTACACTCGTGAATTTAAGTTTGATGATTGTAGGAATATTCGTCCATTACCATTTGATTTTTACGTCAAGGACAAAAACACTTGCATCGAATACGATGGAGAACAACATTTTGAGCCAGTAAAGTTTGGAGATGGCGAATCTGCTGAACGTGTCAAGTATAAATTTGAGACACAGCAACGGAATGACAACATTAAAACCGAGTATTGCCAAAATAACGGCATTAAGCTTATCAGGATTCCCTACACGGATTTTGATAACATTGAATCAATTTTAGATAAACATTTTTCTTAAAAATAGCAGAAGAGAATTTATGGTATTGCCGGTCGTATTGGCCGTCTTGACATGAAGGGTGAGACTCATACTTACGAGGATCACGACAACAACAACGAGAAGATCCATCTGATGGTCAAGGACTTCACCTTCGGCTACAGCATTGATCACATCGAGCGTGTTGCTAAGATTGTTCTGCAGTAATTTTTTTACCAAAGGCAAATCTGGGCGGGGACTTTGCGGTCTCCGCTTTTATAGAAAAGGAGACAAATTATGAGTTCCGTGATGGAAAATAAGTTTATTGACGTTCTGAACTGCGACGATAACGTGGTTACCATTTCGTCACTGAACGGTAAGGGTTATACTTTCGAGCCCGGTAGTGTGGAAGAGCCTTGTGTGATTCCTATTCCGCCGGAGGAGATTATGTATATGAACAGCACTTGTTCTGCGTTCAAGAATGGTGTTCTGCGTTTTCGCCATGAAGAGCAGAATGAAATCTTTAAGGCTATTGGTATTAAGGGCGACGATGTTCTATTCATTGAAGATATTGATGATGCGATTCTGAATCCAACTGTCGAGAATCTTCAGCGTATGATTGACATCAAGGATGGTGCTCAGTTTGAGCGTATTCGTGGTCGCTTTTATCGTATGACCAATGCCGGTGAAGACCTGTCTACTAAGGTCAAGCGCCTGATTGATGAGCGTTATAAGGAACTCCGTGCTGGCAAGCGTAATAGTGAGCTGTCTGTTGTACCTGCGACTAAGCCTGCTGATAATGTTCAGGCCGAACTTGAAACCACAAAGAACCAAATGGTAGAAATGCAGAAGCAGATGCAGGCTATGATGGCACAGATGCAGTCTATGATGGCTGGCGCACAGGCCGTTGCATCGGATAATTCTGTAGAAAAGACTACTGTTAAGCGTGGCCGTAAGAAGGCAGAGGCAGAAAAGGCGGAGGTCGTTCCCGCCGAGTAAGATTGGAGGGATAGTGTGACCGCATTTTCGGAAATATACGACAAGTTCTACGAGTTGGTTGAAACTGATAGTAACTTCTTTCAGTATTTTGACTTGAACGAGAATGAAGTAAGAAACCTTGTGCATGACCGTGCAAAAAGCTATTTGATGGAGTCACTTTCTGTTGTTTCAAGAAATATTGAGCCTGAAGAGAATTTTAGCTTTGATGATTATGATTCTGAGCTAGAGGAATTCAATTCAGACCTTACATACGACGAAATTGATATGCTTGCACACCTGATGCTGGAGCAGCATTTCAAACGAGAGTTTGGAAAGCTAAAGGCATTTAGTGCACAAGACCTTCCTACAAGTTTACAGGTATTCTCCCCTGCTAATGAGCGTGCGAGTATTCGTGCTCTTGTGAAAGACATCCATGAGGAGAATATGACGATGTTGGATAATTATATGGCAAAAGACCGCTCGACCCGTAAGCGTAAGACCATCGACTATGATACATACGCTTCCTACTCTGAGTAAGGAGGTATACCGATGGACTTTTATACGAGGGCACGAGCTGTTGGTGGTGCCGCAAAGATGTCTAACAAAAAGGATGTCAAAATTGCTTTTGCAAAACGTGACTTCGCTGCACACTTCAAGGATAGTGTTGACTACGAGGATAATACTTTAGTAAATGGTTTGCCTCAGAAACTGGTTGTCAGCCGTAGTAACAGTGTAGCCAAGGAAAAGAAGATTTGGGCGTATCCCGGTGATTCTTTGAATCTTGGTGATATTGTTGATTGCTACAATTGTAAATGGCTGGTAACTGAGATAGAACCAAATGATGAGATTTTTCTTCGTGGGAAAATGGAGTTGTGTAACCGCCAGATCCAATGGCAAAATCCGATTACTGGTGAGATAGTCTCTCGCTGGGCAACACTGAGTAAACCTTATTATGCAAATAATAAGGAACTTATTGTGACTTCGCTAAGTCAACGTGAGTATAAAGTGCAGATGCCTTTTGATGACGAGACTGCACTAATTGACCTTGATAAACGTTTTATGCTGGAAATTATCAATGGAGAGCCGAAAACGTATGTTACGACTTCTGTTGACCAGAGTACAGAGCGTTACGAACTGCATGGTAAAACACAGGGATTCCTTGTATTAAATATACGGCAGGATCAGTACAACAGTAAGACGGATAATGCCGAGAAGATGATTTGTGATTATTTTGAGCCGAATAAGAGTGATGAGCCAGATGCGGACTCTCAGGTAACAGCTACTATTAAGTACGCAGGCAAGCCGGAAGTTCGTGTTGGTGGCTCTTGGAAGAAATTCACTCCGGTGTTCACAAGCATTACGGGCGAAGAGGTTGCGGAAGTTGCAAAGTGGAGTTTTATTTGCCTTGATGAGTTCAAGAGTTTTGTTGAAACACAGGTTGCTACAGATGGTGTTTTCAAAATTCGTATCTTGAATAATAGTATCATGGACGGCGTAACTGTTAAGATTTCTCTGACAAATGCAGATGGTACGGCAAATACATCAATTGAATGTAAGGTGGTGAGTTTGCTGTGACAACGAGTGAATTGATTACTGACTACAAAAACAAATTGGCTTTAAAGTTGGTCAACACGGACGGACTTGTTGAAGCGATGGGTAATGACGATATTGAAGAGCCTGACGAGGCGATTTATACATACATCTTCCCTTACTTCCATATTCCAGACACGATTGAGGCAGCACACAGCTATATTTGTTTTAAGGTAAATATGACTGACCGAAGCAACGTCAACGATTGGTATGAGAACTTCACGCTTACTGTATGGGTTATCGTGAACCAAGCGTTAATGAAGATGAAGGGTCATGGTGGTGCAACACGAGTTGACTATCTGAGTGGTCTTGTAGAAAAAGAACTGCACGGCAGTACGATTTTTGGAATCAAGCAGCTTAAAATCACATCTAATATCGAAGACAATATGGATTTACACCATCGCGTGCGAATTATGACGTTCAAGACGCAGGATCTGGATGACCTTGTGGGGTGTGGCTGATGGAACTTCGAGAGATGTACGAGCCAAGTTTGATGCGTGGAAGAGATTTTAAAATCAACGACAAAATTACGATTCATATGCCGTCTGTCGGTGACATTATCGATTATGGCGAGCAAAAGTATTTTCAGTTGGTTTATCTGTTCTGTTCTACATCGAGCGACTACAAAGCACAACTTAACTCTGTTGGAGTTGATTGGCAGAAGGTCTCGGACTTTGAAATGTTCCGGCAACTTTTTATAGGCAATAAAAATCAGGATATGTCTATTTTGCTTGGTGATATGGATACTTCTGGATTTATGATGGCAAAAGATAACATAAGTGGTGAGATTGTATTACACAACAGGTTTACGGACACCCGTATCGACCATGTAGTGTATGAAACAATTTCTCAGTACCTATGCGCCGCAAATGGAATTGAAAAGCATTCTGAATTTGCTGCCGACGAACCCACAAGAATTGCAATGATAGAGGAAGCCCGAGATAACATGGAGTATCAGAAAACAAAGCATTATGAACCACATCTTGCAGAGCTTGTTCTCTCGATGGCGTGTTCATCCGGCTTTAAAGCAGATTACTTCAAGGCTATGGACTACCCTATGAGTGTATTTATGAATCATGTAAGAAAGATTCAGCAAATAAAAAGTTACGACAATACGATGCATGGCGTTTATGCCGGCACCGTGGAACTTGGGAAAATCCCAAAAGCACAACTGGATTGGACGAGCAAGGTTGACTGATTAGCCTTGCTCTTTTATTTTATCCAAATAAATTGAAAGGAAGAATATTATGAGCGATTTTAATTTCAATGAGGTCGTTATTGACCGCGTTCATCGCATTCACGAGTATGACCTGAACGGCAAGCGCCTGTGGACCATGAATCAGGTTAAGGATTTCAAGCTGACTCTGGGTGGCGAGACCGTTTATGCTCAGGATGCACAGGGCGTTAACATCATGGCATTTGATAAGAGCAAGACCGCCGAGGCTGATTGGTCTAATGCTCTGATGCATCTGGGTGCTCTGGCAGAGCAGATGGGTTCCAAGAAGGAGGTTGCTTCTTCTGAGGCAAAGCAGGTCTTTACCACTGTTGAGTACCTGACTTCTGCTGATGGCAAGAAGCTGACTCTGACTCATACCCCCAAGGCTGCTGTTGCAAATGCGCCCTTTAAGTACATCGATCTGGTCGATGGTCAGGGTAATGCACTGAAGACCTTTGAGCTGGGTGAGACTGCAGAGTCTCAGTTCTCTGTCACTGGCACTGAGGTTACTCTGCCTACTGGTGCAAACCTGAAGGCTGGCGACCGCTTTGTTGTGAAGTATCAGTATGAGAGCGAGGAGGGCGTTGCTATCAATGATAGCGCCGACAAGTTCTCTGCCGAGGGCGAGTTCGTAATTGAGGCATTCTGCTACAATCCCTGCGACAAGGCAAACAAGAAGCTGATGCGCATCATCTTCCCGAACGCCAAGATGGATAACGCTATCGATATGACCCTGAATAACGAGCTGACTCACCCTGTTAAGATCAGCGCCACTCAGGAGTACTGCTCTGACGATAAGCGTCTGTTCCGCATCGAGACCGCAGCTGCCTAATGGCAAATCTGAATTGGTGCCGTACTTGCGGAAAAGAATATCCGGTTTGCCCGCATTGCGAGCAGGATGCGCGTCTTAATCCTTGGCGGATGATTTGCGACACTGAGCCGCACTTTCTTGTGTGGACTGCCGTAAACCAATACCGTCAGGGAATTATTTCAAAAGAGACTGCAAAAGCAGACCTGACTACTCTTTTGATGCGCAAGTATAAGAATGTTACGGAAGCCGAGGTAGAAACTTTTATCCCTGCTGTTCGTGATGTTTTCCATGAGATCATGGATGAGCCTGCAAAGGCTGAAAATGAATCATCTAGTGATGTAAAGGATGAGACGCCCGTGAAGCCGGTAGTTAAGAAAACATCAAATCGTAAGGGGCGGGCATAACCGCCCCTTCGTTTTTCGTGGTGATTTTATGGAGAAAAAGAACAGAACAAAGTTTAATGTCAGTAAGAATCCAGCAGATAGAACATATGATGGCGTAGTTTATGATAGTAAGGCAGAAATGTTGTTTTATCGAGATATTGTATTGCCAAGACTGGCAAGCGGCGAAATTGTAGAGTGTCGTAAGCAAGTCCCCTTTCTTCTGCAGGAAGCGTTCCGCCGGGTCGATAAGGACGGAAAGAACGTAGCGGTGCGGAAGATTGATTATGTGGCGGACTATGAAATTACATATCGAGATGGCAGCAAACAAGTGATTGATACGAAGGGATTTGCTGATAGTGTTGCGCTGATGAAGCGCAAGATGTTCTGGTTCAAGTATCCTGATGTAGATTACCGCTGGATTACATACTCCAAAATTGATGGAGGCTGGGTCGATTATGACGACCTAAAAAAAGCTCGAAAAGAGCGAAAGAAATTAAAGCAAGCACAGACGAAAGGGAGATAAAATGAAGGTTTTAAATTTTCAGGAGCGAAACGAGTTTCTTGATGAGGTTGTTAAGGCATGTACTATTGACGGTGATTATCAGCCCGCACTGCTTGATGTGGTGTTTCGGCTGACCGTTTTAAAGTATTTTGCGGATTATGATTATCGTAGTGAGCCGCAGAGTGAGTGGCCGCGTATTGCTTACGAGTCTTTTAACTTCAAGATTAACAAGGCTGGTTGTGATACTTCTGCATTCTGGGACCAGTACGATTCTCTGGAGAAGGCTGTCCACGAGCAGATTGACCGTTCTCATAAGGAATGGCTTGTTCTTGGTCTCTGTGGTAAGCTCAACGAGATTATTGAGAAGCCTGACCCTATTTCTGATTTCGTTGACTTTATGGAGAACTATTTGAATGATGTGAAAGGTAACTTGAAAGACTTTGATGTTGAAAAGTTTTCTGAAGTAACTTCTGCCCTGCTGGACAATAAGCAGGAAATCTCTGCTGTGCTGGCAAAAGATAAAAAGGAATAAACACTTTTAGAGGTGGGTTGGAGGGAATTTTAATATGGCTACAAGAAGTAAACCTATCGTTCTTTATGACGAAAAGAAGAAGGAACTTATCAATCCTGATTCATTAGAATTATTTACGATTTTTAAGAAAGCCAAAGTTAATGCTGGTAAGAGCGACAGTACTATTTACAATTATGAGTCTGATCTCATGCAGTGGATGATTTGGATTCTTGATAATCAAAATAATATCAGTATTAGGGATATTACAGAGGACGATATTGAAGAATTTATTTATTTCTGTAAAAAGAACGGAAACAATACGGCTCGCATTAAGCGGAGGCTGAGTTCTATATCATCCATGTATAAGACACTTCGTATGAAAAAAATCATAAAAGAAAATCCTGTTGATTTTATTGAACGTCCAAATAAAGAAATCAAGGTAGTGCGTCAAACTTATTTGACACAAAAACAAGTTGACATTATGAAAAAAAAGTTAAACGAGTATGTAGAGTCTACAACCACAATTAAGGCAAAAAACAATGCAATGACCGTTAGGCTCTATGCTTTATTCTCGTTGTCTACTATGGCTCGCGTAAACGCTGTCAGAAATATTGTGTGGCGGAATATTGATTTCGATGCTTGTATTGTAAGTGATGTTTTAGAAAAAGAGGGAAAAATTGTAGATCTTTCTTTTAATGAAAACGTAAGAGATCTATTGAAAGAGCTTAAAAAGTATCGAAAAGAAAATGGCATCGAAGATGGTGGTTATGTGTTTGTTGGTACAAAAATCAATGGCGCATGGATGCCGATTACTTCAAGTACTGCCGGTGAGTGGTGCAAGAAAATTGGCGAGATGATTGATGAGCCCACACTACATCCACACGATTTTCGACATAGTGGTGCGACCATTTTAAAAAATATGGGAATGAGCCTTGAGGAAGTTTCAACTCTACTTAATCATTCTGGAACAGACGTCACAAATAAATACTATATCAAGAAAGACATGACAAAGATTTACGCCGCCAAAAACAAGTACGGAATATGAGGTGGAGTGAATGGGAAGTCTTGCTACTTCGTATACAAATTTTGATGATTTACTGGCCGGTGTTGCGAATGGAATTGAAGAAGCGGTGCGAGGTGTTGCTCCGCAAATCGAAACTCGTTTGCAAGTGAGTGCAGAACAGAATGTGCATCCGAAAGATGGTCGAAAAAATGGAATTACCAGTGCAAAAAATATTGTTAGTAGCGTTACTCGTGAAGGCAACGTGATAACGATGGTTGTAAAAGATATTGCTAGACCGCAGGGCCCAAAATGGGGTGCTTTTGACGAAGCACAGAACGATGCACTCGAAGGAACGATGTTTGCAAACTGGATCGAGCACGGTTTATGGATGGATATTGCTGCTTGGGCAAGTATGGGGTATTCAAAAGATGATGATAAACCGAAACGCCCTGCCCGTCCGTTTATAACACCTGTTCAAGTTGAAGCAACAATGCTGGTAAAAACAGCATTACATAATTTGTAAAAAATATTTTGAGAGGAGGGTCAGCTTTAAGGAGCTGGCCGCTTCTCTTTTTTATTTTGAAAGGAAAAGGTATTGAAAATGGAAAAGAGAGGTGGTCAACATGGATCCTAATGCAAATTCTGGTGCTAGTGGAGCAACCGATACTTCTTCCGCGACCGCAATTAAAGTTCAGGTCGTTCTTGATACTACAACTACACAGTTAAAACAGCAGTTTGCTGGTATCCAGAATGATATTGAGAAAGACCCGATCGGTTTGACTTTCGGTGTTGATAAAAAAACGTCCAAGGATGCTATCATTAAAGGACTTCAGGAAATTCTTGGCAAAGGTACTAATATTACGATTGGTGCTGGTGTTGACCCTAATGCTGGGAATCAAGTCAAGAAGCAGGTACAAAATGCCGCAAACGCTGGTCAGCAGGCGGCAAATAAGAACAAGGTAAAAATCAAGGTTCAAACTGATGTTGATGACGGAACTAAAAACAAGCTTGATGCTTATTATAAGCGTCTGAAAGAACGTTACGACCTTGAAGCAAAAATTGCAAGTTCTACAGTAAATGGAGTAATAAATCCTGAGCTTGACGGTGCTGGAAAGCGTTTAAAGGCAGTTCGTGCAGAATTAAAGCAACTAAAGTCAGAACTACAAGGAAAGATTCCAACAGATAAATACTCTAAGGCATACGAGATATGGCATTCGGGACAGGCTAGGATTGCCGCTGCTGGGCAAAGTGCTAGTGGTACACTTAATAGACGCGAAGATACAAAAAATACCACTCTTACAAATCGAGAGGTTCAGGAAAAGCTTAATGAGTTTTATACTCAACAGAAAAAAGCAGGTGCCCTTGAACAAGCATCACTGACTCTCGGCAATAAAACTGCAAATAGTAAAGAGTTAGAAGCTGTTAAAACACAGCTTGAAAAGGCACAGGAATCCGCAAAAAATCTTAGAACCGAACTTTCAAATTTGCTTCCTGATGAAGAAATTGACAAGCTCACAAAATTCGACAACGAACTCGATGACAATCTAATTCGAATTAAAGGTCGAATTGCTGACCAAAATGCCGCTAAAACGAAATCTGAATCGGATGCTCAGTTAAATGCTGCGAAAAAGGCAAAGATTTCTGAATACAACTCGGAATTATCAAATTTTAAGAAACTGACATTAGATTCGGCTCGTCTTGAAGGTAAGAGTAATTCGGAAAATGAACTTTCGTTTGTTAATCAGCAAATGGAAGATTCGTTAAATAATCTAAACAAATTGCAAACAGACCTTGGTGATGTTCTTTCAAAAAATGAACTCGATGAAATCATTCGCCAATATGAAAAGTTCGAAAGCGACTTAGCGGACGAAGTAACTCGTATTGAAGCTCATTATGAAGACTTAAAGAATGCGCGAGAGAGCACCAAGGCCACCGCTGAGGAAAAACGTCAGGCGAAACAGACGGATGATTATACCAATGACTTAGCTACTGCCAGAAACAAGTATAAAAATATGTTTGGTGTGCCAAGTGATGTGAGTGATTCTCTTGATAATGTAGATGCTCAAATCAAGAAATTGGATACTCTCAAAGTTGGCACACAGGATTATACAGAGCAGTTAAAGGTTATTGGCACCGCTTGGACTGACGCCACTCGTCAGATGGATGCTTTTGATGATGCTCAAAAGAAGACTGAGAATCGTGTCAAGAGCATGACGGAACAAGCTCTGAAATGGAAGGAGTCTATTAAGGACAGTGAAACCGCTTCACAGGAACTGAGAGATTCCATTGACGGTATCATTAGCGCATCTAAGAAGTTAGATTCTGACCATAGTTCTGAGACATATAAACAAGGCGTAAAAGATTTGGATGACGCTTTTATTAGTGCAAAGGCGTCTATGTCTGTTTACACAGATGGATACAAAAATCTTGAATCTACTGCAACAAAAACCCTGACTGAGATTCGTAAAAAGCAGTTAGAACTACAGCAAGCAGGAAATCATAAATTTGATAATGTTCTTACAGGCGATAGTAAATCAGCCTCTCTTGATGGAAGTCTTGAGAGTCAATTCAATTATCTAAAGCGGTACAATTCACAATCAGCAGACTACAAGCAAATCCTCGAAGGTATTGTTGAAGAGTGGAAAAAAATAAAGATTGAAATTGATCAAGCTCTAAAATCAGAAGAGGATTTGGAAAAAGAAGCTGACAAGCGAAAGAAAAAGCTTGATGACCTTGCCGACTCTATTCAAAGTATTGAAAATCAATCTCGTGGCGCTGGTAACACTCTTAATACCGAGTTAAAGAAGTATGTTTACGGTGAAAAGTGGCAGAAGGATGGAGATCAACAAGATGGTATTCTGAAGGGCCTTCGTGAAAAACTGAATACCTTGAGCGGAACTACAGATGTTTCTGAGTATAAGCGGCTTCTTCAAGAACTTGAAGCAGAAATTGACACTGCTGGACAAAAAGTTACAGATTTTAAGAAGCGTTTCCAGGAGTCTGGTGCTTATGAGCGTGAGCGTAAGAATTTAAATAATCTTGTTCTGCAAATTGATAAATACGCAGCTTCTTTATCTGGATTGGATAAAAGAAAAGACTTAGCTGAAGAGTTAAATAGCATTCGACAGGCAGCAGTGGATGGCACTTCTACATACTCTACATTAAGTAACTTGTTATCAAATCTTCAGATTCGTATGGAGCAGGCCGGTATTTCTGCTGAAACGCTTGGTCAAAAACTGTCTCGTCTGTTCAAGGAACATTTCCAGACCGCCATTGCTATGGCTGGCGTTGCGATGATCAAACAAGGTCTGCGAGAGGTTTATGATAATGTTCTGGAACTGGACACAGCTGTAACAGAGCTTAAAAAAGTCAGTAAAATGACTGGCGACGAGATGAATGAATATCTCGATAGAACTGCAACAAACGCTCGTGAGCTTGGCGCGAATATCTCTGATCTTGTGAGTAGCACAGCCGATTGGAAACGCCTCGGATACACTGATAAAGATTCAGAAGAGCTTGCTCGTGTGTCTGCACTTATGGCGAATGTTGGAGACCAGATCGATAACACAACGACTGCTTCCTCTTACCTGATTTCTGCAATGCAAGGTTTTGGTCTGGTTGCTGATGATGCAGAGCGTCTTCTGGACTGCATGAACCAAATCGCTAATACCGAACCAGTCAGTATGAACGACCTTGGAATTATCATGCAGAAAAGTTCCGCTGCGATGTCTGCCGCCGGAAATACATATCAGGAGACGCTTAGTTTGGCGGCTGCTGTGAATGGTGTACTTCAGGACGCCGATACGAGTGGCACTTACCTAAAAACTTTGAGCATGTACCTTCGTGCTTCAAAAACAGATGCTGAAAATGCCGGTATCGCAACAGATGGGATGGCAGATTCTGTATCCGAACTTCGATCTGAGTTGAAGCAACTTGCTGGTGTTGATATTATGAAAGATAATAATACCTTCAAATCAACCTATCAGATTATGAAGGAACTTTCTGAGGTTTGGAAAGATCTGTCTGACACAACACAGGCAAATATTACTGAGCTGATTTCTGGAAAGAGAGGAGGCCAGAGTACATCTGCCCTGCTGAATAATTTTAGCGTTGCTGAAGATGCTATGAAGCAGGCGCTTAATTCTAGCGGCAGCGCAATGCGTGAGAACCAGACGTACATGGACTCATTGCAGGCAAAGCTTAATCAGCTTGATTCTGCATTCCAGAAGTTTAGTACGGACTTGATGAAGTCAGATATTCCGAAGTTCTTTGTAAGCCTTGCCACAGTTTTTGTTGACGGTGCAGATAACGCTGTAAAATTTGCTGGTGCATTACCCACTTTGACAGCTGCCATTTCTGGCGTGTTGTCCGTAATGCAGATGAGCGGAAAGCTCAAAAATGGTGCGGGTAAAGTTAATATGCCCTCTTATATTTGTTGCGTATAAAAAATATAGGATGCGGCACCATGTAAAAATAAAACAGCCCCTAGAGTGCTGGGAAACCCTAAGAGCCATATCGCCTATATTTATATAATGTAGGAATCGAAAGATAGAAACAAGGATATGGATGCTATATGCTGAGATAAAAGCTCGGTTTTATCGTATTGTCAAAATATGGTAATAATCGAGTGCTAAGTAGCGTTTACAATGGGCGGTCAGCAGCCGATCCACTCCCCTATTATATAATGTAGGAAGGTGGAAGGTTCATCGACTAAAAAGGGTCAGTGAGCAACCACTGGAAAGATAGTCAGTTCTGGACGAAAGTTCAGAGGTCCACCTCAGACGTAACCAGACGACTTAAAGAAGTAGGTGGAAACGAGGAGACGCGCTATTCTCTGGCGCGATACAAATAGGAGAAAACAAAATATTCGTTGACTACATACGATTTTCTGGCTATAATAAAAGTACAATCGCGTATCAAAAATATACGGAGGTATTTATTATGGCTAGACCCAAGGGAAGCAAGAATAAAGCAAAGGTTCTTGATGGTATTGATTACGCAGCACAGATCGCTGAAAAGAATACTGCCGCAGAATCTCTTGCTCAGGAGATTGCAGCACTCGGCACAAATATTGCCGCACTGAATGCTGAGAGAAAGTCTAAGGAAGCAGAACTGAAGAAAATCAATAAAGAGATTGCAAAACTTGAAAAGAAAAAGGCTGATGCGGACGCAAAGGTTGCGGAAGCTGCAAAGAAGGCTGAAGCCGAGGATGTGCTCAAGAAGTTGTTGTCTAGCGGTGTGAGTGCAGACGAGATTCTGGAAAAGCTTAAATAAGGTATCATCATAAAACAAGCCCGACTTCCCTACTACTGGGAGGCCGGGTGTTTTAATTTATGTTGCTTTTACGATAGCCTATGATACACTCTTACAAAAGGAGTGTTGAATCATGGAAAAGAAAAATCATATTCCCGAGACCTCGACCTATAATCCCGTCTTGCCTAAAAAACAGCCACCGCAGAACACATATACATATTCCGGTCACGGGTCTGAACAGGCGCAGAATAGTCCATATTTCAAAAACAAAGATAGAATGAATGGAGGGTCAAATGACGGAGGTAATAAAACTAATAAATAATGTCGAAACGCTTTTCAATGTCTTTGTCCCAGGTGCCTTATGTGTTTGGTTCTATACAAAGCTTTCATTGAAGAAAATTGAGTACCAAGGATTTTTAGCACTTAGTATTGCACTTGGTTTTACAATAAAGTATTGTGTTGATTACATAGATTATTTACTTGGAAATTTTGTAATCGTCGGATTTCCAATTGTAGTTGTTTATGTTATCGTTGGCATTCTATGTGCCGCAATATTTTTCAAAGCCAAGAATTCGGTCAAGGTGCGGGAATGGTTTGGTTTAAAACTAGGCTATGAAACAGGCGATAATGTTTGGAGCCGACATATTGACTTCAAAGAAGGCACTTATCTTATGCTTCACATGAATGACGGAACTTTTATTTATGGCAAGCTTGAGAATGCCGATGACGATTATATCGTTTTAACGGAACACGCAATCGGCAAAGATCGCATGGGTGATAGTATGACAGCTGCCGCAAGCAATCCGAACCGTGATACTGCGCTCTGTATTCCTATGTCCAGCGTTAAGCGCTTTGAATTCATGTACTGTAATACAGAATCGAAAATTGCAAGTTATGTTTTGCGATAAAACGAATACAACCACTACCCTGCTACTTTGTGTGGCAGGGCTTTTCTTTTACCACTCATACCCACAATTCTTGCAATGGAAAGTTTTCTTTACTTTCCCACTGGCGAAGCCCCAGAATGCCACATCCAAAACTTTGGAGGCTGTGCCGATCTTTTCGATGTCTGGCGAGCCGCATGTGGGGCATTTGGGAACATACTTAGGATGCTCTTTTTCTTCCAGTTCTGCTCTATATTGGGCGTCGAAAGCGTTGGCATCCTTTTGAAGTTTTTTGAGAGTATCTGGATTTATTTCAGAAATACTTCTCCTCGGCTTAGTTTTATTTTTCCATTCTTCCTTTTGTTTTTTTGTCATTTCGTTCCATTCTATAAGCAAAATATTGTCTCGAATACAAAAAGCGCATAATAAGTCCCATCTTGAATAGTATTTATCGCAAAATGGACAATACCGTACATATTTTTCCATAGATTTCACATCTCCTCGAAATCGATATTAACTTTCTTTACGGTTGACTCCAAAGAAAAAGAATTACAGATAAGTGCTTTTAACAAAGTAGGTACTTCGTTAGTTGCTTTAATTAAAAAATATAAAGCTTACAAGAGTATTCTTGGCGAAACCAATCTTTCTATTTCTGATTTTATCAAATGGATGTTATCAGGTCAAGCTAAAATTGAAGGAACGCGGTTGAAAATGATTGCGTTAAGAGCTGAAGCTCTACTGCTCAATGCCGCATTGGGTGTTGGAATTGGCCTGCTCGTCTCTTGGGGCACTAAGAAGATTACGGAAGCGGCACAACGAGTGCAAAATGTCGCAACGAAATCTAAGGAAGCCGCCGATGCTGCGCAGAGCACCACTTCCTCTTTAAAGGATTTGGTCAGTGCTTATGAAGAACTTGGCGACAAGTCTGGTTGGGATACCGAGGACTTTGACCAAGCAAAAGACATTCAGGCAGAGATTCTTGATCTTGCCAAGGAGCAAGGAACGCTTGATGAAAATAAACTTAGTAAACTTGATCTTCAAAATGGCAAGTATGAGGAACAGCTTGGTTTACTTCAGGATATTACAGCGGAGCAGTTGGAAGCATCTCGTTATGAGTTGACCCAAAACAAAGACGCTCAAGGCGACAAGCTTGTTGATACAGCCAAGAAGAATAATCGGACGCATTATCTTACTGTTTGGTCGGCTCCTGAAATGGATATGGGTGACCAGATTAAAAATGCTGGCATTGATGTCTTTAATAAGTTCGGTGGTTATGGACCTGACGATTTAAATGATGCGGATTCTATTGTTGACTATTACAACGAGGTTGGCAAAGCATTAAAATATGTCATTGACAATACAACTGAGGCTGAACGAGCTGCCGGTGGAACGTATCATAGTCTGTATCAATTCTTGCTTGATGAGCAAAACGCTTTGCGTGACGATGTAGATTCTTATAATGATTCTACTGATGCCATCAATAATAACACGAATGCTCGTAGAAAGCTTCAAGCTGTTGATTTTTGGCAGAATGACAATAACAACAGTATGGACGTCAGTTTTACTTTTGACAAGGTAAATTCTGCTATTCAAACTCTGGAAAATACGATTGATGGATTTGATGCAAGTAAGTTAAACGAGCTCTTATGGGGCACAAACGAAGGATTATCAGACGAGCAAGCGCAAGCTCTCGCAAATCTTCGTAAAGCTCTGACTGACATGGACTTCTCTGCTGACACAAACGGTGTGAATGCATTTATTCAAGCACTTGTTCAAGTTGGTATTGTAGCTCAATCTTCAGCAAATGGTGTTGACGCATTGGCTGCTGGCGCACAGAAGATGGAAGATATTTCTTCCAAAATGGATGAAATCCAGTCTGCGTATAAAGCTTCTACCAGTGCAATGGAAGAGTACAATCAGTATGGCTACATGAGTCTCGATTCTCTTCAGTCTTTACTGACGATGAACACCGAGTATTTGAATTGTCTTGAGCTTGTTAATGGTAAGCTCCAGATAAATAAACAGAGTTATGCCGAGTTACTTGCCGCTGAATATGCAGAAGCTGCGGCAACAATTCTGTCTAACGCACAACACGAGGTCGCAAACCTTACTGCAGATGACACGGCTGAAAGTACTGATGACCTAAAAGAGAAAACAGAGGCTGAAAAGACTGCTCTTGAGAATCTTCTCCCTGCTTTGAAAAATGCTACTGCGGCAACCGCGACATATAGCGCGGCTCAGGAATTTGCAAATGAAGTAGAGAAGGCTGGCGAACGCGGCGTAGATCCTGCAAAACTAGAGGAAATCACGAATCGCACAAATACTCAGCTTTCTTTGCTGTACACCAATATGAATGCCGCTTTAAAGGGTGGGCGAGCATTAACAAATCAGTTAAATGGATTTGGCTCATCTTCTAAAAATGCTGGAAAATCATCTAGTACAACTTCTAAATCTGTTGCTGACCTGTCATCTGCTTTTGATACGTTAACAAAAGCGATGAAAGAATATAACCAGTATGGCTATATTAGTGCAGACACCATGAAGTCGTTAATCGGTGTTGATGATAAGTTTACTGCTTGCTTAACTGAGCAAAATGGAAAACTTGAGCTTAACACCGCAAAATTCCGCACTTTTGTCAGAGCGCAGCTTGAGGAAGTGAATGCAGCTAATGATGGTGGCAAGTCTGCTAGCGAGATGAAGAAGATTCTCGACTGGTTGAACTCTAGTGTCGATTCCGAAACCATTTCTTTTGAGCAACTTACTGATGCCATCAAGGGCTACGGTACGGCGATGGATGAAGCCAAGGAAAAGACGGATGCTATAAAATCCGCATTTTCTGGGCTATATGATATTCAGCAGAAAATCAAGAATAGTCAATTCGGTGTTGGTGACCTTGATGCAACAGAAAGTAAGATAGAGTCTATCTTGCAACTGAGCAAGTTCTTTGGTGATAACAAGGATTTGATGGATAATCTCGTTGACAAAAACGGGAACATCAATCTCAACACTGAGGCGTTTAAGAAAGCGACTCTTGATGAATTGGATAAGCGCATAAAAGCTGCAAACGAAACCGGTGGTGCGGCGGCTACTGCGCTTGCGAACTCGTTGAGTTCTGATAAGGCAAATATTGAAAGCGGCAAAATTTCTGTTAGTGATTATCTTGTTGGTCTTGGAACTGACCTTGAGCGTGTAAATACCGAGTTAGATAAATACCAGGCTAATTGGAACACACTAAAAGATGCGATGGACGAATGGAATACTACCGGCCAGCTAACACAGGACACCATGCAGAAGCTGCAGGAACTTCCTGAAGAATTCTCTAATCTACTTACTTATGATGAGGATGGTAACGCTAAAATTGACGTAAAGGCGCTTCGCCAAAGCTACGTTGATAAACTGAGTGCATTTGCAAAAGAGTTTGAAGGCAGTCCGATTGGTATTCAGGTTCAAGCCATGATTGATGATGTGCGTGAGCCGACTCCAGAAGAATATAAAGCGCTTGCGGAGAAAACTGTAAAGTACCAAAAAGCTCTAGCGCAATACACAAAGAAAATGTCTGCCATTGATTCTAACAAGGATCTATCAGAAGACGAAGCTCTCAAGCAAAAAGCCGAGGTTCAAAAGGAACTTGATGACGCTTTGGAAAAGGCTCTTCTCGAAGTTCAAGAGACCGACGCACAGGTTACAACAAAACTGAAAAAGCACTGGGATGGCGTCGAAAAGGTAATCAAGGAATTTAAGTCCGCTCTATCCGATGCAAAAGCTGTTCTGTCCTCTTTTCTTTCCCTTCTCTCCACTTTAAATGACAAATCTAATAACGACCTCAAGATTTGGGGCGATGCTATGGGTAAAGTCATCGACAAGCGGATTAAAGCTCTGAATAAGCAGAAGGAAGCTTTGGAAGAAAACAACGAAGCTACCGAACGCGCTATTGAACTTTCCAAGGCACAAGATGCTCTCGCCCGCGCCCAGCAACAGCGCACGACCCGTGTGTACACTGAGAATGGCTACGAGTGGCAGGCAAACGCCGAAGATGTGCGTACTGCACGCGAAGACCTTGCTGACAAGCAGCGCGAGTGGAATAAGAAGGACGCCGAAAAAGCTATTGATGACCAAATCAAGAAGTACAATGAGTTCAAGGACAAGTTGTCTGAGGTCATGGATGATATCGGCAAGAGCTGGAAGGATTACCAGAAGGAGCTTGAGTACACCGCACAGATTCAGAAGATGACTCTCACGCAGATGGAGGGCTCATTAGACAGTTATCACAATAAGATTATTGCAAGCCTGAATACCGGCAGCGCGATTACAAGCATCCAGAATTTGATTGCAAACCTTGAGTCTCTCATCAATACGCTCACGAAGGTAAATAACCTGTATTCTATGCTTAAAACTGGCGAGTACAAAGATCTCGGTACAAAAGGTCTGTGGAATACCATAAAAGGATTCTTCAATAAGGGAAAATCAGAGAATGTAAATAAATCCTTTAAAGACACCTTCAATGCCGCTAAAAAGGCATTCAATGCTGGTAAAAAACAGCTTACAGATACTGCAACTACTGGAGCAACAGATGTTATCAATGCAATGATCAACCAGATTAAAACCTCTGGAAACGGACTTATTGAAACATTTGGTGGCATCTGGGATAAAATTAAAGTTGGCGCTCAGAGCCTATTTAGAGGTTCTGGTTCTGGCGGCGGTATCATTTCCACGTTTGTGAATGGATTTAAGGCTATCGGCAATGCTGTTAGTAAGAGTAAAATTGGTTCCACGATTCTTGGTGGGATTGGTAAGGTTGGAACTACATTACTTAGTGGCGGAGGTAAGTTGCTTGCTGGTGCTGGAAAACTTATTGGTACAGCTGGAAGCGCCTTGGCTGCGGCTGGACCTTACGCAATTCCGATCGCTGCCGCTGCCGGACTTGGTATTTATGGCGGCATAAAGAGTGTAAAGCATCAAAAAGAAATCTGGTCTAACAAAGAAGATGGCTTTGGCAAAAAAGCAATAAAGTCTGTCGCTACCTTCTTCTGGGATATTAGCCCGATTGGTGCAATTGTAAATCTGTGCAAGGATATCTCTGGCAAGAGTAAAAAGACTGCTGAGAACACCAAGGATACAGCAGATAGTAGCTCTGAAACTGCCGAAAACACCAAACACAGCGCAACAAATCTCACAATTAACGCTACACAGATCGTATCTAAAGAAGAGAATAAAGCAACTGACGAAACAGACAAAAAGAATGACGCAACCGGCAATGAAGACCAAACAGTCAAAACGGCTGCTACAACTCTTACTGGTGCTGGTCTGGGCGCAGCTGCGGGTATGGCAATAGGTGGACCAGCAGGAGCATTGATTGGTACTCTTTTAGGAGGTTTTGCTGGTTTCTTTTTTGGTCGTCACGCGAATGGTCTTAAATCTTCTAAAACGAATCATTTTGCAAACGTTGACGAAAGAGGTTCAGAACTTATTGTTCGTAAGCCAGCTTCTGGACGTTATACATATCTTGAGACTGGCGATGGTGTTGTTCCTGCTGATATTACCTCTCGCCTGTTTGAGATGGGCGGCAATCCAGACAAGTGGTTCAGCGATCAATTGGCAAAACATAGTTCTGCTTCTATGGTGCAAAGCCGCGACGCTGGTGGTATTTCCCTGTCTATTGGTGATGTGAATGTGAACAATCCCGTTGGTGATAGCGATGCACTGGCTCGTGAGTTGGTAAATCGTCTGCCGAACAAGGTTGTACAGGAACTGAATAGACGTTAAACAGTACAATAAGCAAAAATAAATACGAAGTATACTTGGCTCAGGGTGGGTTGGGTAGGTTGAGATCGAGTATACATTTATAAAGGAGGGACGAGATGTCACAAAATAGTCAAGATGCAATCGACGTGTTGAGCAAAGTCATCGTAGACACGATTGAAAAGAAACTCAATGACGCAAAATTTGACAAATCGCAGACTGGCGTGGTAACTGCGGTGAGTGGGAATACATACACAATATCCGTGTTTGGAAGCCAGTATAACATTACCTCTGACCAGATTTACACGGTTGGACAGAGTGTGGTTGTGACTGCATTGCAGGGTGATATGAAGCGACTGGTATGTTCCCCCGATAATATTGGTACAATGAAAACAGTGGACAGCAAAGTCAACGTGGTTGGCAGTCAGCTGTCCATTATTGATACAGATTTTGCTGATACTATTGTCAAATACACGGATGTCAGTGAATTTTTAACGCTGAAAGATCAGGTAGACGGACAACTCAGCTTATGGTTCTACAGTGGTGTACCATCTACTGATACGGCTCCGACAGTAAATTGGGTAACGGAGGATGCAAAGAGACTGCACATTGGCGACCTTTATTATGACATAAAGGCTGATGATGCGTATAGGTGGGCGGACACTTTTATATGGGAGACTCTTAGTGATAAGAATTTATTGAAAGTTTTGAGAGCTGCGAGCCTTGAAAACGATACAGCAAATGGATCAAGACGTGTTTTTTTCACAACGCCTTCAACCCCATATAGCCGTGGTGATATCTGGGCAAGTAGTTCTGGTGATAATAAAGTTCTTGTATGTCAGACAGCACGTCCTACAACTGAAAGCTTTAGTCGAACTGACTGGGCTGTGGCGCTAAAATACACGGATGATACAAAAGCAAACGAGGCACTGGATGCCGCTGGCAAAATAGATGGTGACCTTGTAAGCTTTAAAACGGAATATAATTCTGATTTGGAGAGTACAAAGCAGCAGATTGAAGCCCGCGTAACCACTAAAAAATACAATGAGGACATGAGCGGACTAAATACAAAAATTTCGCTTGCAGAATCTAGAGTTTCAAAAAATGAGAATGCCATCATACTGTGTGCCACAAAAACTGAAGCTCAAAAGTATGCGGATGCTGCAGAATTAAATGCAAATAAAAAACTTGAAGAGCACATTAAAACAGCAACTGAAAGCATTGATTCAAAGGTTGCTAAGACGGATTATACCGGAAAAAACATTGCTACTTTGATAAACCAGAGTACAAATACTGTAAAAATCAAGGCGACAAAGCTTAACTTGACTGGTGCTATATCTGTTGACAAAAATGGTAAAGTGGCGCTTGATTCCACCTCTGTAAACAACAGCCTTACGCAAGTTTCTGGGGATAAAATCACCACTGATACTATTACTGTGGACAAGTTGAAGGCTGGGCAGATTTTCCAGCTATTATGGAAGAACGATTCAAAAGATGCATACTCTGCTGTTGGCGAAGAGAACAAGTTGACTTTTGAAGCGGACAGCGATTATTCAGAATATATTTTTATTTTCCGTGGCTACAAAGAGAGAGAAGTTGTTGAGATTGATCCAGAGAGTGCTGCAACAAAACGGGTGCTCGAATATTTGAGCAAAGTTTCTGTTATTGTGTCGAAACCAGTCGCAGGTGAATGGAGTGGTGCAGAATATCATTGCGTCACTATGAATACGCCGAAGCTGTGTATGATTTATGATTTGAGCGCTGGCGACAATTCTACTTCAAATGTATCATACAATTCTGACACAAGTATAAAAAGCGCTTTCCGTCCGTTCTATGTAAAAGCATATGAAAAGAATAATAAATATTGCACTGAAGTTACATTTTTTGACGCACAAAGCTATGGCGAGACGGCCATTACAACAAACAACGATTTGATTATTCCATGTGAGATATATGGCGTAAAATAAGGAGGTGTTAAATTGGCGAAACCGATAATTTCAAAATTTTCCGTAATAGACGCTACACGGGAAAATATCGTGCGGTACACATGCTACGATGACACGATCAATGAAGTGAAGTATATTATCTACGACAACGCCTCCGGCAATATTATTGTTAACCAGACAGTGAAAACCAGTGGTTCATCTTCTGTGCGTATGTTTATGCTGCCAGCGAACCTTGTACATAATAGACTACTCCCCTACTATCTTAAAATTACAGTAACAAATCAGAGCGGCAAGACAAGCGATTTAAGCGATGCCGTTCTTTTTTATTGCCATGAAAAACCGGTGTTAAAGTTTGTTGATGTGGAAGCACGCGCTGAAAAGACAATTCCCTTCCCTGCTTTTTCTTTTAATGTCGAGTATAAAAACATCGAAGAAGAGGGCGAGACACTAAATCTTTATAAATATCAGCTTTATGATTCAGACAAGACTTTGCTACACGAGGAGATATACCACGGCTCTATTTCACATGCGTTCAACGTAGAAAGCCTTGATAATAATAAGGTGTACTATGTGCGAGCGGTTGGAGAAACTGTGAACGGATATGTTCTGGACACGGATTTTTGCGCATTCAGAATTGAGTATGACGGACAACTGCAGAAGCTTGAAATTATGGCAGAAAATGAAAAAAGAGAAGGTAGAATCAAGCTTACTGTTACGAAAAGCGCGGACGAACCTAATAATTTTGACTCTATTCGCGTGAAACGTAGAGAGGTTGGCAAATACGACTGGATTACGATTTATGAAAAGAAAATCAAAAGTTCCGTTGAGCCTATTTTGATTGTATGCTATGACAAATTCGCACGTGGCAGAAAAACGAAGTACCAGTATATGGCAGTTCCTGTTGTGGATGAAATTGAACAAGTGTACACATCTACAAGTGCCGTAAGCGATTTTGACGGAGCATGGCTAATGGACAAAGACATATCATATTATGTTGGTCTTGAGCCAGCCGTCACGAATATTACACGCAATCAAGAAGCGTCTGTGGAGACGACCTTGGGAAGCAAGTATCCCATCGTATTTTATGGTAGTGAGGCAAATTATTATAGCGGCAACTTCTCTGGTGTTATTATCAAGTGGGATCGTGCCAATGATGCGTTTGATTTTGATGGGTCTATTGACTATCGGGAGACTTTTATCAATTGGCTAACGAACAAAAAGCCAAAAGTATTGAAGATGTATGATGGCCGCGCATGGCTGATGAACGTAAATGGAAACGTTTCTTACTCAGACGACGATCACCCAGATAAGGTAGAAATCTCGTTTGATTTTGTAGAGACTGGCGATTTGAATAACGGCGACAATATGAAGAACGCTGGGTTGATTTAAGGAGGTGGGCCATGACTTACTTACCTACAGAAGAAGATCTGGCCTTACTGAAAAGCCGGTCAAAAAGATTATACTGTCGTATTGAACTGCTGAATAAGGACTACCAGATTATTGATACGATCGAAGGACTTGCGTTAAGTAGTTCTAACTCGATTGACGCAGACTCAGATACACGGCGCACTTTTAATCTTGATATCTTCCCGAAGAGTGGATTCTCTATTTCTCAGTTCTCCACAGAGGAGTGGACGAGCAAGATGCTGCGCTTACAGATTGGTATGAAAGCTCCAACAAGTATGCCGCTTGTTGGGGCGGACGCGGTAAGAATACCAGAAGAAGAGATCGATGCAAAAATCAAAAATAGTGCGATATACAAAGAAAAGGACACAGAGTTAAGGCAAGCAAAGTGGAGATATAAGGTTGGCGGTTATGAACAGTATGGCAATATCGAAAATATAAACCGTAAGCGTATTATTTGGACAGATGAAAATAAAAAGAAATATGCATCTTTTGTGAAAGAGCAAGGAGATGTTGGAACATATTCGACCGTTGTTGCATCTTCAGATGGTTATACAACAAATGGCAAGACGTATGAGATTGCATACACTCCACTACTGATAGGCGGAGGAGATGTTGTTATTCCGCTGCTGAATGCAGATATCAGGTCTTATATTGAAGTGATTTTCAATGCAGCTTGTGATGCAGTTCAAAGAGATGGTTCAACTTTACAAAGTAAAATACTTGAACTTGATAGTTTTGGTGTTGACTGTACGATTTATGGGAAAACAATACGTGTAAAAAATATGATTGCTGCTGTAGAGGGTGGTATCGCAGCAGGAAGGATATTATCTGCAGCCGATGTTGCAGCGATTGCTGGCTGTACCAAAGAAGAGCTTGATAAATATTTCCATGACACAAGTGTATTTGTTGGCTATTCAATGCACGATATTCAAGGAACGATATGGGAATTGAAAGATGGTTTAACTCAGATATATAACTTCTATCACGCTTTATACTCTGGTGAGGCTGAAATACGAACTGGCACGAACTTTGTGGATACAGATGGTGTACACTGGTATGGCGCTGGCGTATATGCAATACAGCAAAATGGATACAGTTATGATGCTACAACGAACAAACTAAGCCTTTCTTGTCTTGATATGACCTGTTTGCTTGACGGCACGCTTGGTGGAACACTGACCGGATACGCAACGCGCATTCCGATGTATGACCGCAAGCTCATGATTAAGGACGGGGTCAACTACTACGAAGATGACAAAAAGAAGCCGCACTATGTTCGCGATTCAATTAAGGAGACATTTGAACTTTCAGGGCTGACAAAGAGTATGGTTGACTATTGGGTACGGCGAATTCCGCACGACCTAGAATATAATACTGGCACGACAATCTGGAACATTTTGACGGAGTTGAGAGACCTCTACTTTCCTTTCGAGATGTATTTTGACGACGATACTTTTGTGTGCAAAGAAATTCCATCTGGCTACGACGACCCCGTTGTTCTGGACGAGGATACATTTAAGAGTATGGTTATCAGCGAAGATGCCAGCGTCGATTACGGTCAGATCCATAACTGTGTAGAGGTATGGGGTGCATCAAACTCCAGCGACTATTTCTGTGACTATTTCTGTAAGGATAAACTTGAAAAAAATGACCCAGACGGTACTGGCGAGGTCGTGTATTGTAAAAAAGGAACAAAAGAATGGAATGATGTTGTTACGCTGCTTAAAGATAATAAATTGAATATGAGCTACAACATGAACCCAAATGATACCGGCGCGTCTATTTTATTGTTAAAATTAAAACAAGCAAGTATTCAGGACGGTACAAGATTTTCGTTTATTTGCCCAGAAGATATTGCGATAAATGCAAGAATCTGTGTTGAGAACCTTGTTACGACAATCAAAACGAATCCGACTGGGGCAGGACAGTATCGGGAAACAACGCGCGCAGTGTATGGACCTATGATGTTGTTTAAGGCTGTTACCAACGAAAAAGGAGAGGACGAACCAGAAGATACCTCTCTACTAAGGAAAGGGCGTTATTACGTCATAAAATATGGCGAGCATTGGTTAAATCAGGCAACTGATGGTGCATTCACATATAAGTTCAACGCACTTACAGGCAAATACGAAAAAGAACAGCGTGATCCACAGGTACGCTATTACCCGAAACAAATCTATAATCCATCCACGAAAAATTATGACACCGTGTATGTGAAGTATAATCCAGCAACGAATACAGAGATCCAGATATCAGACCCTGCTCTTCTTATTGAGAGCCGGGTCTATTTTATTGGTCAGTCTCAGTCTCATGCTATGACGAAGTTTGTGGATGCAATGCCGACCGCAAAACAAATTGAGGCAGACAAGATTGCGGAGGCATGTGACAACCTTGAGTACGTTGTCGTAAATGACCCAAACCGCATTGATGACTTGTACAATAGTCGGTTGACGATTGATAAAATCGGGCGAAGAAACCTTGTGTGCTCGGGTAGTGAGTTTGACGGATATACATCTGACGAATCAGCCATGACTGTATGCAAATACACGCTATGGAAAAATTGCCGGCTGACGGATTCCATCACGTTGAGTATGCACATGATCCCGTGGCTTGATGTGAATGAAAAGGTAAAATACGCAGCGAAGTACCTGAAGTCTGATATTGCAGTTGAGTGGATTATTAAAAAGATAGATAAAAACATTGGAGAAGGCACAATGAATGTTACATTGAGCCGCTATTACCCGTATTATCCCTATATCACTTATGAGAATGTCCTCAAAGAAAAATATATCGATAATAAGAAAGATACTTAATGAGAGGAGTGAGTAGATGGCATTATCATTTGAAGAATCCAAACGTATGGTCGCTGCAAGCCCCGCAATGACGATGGAGGCTTCCATAGAAGATGCTCGTCCAGTGGTTGATTGTGATGAGGATGTGGCAATCTTCTCTGTGGAAGACCAGAATTTCACCAGAAGTGGCAACTATACGTGGTTTGATACCTTCTCGGACAATGATTTTTCTACGGTTGATACCAATAAAGAAATCACACTGAGTCCGACTCAGGTAAATATCACACAGGAAAACAACAGTCAGGTCATTCCGTTTGAGATGCCGCGTTATTATGATGGTGTTGACCTGATGAGCATGACGATTCAGATCCACTATGTTAACGCTAATAATGCTGAGAACTATACCGCACCCATCAACGTGAGCTATAGTACTGATAAGATCCGGTTTTACTGGATGGTCAGCAACTATGCCACCATCAAAGAGGGTGTACTGAAGTTTGAAATTATGGCGACTGGTGCAATTACTGTACCGAGCAGCGGTGAATCGAAGAATTATCTATGGCGCACAAAGCCGAACGAAAAACTGAATGTTTTGAAATCGCTTACCGGCACCGCAATGACCGATCCGACTGGCGATGACTGGTATACACAGTTCTTGTCTACCATGAGTCAGAAGGTTGGTGAGGCACAGACTGCTGCAACTCAGGCTGCACAGAGCGCACAAGAAGCACAGGCTGTTGTAGATGGTCTGGCTGACACACTGGCAAACTATTACACTAAGGAAGAGGTTGACGGTTTTGTTACCCTGCTTCGGGATGATATCGCCAAGGTTGACGGTCTGGCAAAGTTTGATGTGCAGTATGATGCTGAAACACAGACGATCAAGTTCCTGAATGGCGAAAAGGTTATTAAAACCATTACACTGAATACTGACCCGAGTGCTGATTGGGTAACCGCTTTTAATAAAACCGTTGAAGCAAAAATCGACGAAAAGATTGCGCCTGTTAAAACCGAACTGACCGAGTATAAAACCAGCAACGATGCTGCCGTAAAGAATCTGCAGGATAGTGTTGGTAGCTTGCCTGAGACGTTGCAAAGTGATTATTACAACAAACAGTCAACCAACAAGCTGTTAGAAGCAAAGGCTGAAAAGACCAGCGTTGAGACCGTGGCAAATGATTTGACCGTGGTAAAGAACACTGCTTCCGGTCTGCAGAATAGCATTGATACTATCAATAGCGATATTTCTGAAATTCAGGAGCAGTTGAAAAACGTGAAGCCCGACCCGAATTCTGGGCGTGAGTATGATATTACTTACGAAGATTCAAAGCTGAGCCTGTTGGAAAATGGTACTGTGAAAACACAGGTTGTCATCCAAGGTGGTGGAGGTGGCGGCACTGGCGGCAACACAAGCGTTATCAAGATTGAGCGTCTGGATGGCTCTGCTCTGACTGTTATTGCTGGTGACCCAGCAGTTATCAATTTCAAGTTCTCTTCTGTGGACAATTCTGGCGATGACACTGGTTCTGCTACTGGTATCTGGTATGTCGGCAACACAAAAGTTAGTACGCAGACCATTATTCAGGGCAAAAATAGCTTTGACGCAACACAGTATCTGCATAGCGGTGATAATACTATTAAGCTACAGGTGACCGATAGTGTGGGCAGTGTTGGTACAAAGACTTGGACTGTCAATGTCGTTGAGTTCTATCTGGAGAGCTCTTTTGATGATACGCTAGTTTATAGTGGAGAGGTAACCTTCCGCTACACTCCGTATGGCAATATTGCAAAAACTATCAACTTTACGATTGATGGAAAGATTCTTGGCTCTACCACAAGCAGCGTTACCGGCAGACAGCTGACTTATGCTATTCCTGCACAGACCCACGGCGCACATCTTGTGGAAGTTTCCATGACTGCTGAAATCAATGGAAAACAGGTCACCAGTAATAAGGTCGTCAAAGATATCATGTGGGCAACTGAAGGTAATACAACTCCTATTATCAGCTGCGCTACAAAGACAGCAAGTGCAAAACAGTACAGCAATGTCGCAATCAACTATACCGTTTATGACCCTTCCAGCTCTACGACCACTGTAACACTGGAGGTTGACGGCGCTAAGACTGCCACCCTGACTGTCGGACGTACCATGCAGACATGGACATGGAAATCCGCTGATATTGGTACTCATACGTTGAAAATCGTATGCGGCTCCGTAAGTAAGGAGATTAGTGTCGAGATTAAAGAGCTTGGTATTACGATTGAGCCCGTTAAGACAAATCTGGCTTTTGATTTCAACCCTGCTGGCAAGACTAACGCTGACGAGACCCGTTTGTGGTCTGATGGTAATACAAGGCTGACCGTAAGCGATAATTTTGACTGGTCTAACGGTGGTTATCAGCTTGATGAAGATGGCGATACCTACTTCTGTGTGAAGGCTGGTACAACTGCAAATATCAGTTACAAGTTGTTTGGTGATGACGCAAAGAAGTTGGGTAAGAACTTTAAGCTTGTGTTTAAAACTACGAATGTCAAGAACTACGATGCTACGGCACTGACCTGCTTGAACGGTGGTATCGGTTTGAATATTCAGGCGCAGAAGGTCACATTGACCAGTGAGCAGAATAGCATCGACCTACCAACTTGTGAAGACGACTTTATGGAATTTGAATTTAATATTCTGCCAGACAGTCAGTACAAGGAAATGGTTCTATGGTTGGATGGTATTCCCTGTCGTGTTGAGCTGTATGACGCAAGCGACAACTTTACACAGGCTTCTCCGGTAGGCATTACGATTGGTTCTCCTGATTGTGACGTGCTTGTTTACCGCATGAAGTCCTACATGATGAACCTGACGGACGACGAGATCCTCGACAACTTTATTGCAGACGCAAAGAATGCAGAGGAAATGATTGAGCGCTACACCCGCAATGATATTACGGATGTGAGCGGCGAACTGAATCCTGATCTACTGGCTGAGAAGTGTCCAGACCTGCGCATTATCAAGATCTCTGCTCCGACCTTTACGACTGGTAAGAAGAACGAAGTGCCTAACACAACTATTCAGCACATTTATAAGAATGGCCGCGCCGTGGAAGACAACTGGATCGCCACTGGTTCACACAAGGGACAGGGCACTAGCTCTAATGCATACGGTGAATCTGGTCGTAATATTGATATCAACTGTTCTGGTGGTTTCACCTTTGGTGATGAGAGCACTGGCAGCAAGTATGCATTTACAGAAAACAGCGTTGGTGAGAAGTATTTTAACATCAAAGTCAATGTTGCTTCTTCTGAGAATGCAAATAATGCTCTACTGGCAGATGAGTTTAACGAGTTCAACCCGTACATTCGTCAAGCTCGCAAGGACAACCCGAAGGTACGCGACACCATGGCATTCTACCCCTGTGTCGTTTTTATTCAGGAGACCGACACCACAAACGCAACTGTCTTCAAGGATGGTCAGTGGCATTTCTATGCTTGCGGCGATTTTGGCAACTCAAAGAAGAATAGTGACACAATGGGTATGGACCCGAACAATCACAAGGAAGTTATTATTGAGATTGATAATAACACCGATGCACAGACACGTTTCCTGAGCGGCGACTTCTCTGAGGAAACTTGGGATGGCGACCACAGCTTTGAGTTCCGTTACATCAATAAGAATTGTACCGATGAAGAGATTCAGGCAGCTAAAAATGCGTGGATTCGCGTACAGAACTGGGTTGTGAATGCAGATGATGCAGAGTTCAAGAAGAACTTTGAGAACTACTTTATTAAAGATTCTACCCTGTTCCACTATCTGTTTACTGAGCGTCATACTATGGTCGATAACCGTGCAAAGAACGTATTCCCGCACACGACTGACCTTGTGCACTGGGATTTCTGTTTTGACTACGATAACGACACTGCAATGGGCAACGATAACGAGGGTGGTCTGACCCTGAGTTACGGCTATGAGGATATGGACACCATTGGCACAAAGAGCGTGTTTAATGCACATGACTCGAAACTGTGGTGTAAGATTCGTGACCTATTTGCAGATGATCTTGCAAAGATGTTCCTGAACCGTGAGAGTGCTTTAGCATGGAGTGCTACTCGTATTTTGAAAAAGTTCGAGGATTATCAGAACGTAAAGCCCGAAAAGCTGTGGATCATGGATATGCGGCGTAAGTATTTCCGCACTTATGAGGACAATGGCACAACCAGCTATCTGCCAATGATGCACGGTAACAAACGCCACCAAAGACGCCAGTTCCAGCGATATCAGGAAAAATACATGGCATCTAAGTATACGGGTGCTACTTGTACCTCTGACGATATGACCATTCGTGGTTATACTCCGACCAACTGGACAGGCGTGAAACCCGATGGTACTTTCCATATTGTCCCCTATGCCGACACTTATGTCTCTGTGCGGTATGGTTCTAACCCTGTAAAGGTGCGTGGTAAGCGCGGTCAAACTTACGAGATTCAGTGCCCGATTGCAGCCATGAATGATACTGAAGTTTATGTTTACAACGCTTCTATCATCCAGAGCATTGGCGATATTTCTGGTTTCTACCCCGGCTATGTTGATTTCAGCCACGGTGTAAAGTTGACTGACCTGAAGATTGGTTCTGCCGCCGATGGTTACAAGAATACAAACATGACTGATTTTGCGGTTGGTAACAACACACTGCTTGAGCATTTGAACCTGCAGAATGTGCCGAACCTGAAGAAGTCCATCAGTCTGACCGGCTGTACGAATCTGGAAGAGTTCTATGCTGGCGGCTCTGGTATTACTGGTGTCGCGTTTGCTAAGGGCGGCAAGATTCGAAAAGCCGAATTGCCTGCGATCGCAAGTTTGAGTGCTAAGAACCTGAATTATCTGACCGACCTGAAGGTTACAGATTATAAGAATATCACCACACTGACTGTCGAGAAGTGCCCGACAATTGACCTGACTGATATGCTGGCTAAGTGCACAAACCTGAACCGTGTGCGTTTGACTGGCGTTGATTGGCAGTTGGATGATACTTCCCTGCTGGATCGTCTGTTGAAGATGACTGGCTTGGATGAAAACGGATATAATACCGACCATTCTGTTATTGAGGGTAGTGTTCATGTGCCCATCATGCGCGAGCGTCAGCTGGAGGAATTTACAGCACAATGGCCTGATTTGAACATTACTTACAACACGCTTGTTCAGCAGTTTGTCTGGACGTTCGTGAACAAGGATGGCACGGTGTTGGATGTCCAGTACATTGATAAGGGCGATAAAGCTGTTGACCCTGTTACCCGCAAGGAGAATCCAATTCCGACACCTACTGCTAAAAGCACAATTTCTACAGATTTTACTTTCAGTGGCTGGGACACCGAGTTTACGACTGTTTTCAGCAATCAGACTGTTACCGCAACTTATACCGAATCTGTGCGCAAATACACTGTCCGCTATATGAATCGTGGTGCTGTGTTGAAGGAAACTGTTGCTCCGTATGGTTCTATGGTGCTGTATGACGGCGATACTCCGACTTATACCTCTGAGGAAACTGCTTTTAAGTATTACTTGTTCAGTGGCTGGGATAAGGGCGGTTACGTCACCGGCGATAAGGATATCAATGCTGTTTATGATAGCTGCGAGTATTCTTCTACCTACTTTGATGGTAAGGAAATCGGTCAGCTTCGTCCTGTTGAAATCTATGCGATGAACAAGGTTGGAGTTGAGCAGAATGTTGCCACGCCAAAGGATGAAGTTTCCATCAAGCTTGGAAACGATTTTTCTTATGAGGACATCACTGAAAAGGTTCTTATTAGTAAACCGCAGGTGTTTGATGGCAAAAACTACATTGATACCGACCTCAAGCTGTTTGAAGAGGATAGAGATTTTGTGCTGGCTGTTGACTACAAGATGGATGTCACAAATGCAAATAACACTGTTTTGATGCAGTGCTTTGAGCAGAACGGCATGAATGGTATCCGTCTGTGGAACTCAACTGGCGTCAAGATGACTTGGGGTATCGACTCTGCAAATGGCGTTGCTGCCGGTTCTCGCGATATGACTGTTATCCGGCACATTAAGGGTGATAACGGTCTATATGTCTATTCCTCTAATATCTATGGCTCTGCACTGAATTACACAAAGATTACTCGTACCCGTTCCACAAAGACGAATGCCACTCTGGTATTTGGATGTGCAAAAGCAGACGATGGTGCTTATGAGCGCCACGCTAAAGGTACGGTTTATTGGGCTAAGCTTTGGTACGCAGACCTTGGTGATGCTGCTTGTCGCGAATTGGCCGCATGGACACACGATGATTTGATCGTTGAGGTAGCAAGCTTTAAGAACTACTACCTGAGCGATAATTCCAACAAGCGTTGTTCCATGACATTCTTGCAGAAAGACACTTTAGGTCAAGATATGGTGCTGAGTTCTGCTGCAAATAATGCTGGCGGTTGGGGTAGCACTTCTCTGCGTGAATATCTTGACTCTCGTCTGGTTGATGCTTTGCCGATTGGTTGGAAACAGCTGATTAAGAAGGTCAAAGTGCCGAGTTCTGCCGGAAATAAGAGTAAGGAAATTGTAACCTCGGATTGTTATTTCTTCATTCCATCTGCGATTGAAGTAAGCTCTTCGATGATTGAAGAGCCTTACGTCTACGAAGGTCAAACAATCAGCTACATGACCGGCAATGAATCCCGCGTCAAGCACAATGCAGAAGGTAGGGCAACAAAGTATTGGCTGCGCAGTCCGTTTGCGACCTATGATGGATACTTCTATGCAATTGAGGAGACCGGTGAGCTGTATGGTTTCCATTATCCCTCTGAGCAGTTAGGGGTAACCGTGATGTTCAGCATTTAAGGAGGTGTTGATAGTGTATTATAAGGTACTTAAAGACGGTCGAGTGATCGATGCTCTTGACCGCCTTCAGTTTGTAAAGTATCAGCCCAAGCACGATATCATGGTGAATTGCACCGAAGATGACGCACAGGGTATTATCAGCAGCAACGGCAAGTATATCTGGCACGTTGAAGGCTATTACCTGATTCCGTCCCCGGAATATGACACTGTAACGCTTGAGCCGATTGACAAATACGAATATGACCAAATCAAGGCCTTGGGAGGTACAACTCCCGAGGCCATTATTGATGCCTATACACTGACGTTAATTCAAGGAGGTCTACTGTGATGGAGAAGATTTTCACTGAGTTCGTCGAGAGTATGCACAGACTCTATAAGAATGGAATGGTACAGGATAAATTTGTGGAGAACTTGCTTGAGGGCAAGAAGATCTCATTGGATGATTACCTGTACATTGTGAACGGAAAGGAGGTGTGATATGTATACCTTTTTAATTAACGAGGATAACAGTGTCACAGCGAGTCTGACTGAACGTATCATGCAGCGGAGCAAGCTGGTGGATAATTTGCACTTTCTTGCCGATCAGACCTATAAAGGTGTAGATATTAGTGACTATACAGTTATGCTGGAGTACGTTTTACCTGTGAGCAAACGCTATAAAACTGAGATTCTACAAAAGTCAAAAGATTTGTACAAGAACCGGTTGGAATATCTTCTGCCTTTTGATACGGGTCTGACTAGTGAGGCTGGCGACATTGAGTTCCAGCTGACCTTTGTTCATGTCGAGATGGACTCTGAAGGACAGACGATTCAGCGCGTGCGTAAGGCTGGCCCCGGCGTTGTACATATTATTCCCATCAGCAAGTGGTCTGATTTGATCCCTGATGAAGCACTGAGCACGCTCGACCAGCGTATTATCGCACTGGAGGCTCTGAACAAGGCGATGACTGACCGCTTCAACACTAGTCTGGCTAACAAGGCTGATAACATCACTTACGATGAAGAGCATCGTATTCAGCTTACCTCCGAGGGCAAACCCATTGGTAACGCTATTAAGATTACGACTGAAACTGTGGAAACTGAAGATGGTAGTATGCGTGTTGTCCCATTCTAACCATCGTTTAAAGCGAGGTGAAAAGAATGGCATACAAATACTCGAAGCTTGGTTACGGTAACGCAGAAGACGTAGAAGCCGCGATTGCGCTTGGGTTGATTGATGGCAAAGACATTATTATCACAAAAGATACATCAGAATTCATATACGTCCGGGACGACTTATCTATTCAAAAGGTAGCGCCTCGGACGCTTTGTTTTGATAGTATTCCGGCGGCAAATGAGGCAATCAACCAGAATGACGCGACTTATGCAGGTCAGACCGTAATGATACGAGGCAAAGACGACAAATATGAACCGTGGGTCGTGCAGCAAAGCGCGGAGTCAGGTCGGTTCTTCGTCGAGCCTTTTCAAACTCAATCTACAAATTTCCAATGGACTGAATTCTAATAAGGAGGAAAAATATGGCACAAGTAAAATTTGAGTATGGTACGAAAGCACGGTACGATGCCCTTGCTCCAAAAGACATGGACACACTGTATTTTACGACCGATACGTTGCAACTGTTTAAGGGTACAACTGAGTACACCAAGAGCACTAAGATGGTGTCTTCCCTGCCCGCAGCTGGTCAGGTTCAGGGCATTATTTATTTCCGCATGACAGACTACACCATGCATATTTGGAATGGCGTGGAGTTTGTGCAGCTGAACAAAACAACCGTTACTCAGATCCCGGCGGATGCCACCAATGACGATATCCCGACCACCAAGGCTGTTGCCGACTATGTTAATGCCAAGGTTGCAGCGGTGGAAGGTATTAAAGGTAAGTTCGTTACAGATGTTACTTATAATGCTGGCGTGTTGAGTGTGGCAAAGGGTGACGAACCTGTTACCACTACTCTGACTGGTATTGTTCATGAGCCCACTTACGATGCAGAGACCCGCACCATCAAGATGCCCGTATTTGGCGGTGACACTCTGACGATTGCGTTGGGCAAGGATTTGGTTGTAAAGAGCGGCGTCTATAATACTGAGACCCATGAAATCGAACTGACTATCACTACTGGCGAGGTCATCAAAATTCCTGTTGGTTCTCTGATTGATATTTATATCGGTGTGGCAACTTCTACTGCAACCGTGACCGTTTCTGACGACAATAAAATCAGTGTTGCTGTGCGCGTGTCTGCAAAAGCCAATAACTCTATCACAATTGAAGATGATGGCTTGTATGTGGCTGTGCCTGATGCTTATACCAAGGCTGAGACTGACGCAAAAATCAAGAAGGTGCAAGACCAGCTAGACGGTCATTCCAAGGATGCTGTGGTGCACATTACCGCCGAAGAGCGCAAGGCTTGGAATGCAAAGGTATCTCAGGATGAGCTGACCGCCGCGAAATCAGAAGTAATTTCTGCCGCTGCTGCTGATGCTACTAAAAAGGCAGATGCCGCTCGCGATACTGCTAAAACCTATGCAGACGGTTTGAATACTGCTATGGATAATCGCGTTAAGAGTGTCGAGGGGGCTCTGACTTGGAAGGCTATTGATGATTCCGGCGCGAACGCTGAGACATAATAATCTAACATAAATCCCTACACTCTGTAATGGAGTGTGGGGTTATTTTTATCGAAAAGGAGTTTCATGATGTCAAAATTATCACTTTTAGAGATTGCACAATCTCAACTCGACAAGACTCCAGTGATCGACGGACAGCTTATTGTCTGCCTTGACACCGGAAACGCCTATCGAGATACTGCTACGGCTCACGTAAAAATCGGAAGCGATTTAGAGGTTGTGAGCGACTTACCATTGGCTCCTCTAGCCGAAAAAATCTATTATCTGAAACCTGATAAGCTGTATGCGTACTTGGGCGGCAACTGGACACTGCTGAACGATAAAACTATCGATTTAGATAAAGTTATCGCAAAGCTGCCTGCCGGAAGTTCGACTGCTTTGAATGACGATGTGGAGATCATTACACAGGATACAGACACTACGCAGGCGCATTATTACCGGCGCAAGCTAGTAGTGATTTGGGAGTATATCAAAACAAAGGCACAGGATTTCTTTGCGGCGAAAAACCACAAACATAAGAAAGCGGACATCACCGACTTCCCTACCTCGATGCCTGCAAGTGATGTGTATCCGTGGGCAAAGGCAGCAAAAAAGCCGAGTTATACTAAGGCTGAGATTGGATTGGGAAAAGTAGATAATACTGCGGACGCTGACAAGACTGTTAAGCGGGCAACTACTGCCGGAACAGCAGACAGTGCAAATAGTGTGGCATGGGAAAATGTGAAAGACAAGCCGACAACATTCCCTGTTGAAGCGCACAACCATGATGACCGCTATTATACAGAGGCTGAAGTGAATAGTAAGCTCAATAATAAGGTGGATAACACTGAGGCTGGAGCGAACGGACTTATCAATAAGCTCGAATCTGACACAGCTGCTCCTGTAGACAACGATTTGATTATTACACAATGGGCAAATCATACAACGGCGACGGCAGCTAACCAGAATAGATATGTACGTCGTCCTATGAGTTCAATATGGAGTTATATCAAGAGCAAAGCAGATAGTGTGTATCAACCAAAAGGTAGCTATGCAGCAAGTGGACATACTCATGACGACAGGTATTATACTGAAAGTGAGATGAACACAAAACTCTCCGGGAAAAGCAATATAGATCATACACACAACATCATTAAAGATAGTGGTGATGGCAGAAATATTAAAATTGCTTATTCAAAGAGTGGTCTTAATTATGGAGATTATTCATGGCTTGCCGGATGGAATGGTGAGGAACTTCGTGCTGTAAATAAAAATCAATTTGCTACCGCAAATCATACCCATCCAACTTCGGAAATTTATGGCGGCAATGTGAACTATTCCGGTTATGCTGGTCCTATTGAATCTGCCCACATTGATGTTTTACGCGCAAACCGCCTTGCATTTTTACCGGCATCAGGTATTAAAGTAGAATATTCTGTTGACGGTGGCGCTACATGGATTGATTATGGAGCCACTGACGATCAAAAAGCATCATTATTTGCAATGCGGATGGGTTCTGCTGCTTCATTTTATACTGGCAAGCATACAAAAGCAGACGAGTGTACAATAAAAGATCAGCTTAGAATCACGGTCACACCGGTTGACAGATATGCGTCTGTAAATATGCTTTATCTTTGGGTGTCTGTTGCTGGTACATCAGCAACTGTGAATATCTCGCGTTCTACTATTGGTGCTAAGGAAACTTTTACAGACGTTCGCACAGACGTTCCTATTTCTGGCTTGAGTGGTCCAAATGAAATTAGATTTAGTGGTGGAACTTTTGGCGGCGGCTCAACGCAAACAAGCAATGCTTATGCTTATCGCTTTACGTTCAAGAATAAAGCAGATGGCAAAGGTTCTGTTAGCGTAATGGATATTCGTATGTACGGACCAAGCGCATGGGGTGTACCTAATAATATGATGGAAAAAGACCATATTTATAATTGGGACGCAAATCAAAACGTACACTTTCCAGCTCAGGTGACTGCGACAAAGTTTAATGGTAGTTCTACCGGCATTGTAGATTATGGGAATGCTGCTGGCGCAACTATAAAAGTCGGATTTAATGGTGCTGGCTTGACAAAGGACAACTTAACGCATATTGCTGGGTACGCAAAAGACGGCAACCAGACGGTAATCAAAGACGTCTCAAAGGGTGTGTTACAAAGTTGGCTAGATTTAGGAGCGTCTGCCTACAAGAAAGTTCAGAGCCTGTCCGCTGTAGGACATTCCGACTGGCAAAATCAATCCACCGACGATGGTTACGTCCCTACAATGGCTTTCATGGCGTTCTGGAATGGTGCTTTTAGCGGTAGTGGAAGTTCTAATCTGCAATACTGTGACCGTGGTAGATTTGGCACGATTGTGACTAAGAATAGTGGAGATTATGCAACTGCTGGACACACTCATTCTTTTGCTTCTATCACAGGTAAACCATCTACCTATACTCCTTCAGCGCACACTCACGACGATCGCTATTATACCGAGACGGAGATAAATGCTAAACTTGACGGAAAGTCCAATACGGGACACACCCACGATGACCGTTATTACACTGAGGCTGAAATCAATACCAAATTAAATGGCAAAGCACCAAACGAGCATACACATCAATATTTATCTCTGTACGAAGCCCGTCCAGCAAACATCAATTTTACCAAGTCAACAAATGGTACAGGTGCAATGTTTCATTTTGTTGCTACATCGTCCACTACAACCGGAAAGCCACCTGCCGATTCAAGTATTTTACAACTAAATTGGGATAATAGTGGGGGCTGGGATTCTCAATTAGCATTATCCACAACAGCAAACCCTCATGTATATTATAGAAATCAGCAAAACGGAACGTGGGGTAATTGGAGTACGCTGCTTGATAATTTGAATTATACAGATTATGTAGCTAAGAAAGAACACACACATACCAAATCACAGATCACCGACTTTCCTGCTTCGCTTAAAAATCCGACTGCTTTGACGATTCAAACTAACGGCACAACTGCCGTTATTTACGATGGTAGCGCTGCAAAAACAGTCAATATCACGAAAGGCAATATCGGACTTGGAAATGTTGATAATACTGCCGATGCAAATAAATCTGTTAAGTATGCTACAAGTGCCGGTAATGCTTCTAAGGTAAATAATCACACTGTTAATATCGATGTCCCAGCTAACGCTAAATTCACAGATACAACATATGGTGTAGCAACCGCATCATCAAATGGCCTTATGTCTTCTACTGATAAAACTAAGCTTGATGATTTTAGTCGTGTTATCAGCATTCAAAAGCAGATTAAGCTTACCACAGATTGGCAAGATACCGGTATTGCCGGAAATAATCTGGAAACTGGAACTTACGTGGTTCAAGTGAGCGGGTTTAATGCGAGTTACACGAGTCTATATAGTGAAACCTATTCTGGAATTATGACGTGGTATGCTAGTGAGACAAACAGCGATAATTATTCCGAAATATTCTTACATAACGCAGGGCACGCAGATAATAGTAACGCGATTTATCTGCGAACTTCACGAAGAGCGTATGGTAATGGCGGACTTCATCTCCAAATCGCTTGTAAGGTGGCCGCGTCCGGCACAGATACATTAACATTTAAATTCAGACGGTTGATATAAAGGAGATGATAATATGCGAAGAATGAAAGATAAAATTGAAGGGTCAATTACAAATGCCGATAGCGCGACAACATCTAATGGTGTAAAAGACTACAATAACGCTAATAGAACTATCAAGATTGGTTTCGCTGGCGCTGGGCTGACTTCAGAAAATTTAACTCATATTGTAGGCTATACAGACAATGGTACAAAAATCAAAGATGTGTCTAAGGACGTGCTGAAGAGTTGGATTGGATTGGGGAATTATCTACCTCTTATCGGTGGCACGATGAGTGGTCAAATTACGAAATCCACTGGCGGGTCTTGGATTGGTGATAGGGACCGCGCTGCAATAAAGAGTAGCTATGCGGGTGATAGTTCTTATGGTGCTGTTGCTGCTATGGCGACAAAGAACGGTTACTGGACTATGGGTAACCTTGGCGGCAATGAGAGTCTGATCTTCAATTATTCTACTGACGCGAACTATAATGCTGGCAATAACAGCACTGAACAAGTCTATCTCCCCGCTCAAGCCGGTACTATCATTACAAGTGCTACTATCGGCAGTCAGTCTGTTAATTACGCTAATAGGGCGGGCAATGCCACGAACGCTACAAATGCCACGAACGCAACGAATGCAGCAAACGCTACAACAGCTACAAAACTTTCCTCTAATGCTGGTTCTAATAATCAACCCGTCTACTTCTCTGGTGGTAAGCCCGTTGCAATTGGATACACAATCGCTAAGAGTGTCCCAGCGGATGCTAAGTTTACTGATACAAACACATGGCGCGGAATCCAGAATAATTTGACAAGTGATAGTACAGATCAGAGCCTTAGTGCTGCACAGGGTAAAGCTTTGAAAACATTAGTTGATGGTAAAGCTCCTATTTCACATACGCACAAAAAGTCCCAAATAACGGACTTTCCAAGTTCTATGCCTGCAAGTGATGTATATGCATGGGCTAAAGCAGCTACAAAACCAAGCTATACCAAGGCTGAAGTTGGACTGAGTAACGTGGATAACACTGCGGACAAAGATAAGAATGTGAAGTTTGCTACGAGTGCGGGATCGGCTACAAATGCTCAATGTTTGAGTAATGATAGTCAATACATGCGTTTTCATTGGAACGGTCAATCTGGTCAACCTTCATGGCTATGGGGTGGCAGTGACGCCAGCAATATGTATGTGTATAATCCGAGCAACTTCAGTGTGAATTATGCTAATAGTGCGGGGACTACATTGGATGCACCGTACACTATCACGTACGAAGGCACTTATACAGGTACAGGAGAGGACACTGGTTCCGCGAGTTTACCTATCAGGCATACGCTTTCAAAATCGTATGATTTGGTATATTTTATCAAAAATCTTAAAAACATGTATATACCGAGTTTAATTGATCGATTTTCACAAGGCAATTACGGGAAACAATATGTTGCTATGAACATGTTGCCGACTACTTTTACAGCAATTATAAATTTAAGTCCGAATAGAATTACAATGTATAATGGTGGTAGTAATAATAGTACAAGTGGGCAAGCGGCGAATATGAACTATATTCGTCGTAATGGAAATTCGATTGAATTTTATAGCACCTATAGTAGTAATAATGCCGATTATTTCTTCAATGATAAGTATACATCGTACTATATCTTCGGCTTTAACCTGAACCATAGCCTCTTCCATTACGACGTTTAAGGAGGTGTAGCTATGAATTTAATTAAAATTGTCGCTCTTTTAAGTGGGGCACACGAAAACCGTAACAGCCCGTGGGAGACCACTGTGCCAGATGGCTGGGCAATCATCCCAAAAAACATAACAATTCCAAAAAGCTTCCCGTTCGTTGATATTAAAGTTGAAGAAATTGATGGTGTTCAAACTGTTACAGAGATGTCTGGACATGAAATCATTGTTGATAAAGAAGAAATGAAGGCTAAACTAGCTAAAACCGCAAAAGTTAAAATCACCGAATCTAAAACCGCTCTTGCTGAATACCTTGCTGCTCACCCGCTTCAATGGACGGACGGTAAGTATTATAGTGTTACTAGTGAAAAACAGGCTCTGCTGACATCAAATTTGGCGCTGTATCAAATCTCTACCTCAGCCGGGCAATCATTTAATCTGACATGGAATTCGACTGGTGATGAATGTGTAGAATGGACTTACGAAGAACTGGCTGCACTTGCACTGGCAATCGGTACATATGTAAAACCCTTTGTATCGCGTCAGCAGGAATTGGAGCTGGCTATCAAGGCTTGTACTACAATGGAAGAGCTGAACGCAATTGAAATCAACTACGACCCTGTTCTGAAGCAATATCTTGAGACCGCCGGGCAGAAGGAGGCCGCTGAATGAGCAAAATCGTAAAGAAGTATAAAGAATTATTGAAATGTGCGCTTCTCTTTTTGATAGGAGGAGCGCTTTATTATTGCATCGAGATTTTATGGCGTGGTCACTCACACTGGACTATGGCTGTAGTAGGCGGCATTTGCTTTGTGGTCATTGGTGGGTTGAACAATTATATTCCGTGGGAAATGCCCATGTGGGAACAGGGTTTTGTCGGTGCGTTATTTGTGACTGGTATGGAGCTTGTTGTCGGCATTCCATTGAATCTGATGATGGGTTTACACATCTGGGACTACTCTTCCCTACCATTCAATCTGCTTGGTCAAATCTGCCTGCCATTTACTGTACTATGGTTTTTCCTTGCCTTGTTGTGCATTTATGTAGACGACTGGATGCGCTATATCATGTTTCACGAGGACAAGCCGCACTATCACTGGCGTAAGGTATGTAAGCCGAAGCAGTAAACAAACTAAAAGTATATATAAAAACAGAAAGAGCTCCGGGCTGTTACACCCAGAGCTCTCCCGCCACACCTATACAAAGATAGGACGTCACAAATTCGCTCGATGAATTTTTGACATACCTATTTTATCATAGTGTGAAATTTTTGTCAATACAGAATCGAGGTGATGAAATGATTGGTTTGTTAACTGCCGCACCAACTCATGCTCCGGGTGTTATCAGCTTTACAATAGAACAGCTTTGGCAAATGATTCTAAGTATTGCTGGTGGCATTACGGCTATTTCAGCTGCTGTTGTCGTTATTGTAAATGCAATCAAGAAGGCAAAAGAGCCAGACACGAAACAGAACCTGAAGTTGATTGAACACGACAAGCATTTGGAAGATATCGACCGCAAGCTCAAGAATGATAAAGAGGTTTTGGATTTATATCGCTCCAAGCTTTTGTCTATTGAAGAGCACCAGAAGGAACAGGACATCGTAGTTGAAGACCATGGACGAAAAATCGCTGGCGTGGAACAGCGTGTAAATAAGAGTGAACATGGTATCAATGTGATGATGAAAGCTCTGCTGGCTCTGCTTAGTCACGGTATTGATGGTAATGCTATCGACCCCATGAAGGAAGCTAAGGCTGCTCTTGAAAGTTACCTGATTGACGGACAAAATCTAAAAGACATTTAATACATAGCTCGGTACGTGTGTGCCGGGCTTTATTTTTTATTCAAAACAGGAGGTATTACTATGGCAAGTATTGTTAATGAGATCGTCTCTGTTATTGTGAAACTGGTTATCACTGTTGCTGGCACCGCATTTATGACCTATGGCATTCCCTACCTGAAACAGATCGGTATGTATAAGATCGTCCAGATGGCTGTGCGTGCCGCTGAGAAGTTGGGTGTTACCGGCGCAATCAAGAAAGCTGACAAGAAGAAGTATGTTATTGCTGCATTGGAGAAGATGAATATCAAGATTACTCCCACTATCGAGATGATGATTGAGGCCGCAGTCAAGGAGATGGATATCCAGAACGAGAAAATCAATGCAGAACTTAAGAAGGATTGAAGGTGTGGCTCTATGAGCATTATTACATATTCTATGAAGAAGGACTGGAACAAGAAGCTGTCCAAGAACTTCTGCGCCTATGAATTTGCTTGCAATGACCGGAGCGATGAGTTCAAGGTGGCAACTGAGCTGGTAGAGACTCTGCAGCAGATTCGTGACTACTTTGGAAAGCCGGTTCTAATCAGCTCTGCCTACCGTACTCCTGCATATAACATTTCAATCGGGGGCAGTTCTCGCAGTCAGCATTGTCTGGGCACAGCAGCGGATATTCACATCAATGGTGTTGACCCAATTCGTATTGCACTGTACGTGGCCTCCCTTCCCTACTTCCAGAAACATGGCGGCATTGGCTATTATAGTCGAGCACAGGTGACAGGCGGCTTTGTTCATGTTGATGTGCGTGAGACTTATAGCCGTTGGGTCAGTAAAAGTGGTACTGCATATCAGGTCGTGAGTAAAATCATGCCAACGATTCGTCAGGGCTCTAAGGACTGCACTGGCGGCGTGTCTTATGCTGTAACCGTGTTACAGCGGCATTTAGGCTTAAAGGTAGATGGCATCTTTGGCGCTGGTACAAAAGCTAAGTTGGTAGAATGGCAGAAAGCACATGGATTAGCTGCTGACGGCATCTGCGGAAAGGCAACATGGAGTTCGTTTTGATTTGATTGTTGACATCTAAATTTGTATAGGATATAGTGTATCTATCATGTATGGAGGTGCGCTATGTCTGTTGTTGTTCGTGGCTATCATATTGGGGAAGGTAGACCTAAAGTCATAATCCCAATCGTTGAAATGACTGAATCAAAAATTTTAGAACGCGCTTTTGAGTTTTCAAGGCTTCGTATTGACTGTGTAGAGTGGCGTGTTGATTGGTTTGAGCAATGCATGGATGCGCATTCTGTGGTGTCTTGTCTGCAAAAACTTCGTGTAGCACTAAGAGACAAGCTTCTGCTGGTGACCTTCCGTACCAAGGCAGAGGGCGGCGAAGCGTCTTTGACCCACAAAGAATATTTAGATTTTATCAATACGGTAATAGATACTGACTGTGCCGACCTTATCGACATTGAGTTCTTTACAGCCGGAAATGATATTCGTGAGCTGATAGACAATGCACATTCTTCTGGAGTTGTGGTTATATGTTCAAGCCACGATTTTCAAAAGACGCCTGATAAAGATGAGCTCATTTCTCGTATGGTCAAAATGCAACAGGTCGGAGCTGATTTACCGAAAGTAGCAGTTATGCCGCATAACAGCACGGATGTATTGACTTTACTGGCCGCTACAGTTGAAATGAAAAACAAATATTTTTCTACTCCTATTGTTACAATCAGCATGGGTAAACTTGGTGTCGCCAGCAGATTGTGTGGAGAGCTGTTTGGCTCCGCCATGACTTTTGCCAGCGCTGGAGACTCAAGTGCTCCCGGACAGATGGGGCTGGATGTTGTCAACGCCGTGTTAGACTCAATAGCGGAATAAAAACAGATGGGGTATTGATCCTTAATTGGACCAGTACCCCATTTTTTAGCGTTTTACTTTATAACAAAAAGGCGCTGGAGAGTGTCTATGCGCCTTGGTTTAAATATATTGTTTCAAATGCGATTTTCAATTTTATACATCGTTTGTAGGAGCAACGATTGTCACATCAAAGCTCTTTGGTTTAAGACTCAAAATCGGATTTGACGATTATACTTTATAGCGCGGTTTCAGAATTGGTGTAGTAGTGGTGTAGTAAGTGCAATTTCAGCATTTTTATTTACGAATCAACGTTATTATTTTAAAAATCAAGGGGTTTTGCAATTTTTCTTTGTTAAGAATTTATGACGCCCAAAAATCGCACCCTACTACGCAAAAAAGCGGTGTGTCCTTGACAGGACGCGCCGTCTTTTTTATACTTATAGCGCATTACAAAAACACAGCTGACGCGCTTTGCGGCAGAACGGAGGATACTTTGACAGACAAAAAGCTGATCTCATCTTTGCAGGGGCTGCGGGCAGTCGCATTTCTGAGCGTAGTCCTCTCCCATTGCGGGGCACCATGGCTGGGGCCGTGGGCGATCACGGTATTCGTGGCGCTGTCCGGTTTTCTGATGACCTGCAACTATTACGACCGCCCGCGCACAGCACCGGGACTGCGGTCCGCCATAGCCTTTTCTCTGCAAAAAATACGCAAGCTGTACCCGCTGCACCTTATAATGATGGCTGCCGCGTTGTTATTTGTGCTGAAGTGGCTTCTGGCGCAGCCCTCTGCCTGCGGGGTGCTCTCCTGTGCGGCGCAGCTTGTGGTGAGCATTTTCCTGCTGCAAACATGGATCCCCTCCAGCCGTTTCTGGTTCTGCCTGAACGGAGTGGCGTGGTATCTTTCGGTACAGGCTTTTCTGTATGCCATCTTTCCCCCGCTTCTCGCCGTACTGAAAAAGGCCGATGTCCGCAGGCTGCGTTGCATTGCCGTCGTGATCTTCTGCGTGCAGTGTCTTTTCTCCCTTGCGGTCTGGAAAGCCGGGCTCAGCGGAAAGGCCGCCTTTTACCTGACCTATCTGTGCCCTGTGTTCCGGGCGGGAGATTTTACCATCAGCTGCTGCATGGGCTGCCTTTACCACAGCCGCAAACAGGAGAGCGGCCTGCCGGGCGGTGCTTTCTCCCTGCTGGAGCTTGCCGCTGTGCTGCTTGCGGGCGGCTGCCTGTTTATCGCCGCCAAGCAGGTGGGGGTTCTGGGCGCGGTGGCCTTCCGGTACAACGTGCTGTTCACACCCTCTGCGGTGCTGCTGGTCTGGCTGCTTGCCGTGGGCAAGGGAATCATTTCCCGGCTGCTTTCCGCAAAGCCGTTTTTGTGGATGGCCGGGCTGTCCCCTTACGGTTTTCTGATCCATCAGGTGCTGATCCGGTATATGGAGTGGACTGCGGACAAGTTCAGCCTTACGGTACATCCTGTGGTCTGGACCCTGACCGTATATCTGCTCACGCTCTGCCTGAGCAGCTTTTACAAGGCGCTGGAGCAC